ACAATAAGCATTAGAATATCCTCATTTTCTCAAAGTCTAGAGATTACTGTATATAGCTAGACTCTTTATGTCAACTCGTATTTACTACTAATTGATATTTTAAAAATAGCACATTTTAGATAGACTATTTTAACACTTACTATTTGTGACTATAAGAGTAAAACTACAATTAACTTAAATTTTTGTTTACAAGACTAATTAGTTTAGTTATAATACACTCATAAATTAAATGAAAAATGGATTCCATTTAATCACATAGGAGAGAAAACAATGGGTTACACACTTCATCAAATTCACACTCACTTTAACGAAGTAGTTAAATCTTACAGATACGCTTTTACAGAAGTTCCTTGCTCACAAGAAGTTGAATACACTTCAAATGGAATTAATAGATCAGTTTTTCTTCAATCAAAACGTGATTCTAATGTTACAGTTAAAGTTGCTCTTGAAAGCAAAAGAATATTCGATAATAAAAACTCACGTTATCTCAACATAATTGAGATCAGTACTGATAAATTTAACCTTACTGGAATGTGTTATTCCTATAATGAGATATTCTATTATGTAGGTAAAAACTATTACTCTAAAGATGTTTTTGACGCTATACAAGCAAATAAAAAGAATGAAGATCGCTTTAATTCTAAAACAAATTATGGTACTACACAGTACTTAGACTTAGAGAAATTATCTGATAATACAAAATCATACATTCACAAACTTGTATCTTCGAGATTGGATCTTAGTAAAGATAGCTACAATTTATACGATGTTTACTTCTCTTATAGAGATCTTGGTAGAGAACTTGCTATTGTGATTAAACGTGATAATAAGAATTTCTCTGAAACTCTCTGGTTCGACAAAAAAGATCTCGCTACTTCAAAAATTAGTTTACAGAAATAGAATTCTGTGTTATAATACCATCATAAATTAGAGGGAATAGTGGGATTCCCTCTAACACATAAGGAGACAGCTCATGAACGAACTTATAAGTGTATCTTACTTCAAAAACTCATTTACAAACGATAACTCAATAGAATATTTCGCAAAGACTAAAAAGAAAGAAGCGACAACATTCGCTAAAACAATCTCTAAAGAGACAGGTCGTAGAGCAAGCGTTTGGAAATGCAAAGGTTACTATAATGGAAGCGATTTCTGTGAAGTAGAATCTTCTCATATCGCAGTTTATGTAGATGGTAAGAAGTGTAAGTAATATGAAATATTATGTTATTAAGAAAAAGTGTGATGGTGTTTATTTGCTCGACAGTCGTAATCATGTTGTATTATCTACAAACGATTATAATGAAGCAAATAAACGTATTTATGATTGCTTAAAGTCTAGTAAAGAATTTTGCACTTATGTTCTTTGTTCACAAAAAGATAATAGTCACTATTTAGAAATACTTTTTGAACGTAAGTCTTTGTAGAGGTAATGCTATGCCTATAAATGAATCAAACAAGCAGCTATTAGAATCTTATGGTATCACTCTTAAAAAAGAGTTAAAAGGTTCTTCAGTTCTCCAATTAAATGGATTTAATAAAGACACAAAAATTTCTAAATCTCTTTATGAAGTACTACTATCTGCTCTAAGTAAAGCTGATACTAAGAAGCATATAGATCTTCCTGATATTACATTTGGTATTGAGTTTGAGTTTGTAGGCAGTTATTTATCGAAAGATTTATCTGAATTTAATAAAGAAATGTCAAGACTACTACATGATAAGTATATCTACTTAGGTGAATATACGCATAACGATGGTGATTGCTATATATTAGGTAGGGATGGCTCTATACGTTATAGAAACTCATATTTACCTCAACCGTTTGGTTATGAATTATCTACACCAAAGCTTAATTTTAACAGCGAAGATGATATAGCAACTTTGTCAAAAGTTATTTCTTTAATAGAAAAGCATCTTAAGGGTTACGTAAATCAGTCATGCGGTACTCATATACATATAGGTTTTAAATCAGATAATGTAGTTGCAGGTTCTGTACGTAATACTCTATCTGCGTATAATTGTATGGAAAAGAGAGTGTTTGATACGATAGTGCCTACGTCACGTAGACGAAATAAGTATTGTAAACCAACATCTATTTACTTACACAATAAGTACCAAAAACTTAGTTCTAGATTCTGTGAATTTAACTATAATGGCTCATGCAAAAAACTTCACTTTGAATTTAGACAGTTAGAAGGAACACTTAATTTAAACCTAATTCTTAATTGGGCTAGATTACAGTCTTACATACTATACGACTTATTAACAAACGCATCAGATACTGCTTATTTATCGTCTGTTACGCGTAAGAATATATTTGAGATTCTTACATACTATGATCTGGATACGAAACTAATAAGCTTCTTTATAGCACGTGTTATTAGTTTTAGATCACGAGCACTTCAATCTTCATAGAATTCTTTGTATATTATAGTAATAAATGGAATGTGTCCATTTATTCATAGGAGGGTTGATTATGTGTGAAATTTACGGGTTCTGTGGATCAGTTTCTACAAATCTTAATAAATATACAGACGAATTTTGGTTGCATTCTAGAGTGCATCAGGATGGGTTTGGATTCTATTTAGCTGATAAAAATGATTTTTATGTGAATCAAAATTCAGCTATGACTTTGATTAATAAGTTACAGAAAAAGAAATTTAATTCTAAATTAGCGCTATGTCATATACGATTTAAAACACATGGTCCTGCATCTATATCTAATTGTCACCCGTTTATTATAAAAGATACACATGGCACAGAATGGTCTCTTATTCATAATGGTTATATAGATGATACACCTGTGACTGCAGCATTAGGTACTATACAGCAGGGCGAGACAGACAGTGAAAGAATTCTTCTTGCAATAATTGAAGCAGTTAATTCTTTTTATGAACATTCTTTTATTGAATACGAAGAAGAGTTACTTAATAATTTGTATATGAGAATAGAGTCGACTCTATCTGAACTTTCAGACTTAGGTAAAGTAAATCTTATCTTTACCGATAATAAAACGCATAATATGTATGTATATATGAATCACCCTAACACGTTGTTTTATTTACAAACATATACAGGCGTACATATTTCTACAACTAAATTATCAAATGAACCATGGGTTGCTGTAGAACCATACAAACTTCACATATTAAATAATGGAAAGAAATTAGACTATTAAGTAAAGGATTAATATGAGCGATACGATTGAATCAGCAGTTGAGTCACTGAAAGAGTTAAATGATCTTGAGTTTGAACTTCTATTTATCGATGGGATTTATAAGAAATTAAAGTCATTAGATAGAAATGACATTCGTACTGAAACTATGCTATTTATGTATATGTCAGTAATTGAATCACTCAAGAAATATAAACTTCTTGTTAAAGAGGGTGGTAGAGAAATACTTCATAAAGAGGTAGTAGATCTTTTAATTTCAAAAGGCGAGTTTTATTTAACAGGAGTTGCAAATGATGAATCTAGAGCACCTTATGTGCAACAGTCAGTTAATGATTTAAGAGAAATAGCAAAAGAACTATTGTTTACATTAAAGAAAGAATTAGTAGAAGATCCTAAATACGCTAATCTAAGTCCTTTGTGAGGTAATTATGTTTGTGTCTAGTATATTATTAGTAATAGCTTCACTTATCATAATTCTTTCAGTAATTTATGTAATATATTATTTCGTTTCAAAGAAGTAATATAAATTAAAGTGTATCAGATTAAATCATTTTAGTGAAACAATCTGATACACTATTTTTGTTTACAAGTATTTAAATTTGTATTATAAATAATTCATAAATTAAATGGAAAATGGATTCCATTTAATAGTACTTGGAGACTTTTATGGACATCAATGCTTTCACTGCAATGTTTGCTATATTTATTGTATTTCCAGTAGTTCTTGCGCATTTATTAGTCCATTTTGCTATGACACATGGAGATACTATTGATCGTACTTGGAAAGAAACAATTAATGAGAATAAAAATGATTCAATTTGACGCATCATTTTTATTTACAAGTACTTAAATCTGTATTATAAATAACTCATAAATTAAATGGAAAATGGGTTCCATTTAATCACTCATAGGAGATTAAAAATGAAGTACAATTTAGTTGGAATAGACGGAAACGCTTTTTCAGTTATGGGTTACGTTATGAGCGCCATGAAAGAGTGCCGCTTTTCTAAAGAAGAACGCGATTCTTACTTCAAAGATGCTACATCGAGTGATTATAGTCATCTTCTATTTGTTAGCATTAAAGCCATAGATAAATGTAACGAAGTTGCTGATTCTGTTCATTAAACTAAAGTTACAATTTTAAATGGTGATTTTAGTTTACTTTCACTAAGTTTTTAGTTAATATAATTACAACAAATCAAGGAAATAGGTTCCTTGATTAAAACCTACAAAGGAGTTAACCATGTCTCTTGGAAATGATCGTATTACTCGTTCTAACTTTCGTCGCTATCTTATGAGCCGTTGTGGGCTTTCATATTACACAGCGTCACTTTACATTTGGTCTTTAAACACTCTGTCTAAGAATCTCTACAAAGAAGATATCATTGACGGATCTATTTACGATATAAAGAGTCTTCATAAGCTTCTTGATCTCAAAACTAAATTATCTGAGTCATGTATTTACAAAGAAGTAAATGATAAATGTAAAGGGAATGTTACTCCAAGTTTAAGGCACTATTATAACTTTATGGCTTCAAATTCAACTTCAGATCACCATAGAGATCTTCATACAAAAGTTTTATTCCAGAGATAAATTTATCTAACACGGTATAGAAAATTTTCTATACCGTGTTTATTTTTATTTACAAGGACTAAGATTTGTATTATAAATAATTCATAAATTAAATGGAAAATGGGTTCCATTTAATAATATAGGATTAAGTTATGAAACTCCCACATATTGAACTAGTTAAAGAGATGATCGATAAAGGGTACATCTCTGTAAATAAACATCCTGAGTACGATCTGTATATTTACAATTATACAAAGAAAGCTTCAGGCGAGCACGTGTGGAATGAAGCAACTGAATTCTGTCGCGGTGTTATTTGTGATAAAGACTATAATATAATTGCACGATCTTTTGAAAAGTTCTACAATTATGAAGAACTCGTAAATGACTGTAAAGATATTCCAGATCTTCCATTTGAAGTATATGAAAAATTAGATGGCTCACTTGGAATCTTGTATTTCGCAAATGGTAAACCATACGTAGCAACTCGTGGTTCATTTGTATCAGATCAAGCTAACCATGCTAATAAATTACTTTATTCTAAATATGCTGATAAACTTCATTTATTAGACAGATCAAAATCTTATCTGTTTGAGATAATTATCCCACACGGACAAGATTCAAATTTAGTTGTAGATTACGGTGATACTGACGACTTATTCTTATTAGCAGTGATAGATAATGAGTCAGGAAAAGAATCAGATATTTCTGATTACAAAGATTTGTTTAAAACTGCAGATAAGTTCGATAATGTGAAAGACTACTTGCAATTTCGATTAGATTCAGATGGGTCTAATCGTGAAGGTTTTGTAATAAAATTCTCTAATGGTTTTCGACTCAAATTAAAATTCAAAGAATATTTCAAAGCTCATACTGCAAAACAGTATCTTACTAAGAAACTAGTTCTCGAGTCTCTTATAAATAATAATGCTGATAAACTACGATCAAAGATCGCTGATAATTTATCAGAAGAAGCATTACTTTACTTTGATGATATTGTAAATGAGTTAGAAAATGAATTCTTGAAAATTGAGTCATTATGTAAATCAGAATACAAAGATAACTTTGAGTCACGCGCTGACGCAGCTAAATATTTTAAATCATGTAAATATCCTCATGTAATGTTTGCAATATATGATAATAAAAATTACTCGAAATTAGTTTGGAAACTTGTCTAACATCAACAAATAAAAATCACATCTAGGAGAAAACTATGGTAGCTGTAAATAAAAAGAACTTAAGTAACATAGGTAAATATGGCGTATTATCTGAGCTTTTTAAGAGAGACTTATCAGCTTCTATTGTGTCTAATCGATGCAATAACATTTCTATTAAATACAAAGATGGCTCACAATCTATAGCTGTCGTAAGGGCTACAAGATCAGATAGGTTTGTAACTCACTTCTTTGATGAACGATATCACGATAAAAATAACCCAGTGTCATATTGGATTTTCTGTAAAATAGATGATGATAATATTTCACACTATTATGTGTTAACACATTCTGATGTTGATAAGATTCAAACTGTAATGAACAGTAATAATCGTAGCATACCTTCTGGTGGAGTAGATTGCATAGATCTTAGCTTTATCAAAAGCTATGAAAATAGATGGGATCTAATTACTAATCATATGTAATGCACTTTTTGTTTACAAGAACTTAAAATTGTATTATAAATAATTCATAAATTAAATGGAAAATGGATTCCATTTAATTATATATGAGATTGAAAAATGGCAGTGATAAGAGTTGAAACAAGAATCGTAGAGGCTGAATATGGTAATTGTGACTAAAGATGATATGATAGCTTGGTCTATTACCATTATACTAATGGTAGCTTTCATGGCTTTTTGCTATTACCAGTTATAGTGGAGGTTGTTATGACTGATAACTTTAAGCTTATTAAAGAGTTTATCCAATCTCAATGGGATGGTCAATTTGATTCCTTTACTGATATATTTTATACAATAGAAATTATAGGTCGTGCCAAAGACAACGCTGATATTATAGCAGGTAACCACAAATTCAAAACATACTATATCAGAACAATGGAATATCTTGATAAGTACGAGAATGAAATTAAATTGCTAAGCGACACACTTAATATGAGAGCTTATTTTTCAGTTAACTATAAATCTATGAAGCAAGTGACTCTTAATACGATGGCTGAATATGCAGACCGTATTGCACGTGGTAACTTTGATAAGCCTTACTCAGTATTTGATTCAACTGCAGCTAAGTATGTAGAACTAGCTAATCAGCTTTGGATAGTTGATGTTGATAAAGATGATGCTGATCATTATAGCCTTAACACGCCTATGACAGTAGATGATCTTGTCAATAATTATATTAAGATAATTGAGTCATGTGAACCTAAAAAGAAAGTTGTTACTGTAATTCCAACAAAGTCAGGTAAACATATTATTACTCATCCGTTTAGCATTACAGAGTTTCTGAACAAGACACCTCGTAATAAAACCATTGATGGTCTTATTAAGAAAAATCATCTTACACTTCTTTATGAGAATATTAAATAAGGAGAATAAGGTATGAAATGGCATTATATTAAAGATGATGGTTATCCTAAATGGTATGCCAATATAATAGTGAAGTGTGAGGATGGTGACGTGCTTAAAACGGGCTACTCATCCTATGATGACGATGAAGATTATCACCATAAACCTTTTGCAGTATCTTTCTATGATGATGAAGGTTTTGATGTTAATATGGGGTCTCTGCAATGGATTAATGTCGTTGCATGGTGTTACATAGATGATGTTTATGAAGAACTACAAAAGAAGGATGCACTTTTTTATTTACAAGAAGTAGAATCCATGTTATAAGTAATTCATAAATTAAATGGAAAATGGATTCCATTTAATCATTTAGGAGAAAGAACAATGACAAGCGAAGAATACAGCAAATTTCTTAAAGACTTAGAGCGTGATATATTCAGTAACTATCCTATTATCGGAGCCGCCAATGCTAAATCTATTGTTAGTAAAGCTGATATGGAAAAGCACAGTTACAGTGAGTATGAAGTTGAGCAATATGCCTACGATTTAGCAGGCTTTGTTGAGGGCTGCATTAAAGAGTATGCAGAAAACTGCATTAGAGAATGTAAGGAGCAAAGCAATGAAGTGTGACAACTGCAAGAATCAGGCAACAATGCACAAACATTATATGACAGCAGACGGAAAATTTGCTGATTTGTATTTGTGTGGAAAGTGCTTTGCAGACAAGTTTTTACGTTATGATACTTGTCAGTTGTGTGGAAATTTTATCACTAGCATTCCATACGTTGACAATCAGGGGCGAAAATATTGTTCTTTCGATTGTGTAAAACGGTTTATGGGGTATGATGATTGTTCTGAGATTCAACCTCCAGAAGAACTTGTAAAAACAATTTACCATGTTGTTAAAGTAAATTCAGATGATTCTTTCAACCCAACAACAAAGAATATTATTTACACTGATAGTGAAAAACAGGATGCACAAGAAATATTCTCAAAAAGAGTTGCAGAATCACAAGATAGTGAATTATATGCTCTAGTGTGTCAAAAAGTAATTATGAAAGTGGTATTAAAAGAAAAGGGAGCTTTGCATGAAAGGTCATAAGTTATATCTTTCTATTACTCATTACGACGACCTCCCAAAACAAACCATTTTTCGTAAAGTACAAACTTCTTTTCTAGGGGGCAATTAGCCCCATCTATTTGACACATAAAATATCTGTGCATTTTTTAGTTTACACTAAGTGGAAAATGAGTTATATATAATTCATAAATTGGATGGAATGGATCCATTCATTAGGGATAAGGATATTTGGCATGGCAATTCAGTTCACAAGCAAAAAAGAAATAGTCGAAAAACTTCGTAAACAGATTGCTGACAAAGACTCCACTGCAATTCATACCCTTATGTTTGTGTATGACCGTCAGGTTGCTGATGAACAACGTCAGGAAACTGTTAAGTATCACAACGGTGTAGGGTTTAAGCCACAGGATGCCAAACTAGGTTCATCCTTTGCAAAATGGTACCGGGGCAAAGGGTTCTTCACTGCAAAACAGTTAACCGCTGTGAAACGGATGGTTACTAAATACGCAGGCCAGGTTGTCGAAGCGAAAATCTGTGAAGGTGAGATTCGTCAACTAGAACGTGGTTCATGGATTTGGGGATAGAAAAATTCCTACTGACAGCAATTCCGTTCTGTGATATAACATACTCATAAAATGAATGGAATGGATCCATTCAATAAACTCAAAAGGAGAGAACATCATGACAGTTAAGGAACTGATTGAGAAATTAAAAGAGTTTGATGAGAACTTGGAAGTTTTAGTTTCGGCAGATGGTGGCACTTTCTGTTTAGATGATGCAGTAATTCAAACAGAAACTTGGCATACAAAAGACGGTAAAGATATTGAGCGGTTGGGTATTAACTTTGATTAATAATAGGAGAAATAACAATGACAGCTAGAGAACTTATTGAAAAATTAAAGACAGTGGATCCTGATATGGAAGTTGTCATTGAAGCCCCTGATTCAGGTTATTACACTGATGAATATTACGAGTACGGAATTGACGAAAAAGACATTGATACTAATTTCGGAAAGTTCTCAATTGGGATTGGTTAAGTAGAAAACATTATGGCAGACTATAACAACATAATCTTTAAACCTCGCAAGAATTCTGGCTTTGTTATTAAGTTCCGACTTACGCCTGAAAAAGCAGATGAACGACAAAAGGATCGTGAACAGCATATTGCTAAATGGCATTCTGATCCTTACGCTGGTGCAGAGCTTGACTTCCATAAAACATTTTATATGTGTAAAACATATAACTCTATTGCAGGAATTAAAAACTCAGCTCACAATTTCACTGAACCTTGGTATCTTGAAGACTTTATCGCATTTATCTATAAAGTAAATGATTATGATTTTCCATGTGCTGCTTATGTGAATGGTAAGTTTGTAGAGTTTAATAATTTATCTGATGAAGATTGCGATGTTTATCGTTCATATTCTGGGTCTTACGTTGAAGATGTAAATCCTCTCTGGGTTCGTGAAAATAAATTTAAAATTTAGTTTACATTTCAAACTTTCCAATGTATAATATATCTATAATTTAAAACGTTCTTTGACAACTGAATAAGAGAAAGATATCTATTTAATTTGTTTGGAGAGGTACAGAGAAGTGGTCAAACTCGGAGCGCTGTAAACGCTTTCCATTCGTGGTTCGGAAGTTCGAATCTTCCCCTCTCCATTATAGCGGATTAGTTCAGAAGTAGAACAGAGGTCTTATAAATCTTTAGTCGAGAGTGCAATTCTCTCATCCGCTACCATGGGAAATTAGTTTAATTGGTAAAATAACCGGCCTTAGTTTGGGCCGTTAGATGAACGTTCGATTCTTTCATTTCCCGTTAATCTTATTGTGGTTGGATTAAAAGCGTCCATCCTTAATGAGTGTGGCAATCGCCACTCGCATATCCTGATTGCACCATCTAACAAGATGGGAAACGCATTAAAGCTACATCGCCCTCTGGTGTAATGATCTGCACCATGACAAATCAGTTAAAGTAAAATTTAACGAATGAGTAAATAGGCGGATCAGGCTATACATCAAATTGACAGAGTGAAGTGTAATGGTGTATAGGTGAGTGGTCACTCCGATTGAAGTAGACAATCACCCCGTAACTGGTAAGGATTGTACTCCACTTTGGTGTAACAGCACGCAATGAGATTATTTTAGAGAAATCTCTAAGCCTCTTATTCTGTGATTTGAATAATGCTCAAACATGAGATTCAATAAAGTCCATGATTCCTGTATGAGACTTAAGTACACGGTCTCTTAGGGTTATGGCAGCCCATAGTAATATGGGTATTTTACTCCAGTAGCTCAATTGGATAGAGCAATCGCCTTCTGCCCGCGTGGTGTAATTGGAAGCACAATAGTCTTCTAAACTATTAGTCCCGACTCGGATTCGGGCGTGGGTATTTAAAGTTTCTTAGGGCAAGTAGTTTACAATAGGGCAAAACACCACTCGCGAGGCATAGAAACATGCGGAGAAAGAGGTTCGAATCCTCTCTTGTCCATTTCTCTCTGTATGGAATCAATACATAGAGTTACTTGTAGGGAATTAGTTCAGTGGCTAGAATAGCGGTCTCCAAAATCGCAGACAAATGTTCGACTCATTTATTCCCTGTTAAATTCACGTAGCACATATTTACATTATTCTCCTTAGAATTATTTCTCATCCTTTACTTATTATTGTGCATTTATAATTTATAACAAGTAATGTTGTGAGATATGATTTGTTATTATGGAGATTTGCTCGAGTGGTTTAAGAGGTCTGACTGCTAATCAGATATACAGTTTAGTTTGTATCGTAAGTTCGAATCTTACAATCTCCGTTTAATAAACCCATTATATACCTAATCAGTATATAATGGGTTTATTTGTATGAATAAGAAATTCTTAATACAGTATGACATAAATTAGTTTAAATTACATTCACTTTTCTATTTACAAGTGATTAAGAATAGCTTATAAGTAATTCATAAATTAAATGGAAATTGGATTCCATTTAATTATTCGTAGGAGATCTTAAAATGAGTTACTGTTACACAATAAATTCGATCGGTTTAAATATCGTATTTTTCGCAAGTGCTCATTCTGCATATAATTACGCAGTAAAGCATAATATTAGAATGACAAACGGCAAGATTAAGATACATCGTTGCAGAGCAGATGTAGCTATTTCTGTTCGCAAAGATTTTACTGAGATCTTAAAAGAAGAAAATAAAACAAAATAATGGGTATTTTGTTTAACGCAAAGGGTAAATAATATGAACAATCCATTCTACGTTTTAACAGTCTACAGAGATTCTTCTAAAGAAAAAGACTTTATGAATATGTACGATATTAAAGTATTTCAAACACTAGAAGAAGCAAAAGAGCAGTCGTTAGATAATGACTATAAAGACAAGGCCTGGAATATAGAAGAATGCTACAAATTGAAGATAACAGATCTTAATAAATCAGAAGACGATAATCTAATTGAAGATGGAGTAATTTATAGACCTCTTGCTAATATAGAAGAATGGCCTATTTACGATCGGTGTTGTAAAACTCTCGGTGAAGCAAAAAAGCATGCTTTAAAATGCATAGAAATAGAGCACTGTGAAGTCTATATTGAAAAGTCAAAAAGTGCTATTATAGCTTCAAATTTTATTTACAAATAGCTAAAAATAGCTTATAAATAACTCATAAATTAAATGGAAAATGGATTCCATTTAATAAACCAAAGGAGCTTAAAATGGCAGATCTCAAGAAAGAATTCAAGTTCAGTAAAGTTGCTTGTACATCTTATCGTAAAGTAAATCTTCCTGTAGTTGAGATGGTGCTTATAGACGCTGATACTGATAAACCAAAACTTAGTATATCAGGTGACTTATGGAATGCAACTCATACTCATGTTGTAATGTTCGGACAATGTCTTGATGAACTTGCTAAATTTGATGAGTTAAATTCTGATCCCACATTTAAAGAACTTTATCGTTTATGGAAACTTTATCATTTGAACGATATGTGTCCAGCAAGTAGATCACAAAAAGATGCTTTGATAGCAGAATTTGGAGTAATTCCGAATTATGATAAAGCTTGTGAATATCTTAAAAGCATTGATTTATATGAAGATGAAAACAATTATGAATATGGATCTTCTTGGGTTTATCACAAAATTCCTAATAACGAACTAAATCTTATTAAGTCACTTCTTTCTGACTAATAAAGATATACATTGCTTCAAACTTTACAAAAATCTTTAACAAACTCTATAAAGGAGAGTATAATGCGTTACTTCAATCTGTTTGTCTATGGTACACTGATGTCCAACTTCCGTAACAACATGTTCATTCCAAAGTGTGCAAAAAAGACTCTAGGTTTTATCACAGGTAATCTTTATCATTACGCCTGTGGTAATTATCCGATGGTTCAGATTCCTAAAACACAGGACCAAGTAACTGGTTCATTTGACTATCTCAATGATTATCACAAACAAGTTGAAAATAAGAAAGATTCACTTCCATTTAACTTGGAGTTTGGTAGAGTTTACGGTGAGTTATATAGAATTCCACTTCTGGATAATACTGAAAAGTCATTAAGAGAGATTGACAGAATAGAGAGATTTAATCCAAATAAAAATAATCAACTGTACCACAGAACGCTAGTTCCAGTTCAAACATCTAATGGTATTGTAATGGCGTGGGTTTATTCTATTGAACAGTTACCAAAAGAGGTTGTTAGAATACTTAATGGAGATTGGCAATCTTGCTTTAATATTTCTATAACAACTAAAGTTGTGAGTAAAAATAAAAGAGTTAGTTGGATAAAAACTAAACATAAACCTGAGTTTGGGCAGGTGATTGATGAGATGGATAGAGAGATGGATGAGAAATACGATGATGAAGAGGATGAAGATGAAAGTTGAAAATGAAGCTTCATCACTAAAGAATACTGTGACATAAATAACGAGATAAACAGTTTTCAATAATCAGAAAGCAGGGATAGTCATGGAAATGATAATTTTTATTTCTGTATTTTATGGAATTCAGATACTGCTACTGATTATTGGATTCTGTTTACCTAATGATAATAAAGTGCAAGGAAGTCTACACTGTAAAGACACTATCATCTATAAAGAGAAATTTGACGATGATGTTATTGTAGTATATGAAAGCGAACTTGATCCGGATTACGCTGTTCTACATGAAATAGAAAAATTTAAAGATCATGCGTGATTTTTGTTTACATGATAGATAATCTGTATTATAAATAATTCATAAATTGGATGGAATGGTTCCTTCCAATAAACCTAATTGGAGATAAGAACATGAAATGTAAATTTGAAAAGAAGCTTAATCTTGAAGGTGCTCGTAAAGTTGCTGATCAGATGGCAAAAGATTTTACTAACATGACTGGTATCGAGCTCAATTTCAGTAACTTCTATATTGATAGTCCTTGCTATGGCTACATAGATAAATTGGAAGACTTTCCTAAAGATGATCCTGACTCATTATTTGTATTTCAGTTTAGTGAAGCAGATAATCACTATGAAAATGTTAGTATAATTCCTTCATTGAATAAAGTGATGGTTTGGCGTTCATTGAGTGATGATAATCCGTATGACATGGATGGAGAAGATGGTGGCTCAGAGGGTGCAGTAAATCCAGCTACAGGATTTGCTGATTGGGAAGATGAATTGAAAGATGGGTCTTACCCATTAGAAGCGTGGGCTAACTATCGTAGATTGAAATAATAAAAGAACGATGATGTAAATAAAGCTGGTGATTTTTATTTACATCATCTATAAAGTGATTTATAAATAACTCATAAATTGGATGGAATGGTTCCTTCCAATAAATTTAATTGACTTACTTAAGTAATAGGTAAGGAGAAGCTTAAATGAAAGCATTTAGTCCTCAGGGTACGTATTTGTTAGAACACAAAAAATATCGTGTATGTGTTAAGCATTTGAGAGAATGCAGGCGAACAGAGTATCCGGAAAAGTTCAAAGGTGTTAAAGTTTATTATTATGGAGTTACTAGCGACGGTTGTTGTATATTTACAGCAAAACCTAAGCGTGAAGGTTTGCCAGCCTTTACGATACACACTGCAGCTGAACTTCACAATATGGAATTGTAAATTTCTATAAGGCACATCATGTATAATGAATTAAATCACTTCTTTAAATACTACCGATAGGAGTTATTATGGATAATAAGCTGTGTGTACTTGCTTTATATGGTTATACAGATGAGAACTCAGATAAACGTAAAACGTACCTAACAGTGACATATTACAATGACGCTGTTACTACTATGAAGAGTAAATCTTTAAATTATAATGGTAAGGCTACAATTCACTTTTATGATAATCCATCAGTAGAATTCTATGATAATTATGGTGAGAGAGTAGCGGATTGTAGTTTTAAGGATGTAGGGATTAAACCATACCTATAATCGGAGTTTACTATGGAGTTAAAATGGCTTAGAGGTAATCCACATGATTACGATGTAGAGAGTGGATCTACAGTTTATATTATAGCAAAAAGACACAATAAAATTCATTTCTTTCGTACTATATATTTTTACTTTGATGAGGCTCCTGCACGTAAAACACAAGAAGATAGAAATATATTTTCACACACTGGATTTGGACCTGCGTTAGATAATTTTAGAATAAGTGAAGTTCTATGTTTTCTACCGTTACCGCAAAAAGAAACTTTTATTTCTGATGCATTAAAATATTTTCCAGAATTGGAGAATATAATAGAACCAGACAAAAAAGAGATTTTAATTACAGAGCCACGTGATTATAGATTCGATTTGGATTATGATACTTAGGGAAGCGGAGGTAATATAATATGTTCTGTAAACATTGCGGGAAAAAGCTTAAATACGATATTAACAATGACACATACGTGATTTACAACGGTGACATTTATTGCAATACAAAATGTATGTTATTTGATGTAGATTATGGTGGTGTAGATGTAAGTTCTTTTTCTAAAGAAGATTGGGATGAATCTATTAGTTGGGATGGTGATACTAATGAAATGTCATTGCAAGATGCTATGAATATTCTAATACGCCATAATAAATGGCGTAGAGATGATCATGTGCCAAATAAGTATGAAATGGTAAATCCAACTGAACTCGGAAAAGCAATCGAAATCGCAATAGATTCTATACAGAAAATTATAGACGCTATTTAAAAGAACTTCACTAGAGGCAGTCTTATGAATATCAGATCAGTTATAATACCTATTTCAATGAAAGATAAGATCTACACAAAAGTAATTGATTCTGATAATGTCTCTAGCGTGTTTAATATACTTCAATCAAATAATCTTGATTTGATTACACTATATAGAAATTATAATCAGAATTATATTCTTGATGCTATAGTGAATGATGATATACAGACTTTCTCAATAGTAAATGAGTATTTCACTATACCTGTATCATTGGGAATTATTCCAAGCAATCTATGTGGTAATATAATTGTTTCAGCTACTAATTTAAATGGTGATTACATAGATCTAGATCCACTAATAATAAAGAAAGATCTGATTAACAATTTCAAATTCAAAGAAAGATTCTTTAATTTATAAAACTAATTATATCTAATAATCATATAAAGATGAATTCTTAAAACATTTTATAGAGGTAAATATGAATAATAAATTAGAAAGTCGAATTGCTCGTCTAGAAAGAATGCTTTCTAAAAGAGCTGTTAAGAACGAGCAGATGTTTAATACAGCTGACATCAGTGAAGCTATCAAAGATGCTTATAATGCGCTTATCTTTTTACAGAACGCTTCAAGTGATCTTGACTCAGATGATTGTTATGAGACTATAAATTCTATGTTAGATGAGCTTCAAGATGTCGCAGATAACTGGGGAATCAATGTAGGTTCTTATTAAAATTCTAAATTATCTAAATTATTTTTTAATCCCAATAACAGTAGTTATTGGGATTTTTTATTCAGAAAAAATTTTTATTTTTTTCTTCAATATCTATATTTATAGAATCAGTTAAGATTTCTCTAGTAATAGAAACTAATATTATATGATGAATAGTTTTATTAATTACACCGCTGATGACATTGTACCGTGAGCAACTCTCTGAGGCGCAGTAACTAAACGGATGAAGTTGAAAGCAGATGCTGGTCGGATTATGCTACGCGCTGATTCATTTGTGTTAGGCTGATCGGGTTCCGTGATAAATTTATTTTTATATATTATAGAAATTCTATTTATAGAGATGATATAAGATATACCCCAAGAGGCGAGTTCAATTGGGTTAGTATTTTTATGTCTTTAATCATAGACAGAATATATATTTTCCTGTTATATAATCTGATAATACGATTAATATATTCTATAAAATATAATTGGAATTATATTTCTGAATAATATATTTTCAGTTGTACTTTCTAGAAGATGATATAATTTAGATTGAATTTTCTAGATGATGAAGAATCCCTATAGATATTATCTCAGAAATACCATTGAAACTATATTTGTAAATTTTATCTATTTACGATAGAGATATTCTCAATGTCTATATATAAATTTAAACCCTAACATAATAAATGTTAGGGTAGATTAGTTTTAATAAGAAGAATAGCTCAAAGAAGAAATACTCTTCCTAAGTACTGTCTAGTAATGACATTAGCTGCATTAAATAATTTCCTAGCAGCTATATACTCTGGATCATTATGATGTTTGTCAGATAAATATATAACTTCGGAGATTCCACGCTGTACTAATAACTTTGCACAATGGCAACAAGGATATAATGTACAGTATATCTTTGAACCACTTACATCAAATACAGTCGTATTACATAGTGCATTCATTTCAGCATGAATAACATAAGGATACTTTGTGTTTTCAAATGAATTGTGTTCTTTATCATTCGTTGTTGGAAACAGAGATTCATCTATTCCTGAAGGTAATCCATTGTACCCAGTTCCTAAGATTCTGTTGTTCTTATCTACAATGATAGCGCCTACTTTTGTATTTGTATCTTTACTACGCAATGCAGCAAGTAATGAAATATTTGCAAAGTATTCATCCCAAGATAGATGATCTTCATTTAGATTTTGAGTTATAGTATTATCGCATTTAAGATATATATCTTGTTCATCTATATTATCTTTTGTTGAAATGACATTCCCTAGTTCATCTGTTATAAATAACGATTCTTCATTCATATATTTGTTTACTCTCTACATTAGTTAAGAAGTTAAATTTCTCATCTAAAATATCTTTAATGTGATCTATACATAGTTCAAGAAAATGCTTTGATAAATCATCATGATTTTCAATATAACTAATAAGTGTTGATCTAAATAAATTCTGAAAGTCTCTAACTTCACTTGGTATTTCACGATTTGAATATCCGTATGATAGAGTCTTTCCTTCAATAAGAGTATATAATGATAAAACAGATTGTCCAAATGAACTGTTCATTGCTAGTCTCCATTTATGTAAGTTCTATTCCTTCTTTGTTAAGATACTCGAAAAATTCATCAGCTGTATTACCTTCTACTGCGTTTGGGTCATACACAACAGTGTGAACTTCATCTGCGTTATATTCTTCTTTTAATAATCGCTCTATATCTTTATACGAAAATACAAGATTTACACCTTTGTACTTTTGCCAAGCGCATTCAATCCAATAATAAAACGAGCCATCTCTAACTATTATGTAAGTATGTGTTGAGATTGTTTTATTATCTTTCTGTACTTCAGTGAAATAACAATGGTGAATAATATTTCTACTGATGAGATGATGTGATATAGGGCTAATGAAATCCCAGCAGATACCTCCACGCTGTCTTTCAAATTCATCTATACTCTTTATTCTGTGTTTAGAAAGATCAGAATCAATATAATCATATTCTTTGTATTTGTTAAAAATCTTATTTACTTCTTGTAGTACTTTCATAATAATTACCATAAAAATAAAATCCTATGTAAATAATTTACATAGGATTTTATAGTATATTAAGTTTTATTACGATTAATAGTCCCAAACACCAACGTCTTCACCATTATGTGAAAACACGACGTTATTACCACCCGCATACATCTCTAATCCGTAATACTCTAGAAGATCTGCAAGCTCGCTCTTAAAATCTTCAAATGCGGACATCTCATACTCTTCATTTTTAAATCGTTTACGAAGTGCATTTTCAAGTTTTGCAATACGTTTTTCTAATGTATCTTTATTCATATCATGCCTCACTATTTTTATTAAACATATTTACAATTTCGGTACCAATTTCTACGAATTTATTTATCTTATCAATCTTCTCACTATTATCATTGATCTGATCTGTTTTAAGAGCATCTACCAAAGTAGGTAATGCTTTTAAAATTAATGGAAGATTTTTAATAATCATTGGGATAATTTTTGCAAGAATAGGTGCGATCTCGTTAGTTGGTTTGAGATTTATTCCGTATTTCTTTTCTAATTTAACAAGACGCTTTTCTAATGATTCTAATCTCTTATTTTCTAGACCTAACTTTTTCTTATCATATTGATCTGATCTATTCATATAATCACCCATGTCTTCTTTAATAGGATTAATGTCCACTGCTACATTATCGATATATAGAGGATCGTCATTTAGCATATCGAAAAAGTCATCTTCCCTGATATCGCCGTCATATTGAACAACCACATCAAGATCAGAATCATCTCTTGCCTGCCCTCTTAATCTAGAGCCATGTAGTTTAATATCTTTTACGATAATGTCATCAGAGAAATAACCATTATCTTCAAGCTTATCATTTATGAAATCTCTAACTAGATTCACAATCTCTTCATAAGAATATAAATCTAAACCTTGAATGTTACTCATTATTTGGCCTCTTTAACGTGATCTTCTATATGTGATTTTAATTTCTTTGGGAAATTCTTTAATTCATCTAATGTGAATTTTGAAATGAAAGAATCATCTGATCTCATAATGTAAATCTTACCAATCTTTGTAATTACAAAATGATCTTTGTTGCCATTTTTATATACAATCTCAATAGACCACTTATTACTTCCAGCATCGCCCTCAATAACTTCCATATCATAGTTTGGAAATTCTTTCTTAATATCGTAAGCGATCTCATGAGCAAGATCTGAATCATTATTCTTTTTATCATTTTCTGCATTCTTTTCAGCTTGCTCTATTTGCTTTGCAATATGATCTATTACAGTCTGTGGGACATTCAAAGTACCATCATCTGGATCATCTGAAAACTTCACTTTCAACTTATCTTTATCTGAAGTCATAACATAATCATCTTTGTCATCATTAGGCTTCACCATTGAAAGATTTTCTTTATTTCCATCGTTATAGATAAGTCGCAAAATCCATGCGTCTTTCTTATTTTTGACATCAACTTCAGAATCTACGTCAAGATCATCTTTATCGAATTTTGTCTTAATGTCAAATGCAGCGATCTCACCATCATGAGCAGGTGTTGTTTCCCTCTCATTTACCCTAGATTTACTTTCTACAAATCTATTGTATAATTTATTAACTCTCTTTTCTAAAGATAATACACAAAGCTGTGGCCTGTAGAATCCCACTATAGCTTTAACTATAGCGTCAACATCTACACAATCTAATGCTGCGATTGCCATTAACTGTGCTGTATTATTTGGATCAAGCTCACCAAACTCAGATCTGCACTGATCTATATTATCTTCAACACCATTACGAACTTTAAGCTCGTAATCGTCTAATGAGCTACAATTATTCAGTGAAGGTTTAAAAGCATCTACATCCATTTTATCAGCGAGCGCCATTGTTTGTAAATCATTCCACTGATCACAGCACTCTGAAACTTTCTTTCCCATAATACCGTCTACCTCTAAAAGAAATATTATTTAGTTATAGATAACTAATTGTAATTATCTATATAGATATACATTTTTATGATAAATAGTTAATCTTAATGGTAATAAATAAAATGTTAATCATAAATAAAATATACAGTTCTATAGACAGTATTATATATGAATCAAAAGAATCTGACAAGTTCGAGCACAAATGTGCAAGATATCTTCGTAAACAATTTCCAGATCATAAATTTACAGTAAGAGGTGGAAATAATAGATCAGTTTCAGATATTCTTGTAGACGATAAGTTTTATATTGAATGTAAGATGACTGAACAGAATAATAAAATTTGCGGTGTGCAGTCGACTGGTTTTGGTATAAAACTTAATGAAGATAGTAAAGTATTTGAGTGTTCTGACACAGCAAAAGGTAACGAAACTGCTAATAAAATCATGTCTTATATAAACACAAATATAGACTCATTTGTAAGGCTCACTGAACCTCACACAAGTAAGGTTAAGATAGAATTAGACCAATCTGTATTTGCAGATTGGATAAGTAACTATTATAAGAGTAAGAATGTAGAGTTCTTTATGACATTTCTTAATAATGAATTTTCTATATTTAAAAATACATCTAAAAATATTTGCAAGTACTTCGATATAAATGCTTATGCACGATATTATTCTAGTGGATCTACTGATTTACCTGTTATTTATAGAGACGAGGTAACATCTGAATTAAAGAGTAAATTAAAACCATTATCGATAAAGTTTGATGGGAAGAAAATGATTATTAAGTTAAACAAGACTATCGACAATAACTATATAGACGTAGGTGATCTAAAGTTGTTCTTATCAGATAAAAATCAAAAGCCAAATGAGTACAGAATTATGAAACTAACTTGTGCAGGATCTCCTCGCATAATATTTGGTATGTGTGCAAAAGCAAATCAAGATGCAGAAGATCTAGAACAGTTTAAGAAATTCTTATCAAAGTAATAATACATCAAAACCCTCTATGAAATTCATAGAGGGTTTATTTTTATAGTGCTGAATGATGATAATTAAGCCATTCTATCGACTAGATCACTTTATATCACCAATAATCAAGTCAGATAGGTAATCTTGTATTTCGTATTCTGAAGTGTCGTAGAAAGCAACTGGTGCGATATCTTGATTGTCAGGCATAATCACTATCTCTGAAGTTTTATTATTGTATAGTAGTTCAGCAACTAATGAACCTTTATAGAAGAGGTCAACAGAAGTATCTGTATCGTGATCGAAGTATAAAGTTGGCCCAAATATTTTGATCAGATAATGCTGTACATTCTTTAAAAGATCTCGCCCATCACCATGTGTAAAGTCTTCTAACTTTAAAATTTTATGATTATGTTTTCTGCACTCACGCTTGTTAGCCCAATACGCTCTCAATGCAGCTTCAGCATCAGCTTTAGTTTTATAGTCTGCATCCCAATAATCCTTTCTATTCTTTTTAAGAATCTTCCATTTATTTCCAACTTTACGAATTACGCCTTCATCCTCGTCTTCTTCTAATATACAAAATGATTCTTTTATTCCAACTTTCTTTAAAAGATCATTTATCTTTCCAGTTGTAGAATCCATTAGTGAATCTTTTACTTTTGTTAAAAGATCTTTAAATGATTTAAATGATTCATTTTCCCATAATGGAAAGTCTTCTTTTAAAGTCTGTTTGTTATTTATAGACTGTGTAATTCTCTGTTTTAATGAGAAGATCTTTTTCTTCAAGCCTAATGATAATACAGTAACGAGCTGTATGAAATTTCCAGGTTTATTAGTAAGAGGGATAACTAAACTTGATGTGATAATAGGTTTACCATCTTTGTCTAATTTCCAATTCATCTTTGATTTTTTATTACCAAATGATAAAGCACTTGGTAATTTACTAATAACATCTTTTACATCAAATGATTCTTTATCTCTATTAAATAACTTATCAAATAAACCTTCATCAATAACAGCTCGTTCTAAATCTCTAACCCTGCGTTCTAACTCTCTATCATAGTCTTTATACATTTATGTAACCTCTGTAACAATTATCTTATGTAAATACTAATATTGTATAATTAGATATACAAAAAATCCCATACACTGTATTTGTATGGGATTAAATTTTATTTATATGTAATTTATATTGTTATTATTTACCAGGATTTTCTGGTTGTGGTTCTGGATCAACTTTATCAGGAACCTTGCATTCACACTTGTCAGCTTCGCAAACACATTCAGATTCACCCTCACAAGCAGGTTCACATTTAGGTTGTTCTGATTCAGCTTTTTCACAAGCGTCTTTTCCACCTTCAGGGCAAGCAACTTTCTTTTCTTCATCACAGAAGCATTCTTCAGTTACGACTTTTTCTTTGCATTCACATTTGTCAGCTTCACAGAAGCATTCTTCTGTATCTTTGCAAACAGGTTCACATTTAGGTGCAGGTTTTTCTTCAACCTTATCCATACAAGCTAATTTACCATCTTCAGCTGCAGTACAGATTTTATTCTCACCACACTCATCACCTGCGGCTTTATCTTTACATGGATCTTCAACTACATGCTTTTCACATTTAGCAGCATCACCTTCAGGACAATCAGTGCCATCTTCACATTTACATGGCTCAGGAACTACAACTTTTTCTTTACATTCACATTTGTCATTTTCACATTTACACTCTTCTGTATCTTTGCAAGCAGGATCACAGACGTTTTCAGGTTTAGGATCTACGACTGCTTCACAATGGCAATCATTTTCGACGCACTTGCATTCTGTGTTTTCTAAACAAGCAGGTTCACACTTAGGTTCTGCAGGTGCTTCATTCTTATCGCCTTCACATGAAACAAAACAGAAAGCGAAAAGAGCAAACATAATAAACATTAGATTTTTCATATTATAAATATCTCCTCACAATACACATTAGTTTTAATTAGCAACTAATGTTAAATAAGTTTAGTTTGTAACAAATGTGTTACGTATTAGTATATACAACGTGAATCTTGTCTGTTTAATTATTTCTATATAAAAATGTCATAATAAACAATATTAGCAAGAATAACGTTGCACAGAAATAATTTACAAATTGTGGCCACAATGTAAATCCGGTTGTTCCGTAAATAAATGCAGCACACAATGTGTTTCCACCAAAATCAAGAAGTAACATCCATTTAGATATCCCAGACGTACTCTTTTGTTTATAACAAGTAATTATTTGTGGGAATGATTTAACACCGAATAGTAAGTTACCAATCATTCCCAATGTATAAATCAAAGATTCATCCATAATTAAAAGTCTGTATTAGCGAGCTTATTAACTACTGAATCAGCATCTGCATTTGTGTAACAATTATAAATCTTTAATGGAAGATTCCATAAAGAAAGCATTTCATTTGGTACAAGTGTCCAGAAAATTGAATCTGCATTTTCGCAAATACCATTTAGATCGTAAAACTGATTATCAGAATCATTAATAATCTCAAGTTCAATTTGATTGTTCATACTAATTACCTCATTTTATCTGTGATTGTAAATTAAATAATAGTTATATACAATAGCACATAAGAATAATTTAACTCGATAGTATTAAAATGGGTTTGTATTATTTTTATCCCAACAGATTAAAACACCTTCTTTTGGACAAACCCATCTTCCATCAACAAATGTACGACCGATAGAACTACTTGTGAGCTGTGTTATACTACAACTTCTTAAATAATCTGTATTTACCCAACCCTTTGTTCCGACACCGTTAGCTATCCCTGGCATTGTAGACCCAGAATAATTTAAAGTATAAAGATGTGCCTCAAGAGGTGCACATAGTAATTTACTTGCAGACTCTGACATACAAAGATATCCTTTGTTATTATATATTCCTAGTCCCCAACCTCTAAAGTCGTGATTACCATTTGCATCGTTATATAGAATACTCAACTCTTGTTCAGCGTTATATGGTTCATTATTACCGAAATAGATAGTTGGATCAAGACTTCTAGTAGTTACTACACCTTCGGTATTTGTATCATCTCCACTTGCTGGGATCATCATGTCAGGTGCGTAGAAGCAACCGTGCCATGTAGTATTTGGAGTGATTTTTCTAAGCACTGAAAACATATTCCCATCTGTTATGACTATATGATCAGCACCGAACTTAAATGTCCTACTATTATAAGAATCTGAAAGTGTTGTACCATAGTCTGCATTTATTTCAGAGTTTACTATGCCGAAAGCAGGACAAGATAGCCCTAAGTCCAAACCAAAGTCTACACCTATATTATTACTGGATACTGCAAAGCAAAGCTCTGTAACGTATGAGTTACCGAAGCGAACATAATTGCTAGAGTATCTTAATACGTTTCCAAAGTATATCTTAAGGTCATTATAACTATTGCTAGGTGTTGGGTCTTCTACAAAGTTCCCTATTATGTCTTTTGCAAACGCCCATATCCGAACGTACTTTCCACTTACGGTTGAATGTATTTGGATTGTTCTTGTTCCATACCCTGTATCGGTGTTTGTTCCGATAGTCTCAATCGTACCTACTTGCTCCCATGCAGAATTGGCAGCTATAAACGCGTCTTTTAAATTCGTTAGTAATGAATCACACCAATCTTGTACAGTAGGTAATCTCGAACTACTGAAAGATGGCATAGTAAAACTAGATGATATGAAAGCCATTATGTGTTCCTTTATATTATAAGTCTATATAATCTATATTAGGTGCACTACATGAAGACTCTTTATCTGTTATAAGATCGATAGTAATAATCTTAAATCCACAAGTTGGAGGTGGAACTGGCGGGGTTGGTGGAACAGGTGGATCACCACCACCTTCTTCAATTACTTCTTCTGTATAAGTCTCAAAACAGTCGAGCGATTCTAAAACATCAATGTCAACTGCAGAAGCTTTTATTTCACCGATGCACTGATACACTGCATTAAGAACTATATTAGCAGTATCTAAATCACTACATCTAATAATATCGTTTTCGCTAAAACATGGAATGGGTGGAAGAGTAGATCCACTTTCTTGCTTTCCATTGGGTATAACACCAACTCTAACGCCATCTTGCCCTTTCCAATTAGCAGAATCCAACCAAGACGCTAAATAGTCAAAATCTCCTGCGGCTTGTCGCATACCAAGCTTATATAGTTCTACAGCTAACGTGTGTAACTGCAAATATGACTCGTCAATCATAAATTATATCCTTAAAGCGTAATTAATCTATAAAGACTCATGTGATATAATTATTAGATTATATTGTTATATTCTAAAGACTGCATCCAAACATCTTTGTTGTTTATACTGTAGATAGTGTATAATTTATAATTGCATAACAGTACTATTGTGCTAGCGCTGTACTGTTCACCAAATACATTAATAGTCATTGTATGAATGTCAATATTATTAGCAATAAATACAGTTGCTGCTCTCATGCTTGAGAAATTTATATCTACACTTTTTCTTTTATTATTAATAACAGCACCTAAGAATGTTACTTTACATAGCTTCTTTCGATAAGATCTTTCTTGTGGGTTAGACGTAACACATTGTGAAAACAGCTCAATATTTACTGTATGATTATTTACGACAAACTCTTTATTATACTGTGTTTTATGTCTTTTCATATAATTATAAGCTCGTAGTATTTTAAGAACTAAGATTTACACTATAGTTTATAGATAGTCATTTACAATTATTTCTAATGAGCTCTACAAGATTATCTTTAAGAACCCCTTTATAGTCATTTAATGCGTCAACAAAGTCTTCATCGTATAAATCATCATTACCATTAATCTCGTTGTATAAAGAATCAATCTCATCAAGCATATTGGTAATAGGTTTAACCATACTAGTGTCCATCGTATTATTCTCCTCTTTACTCGCAGGTGTATCAATTTTAGTTTTTACAGAATCATTATTGACTTTTATAGTACTGCAATATTCATTTTGATGAATTATTGTACAATTTAACCTAACATCAATTAATAGTCTATTTCTATAAAAATCACCGCAAGTGACTGATTTTGGATATATATTTACAAGATTATATGTTTGAAGTAAAACACCATTTTCGTTAAATTTTAATAATTTGCCAAATGTCTCAAAATCATATGCTGGCGGTGATACTTTAAAGATATCGTTTATCCATTTTGTAAACGCTTTATATGTTTCTTCACTATATACGCCTACAATATTAAGAGATATATCTGACAGTGTATTTAAAATTTCACTATTAAGACTACTTACATAAATTGTATTACTTACATCAAAAGATTCATCATTTAAAATTGTATATGGAGAATTATTAAATACAATAGTCCACATATATCTGCTTTCATCAGTATCGTCCATTATTTACAAGCCTCTTTCATTATATCATTAAATGCATTAAGTTTACTAACTAAATACTTAATCTTTATATGCTATTTCCATTATCAACAATATCTTTTAATTGCTCGCCATACTTGTGAAATAATGCATCTCCAAGATCTCTAATATATCTATTTTCGCAACCTTCGACTTTGCAAAATACGTTTATTACTTCAAGCAACACAGATGCTATGATCTGAACATTGTGTTCAGCAATTAATTCTTCGTCAGTTCTCATTTTGATTACATTCCCTGTATAGCTTCTTGAAAAGTTTATGTATTCTTTTATAGTTAGGGCTTTTCTTTTTAATATGGATTGTGCATGAGATAGGCTCTCTTGGGATATTGAAAGACTCAATCAAACTATTTAGCTCTGTATAATCAATATCGCTTCTTTCTACTGATCTATCAAACTCTACATATACTTTATCACATTTAGTACATGAACACTCTTTACCATTAATTACAATCTTAAAATCATTCATTACTGTTACTCTCTAAAACTTCATCTATATTTGCCCAATACTGTATATCATCTAAGTCTGGTTTGTACATCACTAATGGCTCGTTGCAAATAAATGATAATGCAATGTAACCATCTTTATTAGGATATACTATATCTTGTGTGCCATTTTTTCTCTTTATTACTATAGCTGAATTGGTTCTATATAATATTTCTGGTATAGGCTCTTCAGACAATTTGTACCATTTCATACTTATACCTATTAGAATATAAATGTTCTTTTTAAATCATATTAACAAATTAACCTAACAACTGATGCTCAAACTCTACGTGCAAACCAATTTTAGGCTTACACGTAAATTTTACTTCAACGAATATATCATCATGGTTGTGCAAAGATTTCATATCGTAAATCATGCACTCACTAAACTTAATTGAGTGAGTCGAATATATAAGTGTAATGTTATATACGCTCGCCACCATTTTGTTAATAATCTCAATCACCTCATATGACTGATAAAACTTTACAAATATATTAGCGTAGCGACGCTGATCGTCTATATTATCACCGAAATCTTCAGTTTTAATGTAATAACTTACATCTGCTACATTTGACTGTAGGGTATTAATATCATCATTTGAAAGGTAACCATCATAATACATTCTACCTATAGGGTCTATAGATTCAATTACAAATTTAGTATCGCAAACTTTATCACTATTCATATCTAACCCAAACTATAATATAACATCTCTAATTATACGATTACTCCAAATAGGATCCTCTTTCCACAAGTCGGCCCACCTCTTTAGGTATTTATTATCATACTCATCACTGAATGTTACAGCACCGCTCCAATCATAAAATATGTTATTTATTCTGCAAAGGAAATGCCCATCAAGTGTGTCATAATATAACACGGGATCATAATTCTCAAATCGTGTTGCTAAGATAACTGCAAAATAATAGCAGTTACCTGTTTTCCAATCGCAGTCCTGTTTGAATCGTCTATGTATAAAATCTAATATTTCTTCTTGTGCTATCATTTATTTTACACCTTATAATATTGTAGTGTATGGCTTTTTATTTACCACGCTAGCCTGTCCAATTTCAAACATATCATTTTCAGAGCGGTATCTCCAAAATACAACAGGATAATAATCAGTTATATTAGAGTTGTCTAAAGCGTCTTCAAAATATGACCAGTCTGTGATACGTATATAACTATTGTTTACAAGAATATAACTAAGTTCACCTTCCCATTCAAATGCGTAATCATCTTTTCTAAGACTGCTATCTCTATAAACACGCACTATAAAGTTATCTTTCATACTAATCCCAATCGTGAAACAAATCAAGATGATCAGATATAGTTCCTGCTAGTTCATCAATAGCACTAATTTCTTTTTGCATTATACTTTGCAGCTTTTCAAGTGAATAATTAGGACTGACATACAATTCCTCGTCCTCATACTTAGTGCCACACTCTTTCACGTGCTCTAAATAGTTTTTCTTGGAACTAGTAATAACTCTAAAGTAAACAAGAAGATCAAACATATTTTTTAAATCCTGTTCAAAATCTCCACTACTTATAATGTCATAAATCCTCATAATCAATTCCTTTAATTGCAATACTGTATAAAACTAATAATGATTATATACAACAAAACCCATAGAGATTTAATTGTCTCTATGGGTTTACTATTTATATTAATATTAGTTATTAGACCATCCCTCTAAGCTCACTAATCATATCTTCAATCTGATTAGCCATTGAATTCCATCTATCTCTCATTGGATTATCAGTACCATAATAATCATTGACAAGTTCAACAAGTACTCTATCAGCCATTGAAAGACTGCGAACAACCTTATTTAGATCATTAGTAAGCATAGATTCATTTTTAACCGACTTACGATTCATCATTCTTTCTAATCTTGCAATTCTTGATTCTAATTTCTTATTCATAATCACCTCCAAAAAGAAGATGTGATATCTTCAACAGATATTGAGCCATTATTTCTTTTAATAAAGTATAATCGCTGATTAGTGGATGGTGAGTTTAGTGGCCCAAATTCTTTTACATACGGACCTACTTTAATATAATCAAAGTACCTTCCGTACTCATTTAGATCTATATGTGAATCACCGCTATACCATCCGACTAATAAATCATAGTTATTTCTTATATATCTTGCTAAATTAATTAAAGTACACTTATCACCGTCACCACCAAGGAATAATACACACGTTATTCCCTGGTTTTTATTTATTAGGTTGTCTATAATATCAGTAGTTAATTCTTCACCAATGTCTGTTTGTAAGTATTGACTATGGCATCCTGGGCATCTATGCGGACAACCACTGATATTAATCCCAAGTGATATCTCTGATTTAATTTCAGAAAAGCATACTAATGTATCTTCAGGTACGTATTTAAGCATTCTAATTTAATCCCAGTCTAAATCAGCAAATCTACTAGAGATTTTATTTGATTTACTAATCTGTAACTCATCCTGTGGAATTGTAATATCATAAACAGGATCATATTTAATATCATTAAAGTTACGTTCTATAGATTGAACTATAATATCGACAAGATTGTCTATGGCAAATTCAAAAGCTGCTCTATTTCTATCATTGTTTGCATCTACAGCCCGTTTATAGATTGCATCTGCATTACCATATAGTTTTACACGTTCACGATTAATAGTAAGTGCTACAGTGCTTGTAGAGGCTGTAATTCTGCACAGATATGAGTTTGTGTCGCCTGATGGAGAAAACCAAAATGAAACACCTCTCTGCATATCATTATTTTTTATACAAGAAATAATTTTCTCTTTTAAATTATTCTTCTCACGTAAAGAAATAATCGCTTTCACTTGATTCTTCATCTTTCTAGAAATGAATTTATCGAATAGCTTTCTACTTTCACGTTTAAAGAATTGATAAACTGCAGATGGTGATTTACCGTCTAAATTATAGCCCATATATGTAAGAACATTTCCAACTATCTTCCATAGTTCAGGCGATTTTTCAGGTGTTATTTTAATAGCTGACTTTAAATTTCTTTCTGTTAATTTCGTGTCAGTTAGGATATCTTTACGTAATGCCTTTCTAACTCTATCTGATCTATTAATGTCTACTTTATGAAGACTGTCTAGATCTGACATCTGGTGAGCATTGAATTCTGTAATAGTAAATAGCTTATACAAAATAATGCTAATAGAATAAATACACTCTGATGCTGCACCGTTAGTCAGTATATCAGTTCCCATTAGATTGAAAATATCAGATCTTGAAGCGCAACCTAAATACGCACACATAGACAAGAAATTCTCACCTACACCTGGAACGTTATTCTGATCAGCTAATCTTCTATCTTTGTTTGTGTGATCAAACGCGTGAGTTAATTCGTGCTCTATTGTAGATCTGATATCAGCGTCTTTTAACGATTTTTCTAAATCATCATTATAAACTTTTACGATTACTACTAATTCATTTGTAGCTGGAACAAAGAATCCACCTACACTCTGAATATCGACACTTACATTGTACTTATTTGCTAATGCAGCATTACATTCATCTATAAAATCCATGCTGGCAAAGTAAGTACAGATTTGAATATCTTTTGTAGTAGTCGGACTATTTCCAATAGAGACTTTATTCTTTAAAACATAATACCCGATTCTATTTAACTCGGATATCATTTTTTGTTTATTCTCTTTAATATAGCTTTTATAAAAGTTAGAAATATTTGAAAGGCTTAGTGATATTACCTGACTACCAATAGCTTCTATCATCCGTCTTTCTAAAATACTTAATCTTCTTTCTAAATAATTCATATTTGAATCCTCTAATAAGATTTAAACCCATTGATAATAGTAGTTTAGATATTATACAACAATACCACTGTAGATTTAATTAGAATCATACAGTGGTTTACTTCAAAGTTTAAAATCTACTGTGATGTTTACCAATTACTTTAAAAGTATATGGTTTATCATTATCAACTATAATTTCTTCATCAAGATCTATTGATTTATCATATTCATCTTCGTACGGATCAATCCCAATGGAATCAAGATACTCAGCATATGTTACAATTGGGCTTTCATCTATATCATCAGCGTATTGAATATTATTCACTTTGCATAAATCAATAATCCTGTTAAACAATAAATCACGCTCATCATCGTCTTCACAGTAGGTTGATTCCAAAAATAATTTTGTGATTTTGTCAATTAATGACTTTAGCTTTGACTTATCATCAGATATAAAATAGAAATTATTATCAGTCATTGTTGAATTAATAATATATACAAACTTTGAATCAATAGGTAACCTTATTGATTCAAGCCTAGCAATACGTTTCTCTAAAATACGATTACTAGATTTTATTTTACGTAAGATTAGCCTTTCTAATTTAGAAACTCTAAACTCTAGATCACTATTCATAGTATATCTCAACTTCATAAAGTGTTTGTTTATGTTAGTAACTGCATTAAATGACCGCAGAAAAGTAACTCAAGCGCTATTGTTTATTTGATATTGTGTTTTTAAATTGCTTATATTTAATGTATTCAATAGTCTTTTCATCACAGTCATTCTCATCCAAATGATTATATATTCTTGTACTCTGTTCTTTCTGTCTACCGTCACTCCAGTTTTTAACCTTCGTAAGGTAACCAATGATTCTATCATATAGATCTACATGAGTACTTCCACATTGTGGGCATTTATCAAATGGTTGCTTTGCAATAAATCCGCAATCTCTACATTCTGCATTAGGTACATTGAATGTAAGATAATTACAACCTTCTTTAGCTGCGTACTCTAACAGTTTCTCATATTGATCTTTAGAAAGATGACTGTCTAAATTTAAATGTGCTGCAGCGCCACCGTCTAAATAATCACCAATATAATCTTTCCCGTGTAGTTTTATTTTATCTAAGATAGAGACCATATTATCATTTGGTTTAAATACATAACTCGCATAAAGATTCGTATCGTCAGGTACCCAGAATCCATCGTTTTTGTCGAAATTGTAATTCTTGATAGCGAGTGATTCAGCAGGAACTTGTTCTGTATTGAAAACTAAATGATGCTTACTTGTCTTGTCTTTATGTAATTCATTCTGTTCTTTAAAGAACGAGAATATTTCTTGACAGAATTTAGAATATCTGTCATTTACATTACATTCCATACCAAGAAATTCTGCAGCTTGATTTAATCCATTTAATCCTAATGTGAGATATTGCTTATTAAGATCAATGAATCCAGCTGTATATGCAGGAAGAAGTTTCGCGTCATACATATCCCATAACAGTTCATTGTATGCGTGATGATATTTATATACGCGATCAGTTAGTTTTGATAAATATTTCTTTAGTGATGAATAATGCTGATCTGTAAATTCAAATGAATCAACATCTTTTTTCTCACATTCTTTTCTGTACCACATCTGAATTAGACGGTTAAGATTAAATGTGATTACAGATTTGCTTCCAAGTTCGATTCCAACGTTGCCGTTAGTAAAGCTAAATTCCTTTGTATGTATTGAATTTTTCAAGCGACAACAGCTGGCGATCGAATCAACAGAATCAGAAATATATGTAAAGAATGAATGCCCTCTTGAATATTCTTCACATACAAACTTAAACATTTCTTCGTCTACGAATTTACCGTCTTTGTATAATAGTGTAACAGTCTCAACTGGAAATGTTAGAATTGTTCTAAGACGTTCTGCATTAAACCACTTCATAAATTCCATCTGAATCCATTTAAGTGATTCCCAATCAGGCTGTGTTCCGTCAGGGAAATAGAAATTCCCAAACATCTCATCAAAGAACGGTTTATCGAAATAAGAGAAATTTACAAATGCAGACTGAAAACCTCTTGCTGCAGCAGGCTGATTGATTGTATAAATAATCTGTTGCCAATACTGCTGAATCTCTTTAAGAATAGTTCGTGTATTTCCATCGTTTGTAGTTTCTACAACTTCATCAGGTCTTTTATAGAAATCATCGCCCCACTCTTTTTTGCAGAAGTACGTGAAATACAACAGAGCTTCACTTACTGCAACTGCACCTGCAAACTGCGAACTAATTGCAAAGATCATGTTGCAGAATATTCCACAGAATGATTTAATATTTTTTGGTGAAGCTGATAAGCCGCCTAGGCCCTTTATTCCATCCATTAAGAATGGGTACATCGTAACAGACACACAGTAAGGTGAGATAGCACCAGCAAAAGAGCTTTCATCGTGTTTATAAATAACGTGATCTTCAAGATCTCTAACGTATCTTTTAGAGTTAAATTCTGGGTAGAGCTCTTTTAATTTACTCATCACCATGGCACGAGAGATCTTAATATTGTCACTCTTATGAATCTCTGCATTTAAGATTGCAATATTCTTATTAGCTACATTTGAATTGTCATCTACGGTAGCATTCGCAGCATTAGACGCCTGTTTAAATTTGTTTATGAATTCTATCTTATTCTTTACAAACTCATCCTCAATAATAGAATCATTGTTTAAAAGATCTAGACTTTCATTTTCACCGTTCATTTATGTAGACTCCAAAATATACACACTATTATAACCACAATAAAACCACATTAAACTTTGCTATTATAACTCTTTATTTATTTTTAGATGATCTAGATCGCTTTACTTTACTTTCTGTACTAGGTTTATTATTTGATGGAACTATATAGCATAGATCATGTGGAATAAGCCTTTTAGATACTATAGTATTTAGATACGGTGAGTAAGGACTGACTTCGTATATTCCGTACCACTCTATATCTTTATCGTCAAGCTCATTTGCATATTGCAATGCTTCATCTTTAGACTCAAATTCTTTTGTATAGTTCCCATTCTTTTTCTTCACGCACATAAATCTGTACTTAGAAGCTTCTTCTATTTTCTTTTTAGCCATAACTAACCTCTAACAAATAAGATCGTATATTAATATACAAAAGAATTCTTATTATAGTAACATAATAAAATAGGGCTCACAAACGAGCCCTATTAATTAACTATAACAATTTGTATTATTATTTACCGCCTGTACCGCCACCACCCGGTTCTTCTTTACCACCGCCTCCACCCGGTTCTTCTTTACCACCGCCTCCACCTCCGCCTAACTCTTCTTTACCAGAACCTGATTCTTCACCGCCACCAGATTCAACAGCAGATGGAAGATCGTCAAAGTTAATCTGTGGCATATTTTTTGTGCCCATACTAATGAAATGTGATTCTGGGACAACTTTCTTTAGATCATTATATGGAAATACATTCCCAACAATAAAGAATAAGTCTACATCAACATCATTACTTGGAATAGTGCTATTTACATCAGTATTAGAAAGAATGAAATTATCTTCACCTGCAGGGTGAATGCCTACTTGAACATTAGTAAATGGTTCATTCTGTGTTAATGCAATATGTGTATCTACACTTGCAATAACATAGCCGCTATTATAATTAAATGATACAATACCAGCACTAATGATTTTAGTGTTTATAATAATGTCTGCAAATAAATTATTAGTCTCAACTAAAGCCTTCAATAATTTCATTTTAGAATTATAAGTTACACCATTTATTGTAACTGGTAATGTAATTTCAGCATCATTCAAAAACATATTTATATTTCTCCTACGAAACTTCTTCTATATCTTTTTCTATCTTTAAAATTCTATACTCATTTCCAGTCTGTTCTTTAAGTTTAGATACTGTTTCATTAGCTTCACTGAATGTTGCGAATGAACATACAAACAAGAATGAGTCATCTGTCTTAACTTCTACTGTATAATAAATTTTATGTTTAGTGAACATAATAACCTTGGAATTAGCTGCATAGCTTTTTACATATATAATCTATATAGCTGTCTATCTTATTTGCGTCAACTCCATGACTATTGTTATTCACAAAAGATTCTATTATAGATCTTAATTTACTATATGTCATTTGATACGGTAACTCACCGTTTGATTCTACAGATAAATATCGATCTATACTTTCTTGATTAGCTATATAATAAAAGAATGGATTTACTACGAAATACATAATAATTACTCATCATTAATAAAGTGATTCCAGCATCTTGCTTCGAATGCGTCCCAACTAGGTATAACTAAACCTTCACCTGTATAGCAAACTTTCTTGTTAAATGAAGCATGCTTTCCACATACTGTACAGATAGTTTTGACTTCATTTACTTCATCTGCTATCTCAAATAATCGTTTTGAAGCAGGGAACAGGTTCGCATTAAAGTCTGTACGTAAACCAAAGCAAAGCACATCTATATTTCTATCATTAGAAATAGAACGAAGTTCATTTATTTGATTTACAGATAAGAATTGACATTCATCTACTAATATTACATCTGCTTCATTTATTATATCGTTATAATCATACAAACTTTCTTCATCTGATATAACTATATTTGCTTTTCTTGGTGGTACTTTTGCTCTTGTCTCTATAAGTTCACTTCTTGTATCAGCTGCAGGTTTTATTGTACACACATTCCAATTACAGCTTTCATAATTATGTGCAATAGACAGAAGCTGCATACTTTTGCTACAACCAACGCATCCATAGAAATAAATAACTTTTGCCATAATACACTTACCTATCTTAGAATTGAAGTGAGCCGAATCCAAATAATTTATATAGATCTTCCATAGAATTTTTAGGATAGTCTCTGTAGTTCTTAGCTTCGTTTATTCGTTTTTCTGCATCTTTCTTTTCTTCTAAAATCTTCTCTTCCAAGATAGACTTACAAGCTGCAATTTCATTTGCTATAATATGAATTATTGAAAGCTTTTGCCATTTCTCTAACTGTGATTCACATATTAAGCTATCAACGTAACTAGACTGACTTGTTTTAGATTCCCATTTATAGAATTCTATTGCTGTTGATAACTCATCACAATACTGAACTGCTTCTTCTTTCTTATTCTCAATAATACATTGAATAATAAAAGCTTGATAGCAGTTTGGATTAATCATATTAAATATGTCAAAGATAGTCTTACCATGACTTATCTGATGATTACTCATACACGTGACCTCTATTTCTTTGTAGCAACTAATCTTTTAAAGCTGTTCTTAACAAAGAATCTCAATACACCCTTTGGATCAAACTCATCTTTAGAACCCACTTCTACATATCTGTCGATCTCTTCAGGCTTAATCCAAAACGTTTTAATATAATTTCCCTTATATTCAGGATAAGATTCCCAGAAGGACATTACGATGTGTTTTATAGAATGATTAAATATGTGTGCGAATGTAATGCAGCCTTTCGCATTCAAGAACATAAAGTTAATATATTCTTCAAAAGAGACTATCTCATTAAAACCTAAATAGTTGTATAGCACATCTAATGCGTGCTTTTCTATATTATTACAAGAATTATATCTTTCCATACTAAGTCTCCTTATATAACAAAGCGATTATTGTAATAGATATACAATAACCGCTCTACAAATTTAATCTACAAGATACTAGAAGCTAATTACATAACCGAATCGATCTACAGAATGTGCATCTCGTATCTGTCCTCTAATATAATCATGTAGTACTAATTTAAATTCACCATCAGTTGTTTCGTATGTATCAACTGAAGTTGGAATAGTGAAGTTTAGAATCTTACCATAATAATTTGTGTGTTCAGTCATAATATGCTCAGTCATATTGTTAATATCATCACTACTATATTGCCCAAAGTTAAATATGTTTTCGTAAGCTCTATAATATCTCTCGTGGCTTTCATTTTTAGGAGCAGTATAGATTGCAATTTGACGTGGAACTAATAAATTGTCTACAGAAATTTCACTACAAAGATAGCGAGGATTTACAGTAGCAGTAATAAGTAAATGATGAGGGAATCTATCATCTAATGAAACATTACTTGAAATAGGATCGTCATCAGGTCTAACTATCTTCCAATAACGATCACCATACCAGAACTGATCTATATCACCAGTATAGTTGTCACCAATATCTTTTACAAAGTTTACACTGCATCTAACTGCACCTAGTAGCCCAACTGGAACTCTAATCCCTGGTAAAGTATTTTGAATTGAATAGTTACGCTCAAGTGACTTTCCACGAATATACATTTCATAAAAGTACTGCCGTTTTAAATTATCATCAGGTACTGTGACAGTAACAGGATCATCACTACTATTTATTTTATAAAGATTAAAATCTCCAGTACCGTCATCTTTAGTTATATAGAATTCGTGATAATTACTTTGTGTAACACTATTAATAATTGCCTCACCATGTTCGTCAGTGCCATGCCATGTACTTGGAAATACAGGATTTACATCTTGACACGCGTAAACATATCTTCCTTCGTCTGAATAATTATTAGAGTCTTGATTTGAATTTTGCGTTGAATAATTTATATCTGAATCTTCAATAGAAATGTGGGTATAAAGTGTTCCACCACCGCCGCCTTTATTATAACATTGGAAATACTGACATACTTTATCATCATAAAATTGATTAGTAGTAACGTCATTTTCTTTTAGTATAGAAGTATTATATGGTGCTACAGTTATATTTTGACCACTAGCAGGATTATCCCATTGTGGATTACCTATCCCAAATACCATATAAGTATCATTAGTCTCTGTTAATAATTCTTTAAATTGTTTTGCCTTTAAGTATCTTCCGTATTGAGTATATATTGCCATAATTTATTTCCTTAGGTTAATTATAACCAACTTATTTTATTCTATTCTCATTAAAATTGCAATTATAGTTGATACTGGTGCTATAACAACATACCTACCTTCAGGTATGAAAATAGACCCTAAACCACCGACACGGTGTAGTATCGGTACTGTATTAGGAAGCACATCAACTATACTACCGGATATATTATAATGTCTATCAGTACTGTCAACGCATATAAATGACCCAATTGGTACATCTATACTGCGAGTACTACCATTATATTCAGCATAAGGGATATTACCAACAAAATTATTGGCATACACGTTTCTAAATTTATAACTATCATTACCTAGACTAATCGATGAATTTACATTTGGTGATATTGTCTTCTTTAATTTAATATCAATATCTTCACTGCTGTCTAGCGCGTCTAAAATCCCAACCTTGTATGTACGAGACCATATATTGTCAAATAAATTTTGATAAGTACCTAGACTAACACTACTATTTCTTGGAGGTATAATATTATTATACACAGTAACTGAAGAACCGTTTGAAGCAGAATGTATAGTATCAAATCTGGCATCGCTTGTATAGAGAGATTTTATCCTATATCCTTCATCGCCTATTGAATACGTGTTATCATACTTAGGTACAATGTTGGAATTAAGAGCTATAACATTTGCTGCGTTTGTATAACTCTGTAAAGAATCAGTTCTAAGTGAATTTGTGAAACTGCTGCTACAGTGTATATCTGTTGCATATTCAGACGTGCAATATATTATTGGCATTGGTATTTCTTGAGTACCTATTGATGCATTAGCCGCTGGTTGATTATTAGTGTACGGGTCTTCGCACGTTATAGGCTCTGTAATATTAATACTTCCATCTGTATACATTGCTCCATCAACATACACTGCGTTATTACCAACTCTAAATATATCATTGCTGTTTACAGATAGTATAATCTGATCAACAACCCCATCAAGAATAAATTTAATATCATCACTTTCTCTAGATATAATGTATTTAGCCTTAATGTCGTTATCAAAGGTTTTTACGCCTAATATAGTTTGATCGTCTCCTATAGATGTGTCATCTTTGTTATATACTGTTACAAATCTACGTGACATATCAGGTGTTTCAAAGCTATCAGCTGTAACAGTACCAACAATATTTAGATTGCCAGATAGCTCTGTGTTACCAGATATGTATAATCCTTTACTGTCACCATAAATACCATTTCTAAATTGTACAGGACTATTAAATGATTTATATCCCCAGATCTCTTGATTATATGATCCGTCTGAGTTATATGATCCCATTGGATGTGAATGATACTCATCGAATGAAGATTCACACTCACCACTACCATCTAGCTTACCTTTACCATTCTGATCAGAGTCAGATCCTGATGTAATCATATACTGTGATCTATATACACTCGTCTTTTCTTCATCAATCTCACCGTCTTTAATTTCTTCATATAAATCTTTAGTATCCCAGCCAGAAGGTATATTAAATGCACTTACATCATCTGCATTTGAGTTATAGTACAATATGCCTGTAGATGATACATCTTGAAGCCAACCACTAAGTGAGTCCTCAGCTGAAATATCGCTTGCTAATATCTTTACATTACCTAACCTACTACACCAAGTGAACATATTTTTATAGCACGAGTTTCTCAGTGATATAGCATATAGCTTTGGAGATGTAGCTATATCACAATAAGCGAACATACTTTCATAGCAACTTTCTGCTAATTCTACAGCAGGTAAATCTGGTGCTTGTCTTAAAGCAAACTGCTTATAAAACATATTACTGTAACAACTATTTATTAGCTTTTTGGCTGGCAGTAACAATTCATAACCATATATATTGTTAGTACCGTCTAGTGAATTGGCAAACAGTTTATAAAAAGTATAACTGCCTATTAAATAACCATTTGGCGTATACTGATCACTTAGATCATCTATATTAGAAAAATCATACTCTCTTGATACATCTACATCACCAAAATTACCTTCATCTAATAAGCTATTTATATTACCGCTTATCTCAAGTGTGTCAGCAGAGCTTGTTATACATTCAAAGTGAATATATTTAGACTCATTTTGTACAAACCCTCTATGACCAACAATATATACGCGTTGAGCACCCTCATATGATAGATTTATAACTGTACTGTTTAATGTAATTGGATCCCACGTACCACCATCAGCAACTGTTATGCCATCATAGCTAAACCAATACTGTGTATCGTTTAATTCATCCTCTTGTAACTCACCTTCAACGTTAAGTGAGATGCTTATATTTGATTGTGGGCCATTAGTTAGACTGATGCACAATGGCGTATGTAATAAATTTTTATAATAGTCTGTATCCTCTTTTTTATTAGAATAGTAATCAACTAATGCAATGTACAGATACTTATCTGTGCCGCTATCATCTACATAGAAATGTCTACCATCCCATGACTCTGATTCGTCTACAGGATTACCTGTAGTATATGCAATGCTATCAAAGATACAAGCTATCTCATTCTCATAAGTAGGAAAGCTTGTTGAATTTAAATGATTCTCTACTGTGCGATTTGTAATTACTAATTTATACTTTGCATAAGCTAATGGGAATGTCTCTAAGTCGCCTACTCTAACAGACCCATGAAGAGGCCCGATTTTCCAATTAAAGAATTTACAATATTCACCATCTTGCTTCTCAGATTCTATATGAGATTCAAACCCCATGTCATTTTTACCAAGAATCTCATCCATAGTGAGTTTTCTTGTCTGTCCATAATATATATTCCCAGACGCTTCTAATGAAGGATAGAATAATTTTACTAATTTATCATAATCATCGTTTACATTAATTGCCATAAAGTAATTCTCCTGGACTAATTAGTTGTCTATTACATTATTACAATTTGATACTATATAAATATACAAAAACCTAATCTATAATTTATTATATAGATTAGGTTTATTTGTAAATTAAGTTTCTACATAAGGTGAATCAGAATCATGTCCTGAAGCCCATGGAATAAGCCACCCTTTACCAATACATAACCACCCACCGTAAACAGCACCAATAGTGGAAACCCTGTCAGCACTACATCTGCGAACTAAATTCTGATTAGTATATCCTTTAAACCCTATACTGTTGTCAGGAAAACTCCCAGCAGATGCAGTACCTTCTGCATTTAGATAAGAAGTACTTTGTGCATAATTAGGCGCGCTTGAGAATAATATAGATGGGATGCAAGATACTTTATCACCCATAGGCGTGACAGCAGTAGCATTTAATGGATCTAATGAATCAAGCCATTGCCCATAACTAAAACTTCCGCCTGCGCTTGTCCATATACCTCTCATTCTATCTATTTCATAACTTATATATGGACTAGTGGTATCTCTGCTTAATAATAAGCAACCCTCAGTGTGAGTATCACCTGATTGTGTAGATATAGCTTGTGGGTGATATATTAAACACCCAGAGCCAGTTGGATTGCTTGACTCATACACATGATAAATGAACGTAAAGCCAGAACCGTCTGAAGTTATACAATATTTAGATTTATAACCATTGGCCACTAAATCTATAACGCTTACGCCACTATTTGTGTATAAGCCGCCAGCAAGTGAAAATATAGGTATCTTTAAACCTAAATCATGTGCAGGGTCTGTATCGATGGAAGTATCCTTTACACCAAAGTATAAACTAGAAGCAGTATAGTAATTATTACTATTCGCACCTTGACATAAGTAGTTACCTTTATATATTTTACAATCACTACTAGATGTATTATCACCAGTAGAACTAATAATACTAGGGCTACTACCATTAAAGCACCAAATACGTAAATATTCGCCAGTATAATTATTCTTTAACAGTATTGTATGTCTGCAATAACTAGTTGATTCAGACATTCGACTACCCATTATCTCTACTGCACTCTCAATACTATAATTGTTACTTGCTGTTACTAACGCGTTGGCAAAATTAGTTAATAGTAGTTTCCCGTATGTCAACCCATTACTGTAATTATTACTTTTATCCATTACGAATGAAGATATCCCAAGTGCCATATAATTACCTCTATGATATATCTAACTCGTCCATTGAAGGACCATTTATAGTCGTAAATTCTTCACTAATATTCATAATATGAATATTACTAACATCTAAATCTTCAATCTGTGAAGGATTAATTACTTCAAACTCTGTATCTAGGTGCGGAATCTCTATCTGATCTACATTCATCGACACAGGCATATCTATATCAGATAGCTTTGATTCTTCACCCGTAACAATGTCAAATATAGTAGAAGAAATACCACCGAAAGAGTAACCTTCTTCATAAAACTGCTCTATTGTTATATATCCGTTACCAACATCTATAATGTCTAAACTTAAATTCGCATTTGTGATTCTAACTGCATTTATAGATTCACCTTCAGGGCTTATAGCAGTTACATTCTCAGGCTCTATCTTCTCAGTTGGAGTATTTACTAATTCTACTGTAAACAGTATATAAGATACATTTAATGAGATTCTGCTATCATTAGCTATATTACTTATTGTGACATCATAGCTATGTGTCTGATCTTGGTTCTCACGATAAGTAAACAACATATATGCAGAATCATTGTACTGTAGTTTATTACCGTCACTGTCATATATGCCAACTATAGTAAATTTCAATGAATGAGATTCATGTGCAGTGCTATTCTCGTCAAAGAAATATATTTCTGAAGAACCGGCTGTATTATATAGTGTATTAAACAGATAGCTCATTTCTTTAGACGACTTATCACTGTTTACATACAATTTATGAATCTTTGAAGTTTTATATAACACATCACTATAGCTATATGTCTCAGAAGTATCTACAACGCTTAAATCCACATATAGTAAATCACTGAAAGGCTCGCACTTTATTATTGGATTTACATTGTCATACAATGTGTCTGATTCATTATTAAGACTCACTATATTATATGATAAAGTAACATCATTCTCAATTAAGACTGCAGAATCTGTCTCTAAATCATATCTGTAAAAGATATTATTATACGGTGAATCTGTACTTAAAACTTTATCATTACCTATATTTGTATTATTGAAATATCCTACGAATATTGGATCAAGTTTACCTGCTGTAGGTCTATCATACGAACCAAATGTGATTTCAGATACAGGTGGTTCATTGAATCTATTTACACTTTCAATATAATAACTATCACTATTTAGATTAGGAACATTCTCTTCTTGTTTTAAATGCATCCAATGATACAGAGAATGATTGTTAGTTCCCCAGTTACCATTGTTATATGAATTCTTTGTAGACTGCGCCATCGCTAGCCATGGTGAAGATTCATTCCAAAACGGCTTATAGATTTTTATATGATGAAGAGATTCACGTGTGTGATAGTGGTAGCCTGGTGTGATTAAATCCCATCTGTATGCGCCAGGTGATTCCAAGCTATCAGGTATATTATTTACATATTTGTACTCTATGTATTTATTTGCATCTATAGTATATTTAAATTCTTCACTACTGATTAGTTCTTTAGGTGTAAATACTTGTAGCCTATTAGGCACAGTAGTTTTATTTCTTGAATACAAATAACAATTAGTTTGAAATTCTGACTTACTATCACTTAGCTGTTTACATTTATTGTCTAGTTTATATAATACAGCTTCAGCAGGATCAGCAACTGGAATACCATCTTTATCGTAATAATAGCCAGATTCTTCTATAGGCCAAGTACCAGCATGATCGTTTAATGCATTTGGTTCTGTGTGTCTAGAATCATGCATATAATGATAATCAAACCAGTACGGTGTTTTATAAGGTGTTCCAATACCTTCACGCCAATTATAATGAGTAGAAGCAGGTGTTGATAGATCTGCTATTGTGTAGCTATTATTGTTACAATCTTCTGTATAATATAATCTATCATACATAAGCATATGTACATTATAAAAGAACCCAGAATCACCAGGGTATACAGGTCTTGGCCATGGAATATATAAATATGTATAACCTGCTGGTAAAGATTGATTTATTAGAATATCTGTAGATAGAGCTTTTGCAGCTGAACTAATTACAGTGCCTCTTCCATCTGTTATAGTATCACCACTTACATAGAAGTAGCCATCTGCATCTGATGCAAATTCATAATGTCTAGCTATCTGTATCTTATTAAAGTTATACTCAGTTTTATTGCTAAAATCGTTAGACCAAAGACCCTCAAACTGACCACCAGATTTGGCTATAGCTTTTATAGTGTTTTGACGTGTACGATGATGTTTTATCGATGGATATAATCTATAGAATCTTCCATTTGGAAGCCATTCTTTAGTCATATTATCGATCTTAATATTATATAACTCTAGCTTCTGTCTTATTTCATCTGAAGATAATTCGTCTATGTCTAATCGTTTTAGTAGTTCATAAGCATGATCTAATACAGACAAGCGCAGTTCTTCTAGTACCTCTTCTAGTACTGGTAAGTATTGTATGATATAATCTGGTAGTATCTTCATGTTATGAGCCTTCAGTAATATATTATTATAGTAATAAACTATAGATATTAAAAATCCCTCTAGAGAAAGTTTCTAGAGGGTAAGTTTTTATCTTATGTTTGTGTTTACAGCCTTTATTAAAACAATTACATTGTTTATTACAGGTGTCATGTAATGATGTTTTGTATAATCATTATTTATAGACGCAGTTGCTAATTTACAATAAACTGATCCTGTAAACCTACCATTCTGATCGTATGTAACTTCTTTATCTGTAGCATAATGTAATAGATCAATGGGGCTGCTATATAGAGTTAGTTTTTCTACGCCTTCAGCTTTTTCGTATGTATTTACATTCTCACCTTCTGATACAAGAGTTAACTCGTCTCGTCTAATATAATAATCTACACTTTCATCACTATAAACAACCCAACCGTAATACTGACTATCTGACACAGATGTCATTGTATTATCTGTTACAGTGTTATAACTAAATATATCTTTTTCTTCAAAATCCCAATCTTCTGAATCAAGTTCACCGTATGTAATTTGGTGATCTACAAGATTATCATACTCATCTATTACTGATTCTGAACCATTGTGAACATAATATATCTTTGGAAATTCTTTTGGGAAATCGTTATATTCGTTTATTAATCCATTATCTGAATCTTCATCTGATTGTTTTTCAAATACCATTGTGTATTTACAATAATATTCTAACGTAAGTGATTCAGGTAGATCTGATCCGTCATTTTCTATTTCTAGCTTCTGCAATTCTTCATAAGTGTAAGTGTTGTTATCACTGTCTCTGTAAATATTACCACGTAAATAATATCTGCTAGTTATATCAGTTTCTAAATCAGAACTAAATGTAATATCACCTGATGATAGTGCTTTAAATAACTGATCTATTTTTGCATTACTTAAAGTGTTTACATTCGAGAATGTAGAATCAACTTTTCCGTATGTTGAATCTCTAACAATTATATTGTCTAATCTAATAATCTTATCTGATGCATTATGTGCAAGATAATCTATCACCGATCGTTTAGGTATACGTTCACCGGTTGATGCTGAATAATAACTCATAATAGCTGATTTTACACTTGTCGCTATTTCTGCAGTTGAAGTACCAACTAAATAACAATCAGCTTTAACTATGACTGTATATGGATCGATTCCAAATGGAATCATAATAATACAATCTGACCGTGCAGATCGTTCTTTTAAGTCATACCATAATTCCATTCGTGATTCATAATTATTATCTGTAATAGTATATATGACACGCGGAATTAAGTCTGTATTATCTGGAAGTACTCGCGGACTTACATACATATCACCATGATCATATACTTTACAATGAGCCGCGGAAGTAGCTTTTATATAGCTTTCATAATCACTCTTAGTTAATAAAGAAGAATAGCTTTGCACAAATTGCTTATAGTGTTCACGTGTAACATTTGCATTTTCATATTCTTCATAGCCTTTGATGCCGTTACCTATCGAAACAATAATGTCACTACCTTCACTTAATTCACCATCATGGTCTAAAGCGTTACCGAAATTAAATGTGTCTTTACCAGTTTGGTAACTCATTAAAGACTCTATCTTAGAATCTTTTATTCTAATATACTCAAATTTAAATGATGTAGTATGATCTTTAAATATATCGCGATAGTTAGTTGGAAATTCTATATACAAATGAATAGCGCCACCTATAAACTTTGGTGTTAAAGTAAATGACTTACTATTAAAACCAGAGCTAATAACATCATCTACGTAGGTAATTTCAACATTTCTTTCATCATTATTGTTATATGTAAGTCTGACTAGATCTCTATCGATAAATGAATCAGGTAATTCTACAGTAGAATCATTATTTATATTACTGTATGTAAATGAGAACTCTGATTTAGTACCTAATACTACGTTTATGCGAACAGTTTTATTATACTCGTCTTGCATATACGCATTATAAATACTTAACTTACCCTTGTCTATTTCATCGTCATCATTATAATAGTCACTTAACTTTTTACTATATTCAGAATCTAAAGGAGGATATAATGTTGCAGATATACTATCATTTACAACGTAAAGAGATTCACCGAATGGAATTGCTTTTATCTCATCAAACTTATTTAGATTAATGCGCCATTTATTAGCATCAGCGTCTTTCCCATCACTACCTAAATTAACTTTATAATTTAAAGATAGAGTACCAAATGACGCTTTCGGTAGCATCATCTTATAACCTTCTCGCATAGCGTAAGAATATATAGACGATGCTCTATTAGCTGTAGCCATATCGCATTCGCGTCTAAGCTCATCTATTGTAAAATGTAATTGATCACCGACTCTAGCTAGACATTCTGCAAATATAACTACAGGATCAGCTAGGTTTTGATAATCCCAGTCAACTGGTAGTTTTTGTCTAAGAAGATCTATTATTTCTTGGCGCAGCGTGGTATAATCGCGACCCGTTATTCTTGATGCCATAGTAACCCCATAATATATTAATATGCTACACCATCTGTTATAGCTAAACTAAATCTAATTGTATCTGAATTCTGCATTAAGTCTATATTAAATATTATACTATTATCATTAACAGTATATGATATCTCTGATAAAGTAACGCCTGACATCATGTTAATAGCCTCTTTTACTTCTTGACCAATCATATTAATCGTAAAGTAATTTAAGACGCTGAACCTATATTCATTTAAATGTGATCCATACGAAGGCATATAAAATCTTGATCCAGCAGGTGTATTTAATATAGACACTAACTGAGACTTAATTGCATCTACATCTTCAGAATAAACGAAACTTCCATTAACATATTTACCTGTAAAAGTTTTCATTTCATAATCCTATCTAAATATATCCACTACAAATAAATTTGATAGAGAATTACCAAATGCAAGGCATAGAGCTTTGTCACCTTTCTTTATAAATGGAAGACCATCATCAATATCATCACCTTCTTGAGCTTTAGTTGGATTTACACACCATGGAAGCTGTGCACCTAACTGTGAAGTTAACTCTATAGTTAAATCATCTCCAGTTTCCATTTCTATTTCTGCATCTGAAGACTGCTCAATTTTTGCTGTGCCTGAAGCTGAAGATATAGATACTGGCGTAGTTGATGTTCCTGGTCCAGATGGCGAAGTAATAGTACCTTGCATAGGTGGTCCACCTGATATATTAATACTACTCAACTGTGCATTATTCATTGAGACTTTTCCATGAAGTTTTACGTTTCCCTTGAATTTAATCTTTGGTGGTGTGGACCATGCTATATATGCTGATCGTAAAGTCCATGATGCTATTGCGGTTAGTTTTGTAGTTCCGTTCTCTGTATAATCAGGGCCTTCATTCTCTACATTACCATCGTCATCATCACTTTCAACATTACCAATATCGACGATTAAAATTCCGTTACTAGCAAAATCTTCACTTGGAGTTTCACTTATTCTTCCAATATAACAAGAAATACTATTTCTAGGTATTTCATATTGAGATAAACTATCTGACATATAATTACCTCGCGCTACCACTACCGCCTGATGTACTACCAGGTACATTACTATTTTGATGTGAGTATTCCCACTCTAATATTTTACATAAGCGTTTGCAATACGCCTTCTGCTTATCAGCATGCGGTTTATCTCCGTTGCTAGTATAAATATCATATTGCTCAGAAACGTTAGTCCCGCACATTCTTCTAAGACTCCCCTTACCATATATCCATGCAGTTTTACTATTAGCAGCTCTAGAAATACGAATAGCATCTTGTAAGCATATAGTGTGGTCTTTAGAAGACGTTTCTTTATTAAGCTCACTTATTGTAGGAAGCCACATTTTTCTAATCCACAGCTCAAATAAAAAATGCTGATATATTCTACCGTTACTTCCATTATAATATACAATATTCTTTGCCCACCCTAACCATAACTCATCTTGTTTTAAACCTTTATCAAATACTCTCATCACACTATCTTTTGCGAATATAGGAAATATACGCTCAACACCTTTATAAGACCCCACTCGCCACCCAGTACATTTACCTGACTTTACTATAAGATTAGCGATATGATCTCGTTCTGATTGAGTCATAGATGGATCGAATCCGCAAGTAGTATAAATATCATCTAAGTTTCCAGCATCCCAATGAGCAATTCCAAGCCCACCTACATTATAATGATACGGTAATTTACCAATACTTCCTGCACAGAATTCTTTAGAATTTTTATGACCTGGATCATGTAATACAGGATCTCTAGGAGGACATTTTACATCGTCATTTTTAGGCCAATAATCAGGAAAAGTTGATGCTTTAATTCCATAGTGAGCTGGGCCATACAATAATGACAATAATCCGAAATCACCAGTATCATATAAAGTTTTAATGAAAGAATAATCAAGCCTACGTGCGGTTGATTTTAGATCACCGTATCGATCTAAGAACATATCAACATGTTTTCCGAAGGTACCATCTTTTAAACATGATCTAGTCTTGTCGATACTGAGAGGTATTGGTAAATCATCTTCTTGTCTAAGATATTCTTCATAAGTTTTTGGTACTTCATATTTACTCACGGCTTTTGCCCCTGCTATCTTCTCTGCGTGCTTCTTTAATTTATCAAACACACCTTCTTTAGATTTTTTATCTGCACTACCTGAACCAGTTTCCTTAGTAGCATTATTATTGAAATATTCACAGCAGGTAACACTAGCTTTAATCATACCGCCTGATAAAGTGTAACTACATTTCTGAACTGTACCATAACCACTAACAATGCTCTTCTGACCTAACTCATTATATATCTCATATAGAACTTTATTATTCAAATCGTTTGTTCTAAAAGCAGTTACGTTACAACAATCAAATGTCACATTTACAGTACTAGGGCCACCATTACCATTGTCGCTTCCAGGGTTTCCACCACTATTTGGTTCTATTGTACGTGTGCTATTATCACCGCCGTTCTGCACTACAGTTGTTCCATTAGGATTATGTAATATTCTAGACTGTAACGTAAGATTAGCCTGATTGACTTCATAATTAAATGAAGTCATTGGGATAACTATCTTACCATCTTCAGGTCTTTTTTGATATGGTTTGAAACAACCGTTTTGTACAAATACAAGTTCATCAGTAACAGAATCTTTAGGTGGCTGATTATTATTTACATTTCTATATGAAATCTCAAACTTATTAGTATCACCATTATAGTGACCTGATAAATATTTACCGTCTTTTGTAATACAGTTCTTTATTAAATAAAAGTATGCATCTATTAAAGAATTACCACAAGTCTTTGGTAAACTTGTACTGTTATATAAAAAAGTACCGTCACTACTAATGAAAATAATGTAATCGTCGAGATCTTTCCCAGCTAAGCTAGAACCCATGTTATTTGAATATACTATTGGAATATCAGGGCTATACGCTTCTCGAAGAGCTTTTACTAATTCTTTTGGTGAAGAATATGTTTTATACGTTGGTGGTGGGTTTTCTTTGTCTGAGCTAGGTATAATAACTTTAAAGTCTAACGCAAGCGTAGGTGTAGATCCTACAAAGTTAAATTGCCAATCTATTATCTGTCCATAAAACGTAACAGTATCAGTAAAGCTTTTAATTGTTATCTTTACTCGTGATAAATACTTCTCTGCATTTTCTAAACTACCACTATAGCTACCGTCTTCTTTAGGCTCACCACGTGTATCTAAGAATTCTTTTAAATGAACATTAAGTGACTTAAAAACTGCATCTTTATAATCGATTACATTTATACGGCCATTTGCACCAATGCTATCTTTATTAACTTCTGTGCTACCAACAACAGGTGATTCTATAGTTAGAGATTCCAAATGAGCGCCACAGTTATTATCTGGAAATCCAGCCTTTTGTACATTTGTAATTATATAACCGTTAATGTCTATTTCACAATAAGTATAGTCTATACATTCATAATTCATAAGATTTAAATCCTATAGCTGTGGAATTCTCAATACAGTCCCGGCTATTGCAGTCTCAGGATTAATGATCGCATTAAATCTTGCTATTATCCACCAATGCACAGGTGTATTATATACACGCTGTGAAACTAAATCTAATCTCCCACTTTCACTTGCTTTAACAACTATCGTATAATATGAATATGACTTTTTTAATAATTCATCTTGTGGCAAATCATTAGTAGTATCACAGTCATAATAACGAGAATTTCTATCATATCTTGCCATTAGATCACCTCATAATTATACGTTAATAAAATTAAACCGTGAAGCGATTTGATTAAATGGATTACTTGCATTTATTATCGGCGAATAAGGTGGTGGTTCTGGTCTATCTATTGAAGCTTGAATGTCTTCCTCACTAACAGGTGACATCATTTCATTAGAATTATTAGCTGTTGAATTAGCTTCATCTTTATTTAAATCATCAGATGCAGGTGCTTCCCTATCAGATGATTGTGTCGTAGTATTCGCACTGTATTTATTATCTTTACTATAAACAATAGTTTTTACGCCTACATTACTTTCATTTACATGATATAGCTGAACGTCTTTAATTATAATCATACTAAAAGTAACTTCTAATTGAGAATAGAAGTAATTTTCTGGTTCCCTAATAGAAATATCTGACCCATCTGTACCGCCACCAGATAATACGCCTGAGCCGGTTGAATAATCACCAGACATATCACCTGAATAATTTATTTGTGCTTCTGTAATGTAACCAATATGAGATACACCTGGTAATATTACCTTGCATACTTTTTGAAGTAAAGATGAACCATTCTGCCATGGACGTGTGAAATCTTCAGCTATTTTAGCTATTTCTTGTATAGTATATGATTTATTAGATCCAGCTGACCTATTATACATAGTTCTTATTTCGTCTATATGCCACTTCAGTGTAAAACCAAGACTCATTGTGTTAGCACTTTGATAAAATTGAAATGGTTGTTGAGATCCTCTAGGTGATACTGAATCATACTGTGCAGCCGCTGTATATGAAACTGACTCAGGCTGTTGATAGCAATATAACTGTGTAAAACTGTTTTCAATAGAACTAGAAGCATTATCTAAGCTATTACAATTAGGTAAGTCATATATCACAGCTTGTACATTATTATATACACTACTATTTGTAACTTGTCTATCTTTTATAGTAATTTGATCTGGGTAATACAGACCATAATATTTATAGTTATTAATATTGCCGTCTTTATCTTTTTCATAGTAAGGTGTTTGCTCTAATTCGTATGTAGAAGATGTGTCATCTATAATGTCTTTAGATGTAGATTCATTATTTGTAGCAGCTTCTGACGAGGCCGCTTTTGTATCATCTTTAACACTCTCGTATTTATCGTATTTAGCATTCTTTAATTTATTATAAAGAGGTGTGAAATCTTTTACTATTCTTTCTGGTGTAAAGTCTGCTATATTTATAATGTACTTTGTATTTTCATTCACAAGTTCTGCTAAACCTAAATCACTGCCGTCTAGTGTTAACCAGCCTTTCATAGGTTTAGCATTATTACTTGCAATTTCAGGTGTCTTACTTAAAGATTTGTAAATCTTCCCACCCTTAAATAAACCATAATGACGATCTGAATCTTTATTAGTGTATTCAAATGAAACTGTTTTCGCTTCAGGTAAATTTAATGCTGCATCATATAATTGTTTATCAAATTCTATTGCAAGAGATGTAGGTGTCCCATCTGTATGTGTACTAGGTGGAGGTGAACTATTATCTTTATTACCAACTTTACTAGCATAAACTAAATTTCTAAAATTAGTAACATCTGTATTTTTAGCACCTAATGTAAGAGGTTCACCGCTAGATCTTCCAGATATAGCCTGTGATAAAGTATTACCTACAGTTGGAGCTACATTAGATATAGCTGATGTGATTGAATCTAATAAAGGCATAATATAAATCCTATAATTATATCGCATATAGATTATAATCTATATGCGATGTTTTATTGTTAATTATCTAGCTGCACCAGATACACCATAAGTTGCAGCTGGTGGTCTTGAAACTGGGACTGCAGTGTTCTTATTAATTGACATTGATCTCAGGTATCTTGCTATCTCTGTAAGTAATACAATAATGTTTTCTTTATCAGAGCCACTTGCAAGTAATTTCTTTGCTTGTTCTATATATGAACTCATTATTGGTGCGTTTCTAATACCAGCTTCATTAAGTATAGTCATCATTTCATTAGTTGATAAAAGACCCGTACCTTTAACTGATGGCTGCCCTGACCCAGCTTTCTTAAGAAGCTGTTTTGTTTGCTCAGTAGCGCGTTCTAAAACAGTTGATTTTTTATTAGCAGTCGGTAACTTCCCAGTAACTGAACTGTCAAACATTCCATCATAGTATCCAGCCGCATATAATTTATATGTACCGGTTGTCATTGGTTTAGTGAGAGCAACACCGCTTTCTGTAAATTTAATTTTTTCACCACTACTATAATCATAGGTGCTTTTCGATGACGTTGAGTTCCACCATAAACCATTACCAGCATAAATACCCATGTGACCAGGATCACCGGCTTTTCGTTTACCGCCCTTCTGAGCGTTTAACTGATCTGCTTCTTCTTGTGTAAATGGATGAGAAAACATAATCATACCAGGTACTAGTGCTGGATCTGTAGGTGAAATACCTTTAATTGGATCATTTAAAACTAATCTCATCTTATCGTTATTGAAGTGCTTTGTTACAACACCTCTAGTGGGTAATGGGAATCCTGCGTATTTAAGAGCAGCTTCAACTAGTTGATTACATACCATCTCTGAATAAGTATGACCTTTCTGTGCTGCTGCGCCTTCTATAATTTTTCTAGTAAGATCCGTCTGTGTAACATCGCCAGATACAAGTTCTCTATTAGAAGTTCCACTTTGTTTATAAAGTTTATCTTTATTAGTCAGTATATTATATAATACACTAGAGAGGCTTGTAATAGAAAAAGACTGATTTGATTTAAGTAATTCTTTAAGTAGTAAGAACTTTTCATTATTAGATAGTTGAGAAAATACATTTCGTATCTGATCAGGTTTAGTTAATGGGAATATTACTTCTTTGCCGGCTTCACCGACAACAGCTTTTGTGGCTGAACCAACAACACCACCGTTTGCAAAAAGTTTAAAGTCGTTCCACCAGTTTTTAAAGTCTGATCTAATATTTTTAAATGTGGTAGTTATGACATTACCAATATTTCCGATCCACGACGACTTACTAGCTGCTTCTTTGCCACCGCCAAAGATAAAGTTCTTTATACTCTGCGGAAGCCACTCAAGTTTAAAAAAGTCTTTAAATGGATTAATAACATTGGAAATCTTAGTTTTAAAATTATCAACGCCTTTACTAATCGTAGCTTTAAGGTCTTTAGCTTTATCTATGCCGTTACTAATTGTATCTCTAAAATCTTGGGCTGTTGGTAAAATACTACCTATAGTAGAACCTATCTTAGCAGTTATCTTATCCCAATTAGTTGTAATAAGTCTTATATCATTGCCTATCTTTCCAATAGGGCCAAATAAACCTAAAACAATCGAATAAATAAGATCTTTATACTTATTTAATTTTAGCATACTGTCTGCTTCAAGATTTAGTGGCTCTAACATAGCAGCTAACATTGTATGACTATAATCTTTAAGTGCCTCATTGCGAGCTTCTATTTCTTTTAATTGTTTATCTGCTGCATCAGCCATTGATTTTTGTTTAGCTGCATTTTCAGCATCACCCATTGCAAGATATCTTTCTGCATTTTTAGCAAACATATCTATTTCTTGCTCAAGTGAAACTCTCTTTAATCTGTTCGACGCTACATAGTCATCATAAGTTTTTTCATTATTAGTTCTAGCATTACCAACAGCTTCATCAAGCTTCTTATCAAGACCTTCCCTTGACTTTTTAAGTGCATTTAATTCTTGTTCAATTCTACCTGCATTTGGATTATTAAAATCTTTAGCAGCTTGAAGTTCAGCTTCTTTGCGTGCTATTTCTGCATCTTTATCTTTAATCTCATCTTTTACTGCTTCTACTTCATCGCCACGATCAATCTCACCTTTAATCGCTTTATACGCAAGTAAAGCAGCACCTGCCACAAATGCTATAGGTAATCCTTTTGTCGCTATATTTGTAAATACTGGACCAAGTTTACTAAAAACATTACCTAATTTTCCAAATAAACCACCAGCTTTTCCAAGAACACCAGTGAACATACCACCTATGCCAGAACCGCCAAAGAAACTACCGATAGATTGAGTTATTTGGCCTAATCTAATACCCTCTAACAAACTAACAACTAAAGCAAAACCATTACTAACTACATCGTTCATAGGAAGACTACCGCCAAACATCTCATCTAAATTTACAGCAAGATTGCCTAGTAGACCACCTTCTATACCAAACATATCAGCAGTGATGTTATTAACACCTGCAAGAAAACTATCAGTTAAATCAGATAGCTTTCCATTTTTTCTGTTTTCTTCATTAGTTTGCTTCGCCTGTTTTAAAAGCTCTTCACCAACTTTAACGTTTTCAAAAGCAAGATTACCTTTCTTAGCAGCACCAATTGAACTCATCATCTCAGCCATGACTTGTTCGTTTTCACCAAATAACGGCCTTAAACCATTTTCTAATTGCTTTGCTAGTCTCTCAGCGCCCTCTTCATTACCAGATTGTTGTAATGACTGTATTTCAAATAGTTTGTTATTAATAGAATCAATTATTTCTTCAGGACTATTAATTTTACCACCAGTAATGCCTAATGCTGCAACTAAGTTCTGTGTATTAATATTCTCTAAAACACCAGTCTTCATCTGCATCCCAAGCTCTGTTAGAGCAGTGGATGTCTGACTTGTAAAATTACCACCGATAGCTGCTAGTTTTCTAGCAGAGTCTCCCATTGAATTAAGAGCATCTATCGCATTACCTGATTGAAGCATTAATTGGCCTTCTGCGGAGTTTAGCATTTTTACGGCACTATCAAGCACCTGTTTACCGCCTAGTCCCTCTGAAGACTGTAATACAAAATACTCTAACTTGTCTAAATCTTTATCTGACACACTTTGCGACAATTTGATAGCATCTTGAGTAGACATACCTTGCTTCTCTACAAGAGAAGCTAACATATTTATACGTTTATCATTTGCTGCGTTTGCAGCAGCATTTTCTGTAACTGTAGTTAATTTTCTAAAATATGCATTATTTTCATCAGCCATGTTTGTAAGTAAACTATTGATGCTTTCTTGCGCTACATACAAACCGTCATCTACATTTTTAGCTCTTGTTGCTGCCGCTTGAGCCGCTTTCTTATCAGCACTAGAAATATTCTTCTCCCTAAGAGATCTTGCAAAGTCATCATATTTTTTAAGTGATTCTTTTAACGATGACTTAAGCATATCATATAGTTTATCTAATGCACCCTTTAATGCGTCACGAAGTTTATCAATAGCACTAATACCTTTATCCACTTTATCATGTACCGCTGCTGCCGCTGCACGTGAATCACGTCTAGCATTCTCAGATCTAACTACCTCTGAGTTTGCATTTCTTTGTACTATAGTTGTAAGCTTATCAAAAGTTTTCTTTTCTTCAGCACTAGCATTTCTCATGTGTGATGAAAAATCGCTCCACACTTTCTGTGATACTGATTCTATAGATGTTTTGCTACTAGCTTGTGAGCTATCACCAAAATAGGCTGCCATAGTTAACCTCTTATAATAAAATAAAACCTAATCTGTATAAAAATTTGATATACAGATTAGGTTTAAAACTATAAGAGTAATTGAATAACTATTCTATATCGAAGTATTTATTTATGAATCTCTTAAAACTATCTAATGACTTTGATTCATTTTGAGAATAATATTTTAAGCAACCAAGAATTCTATTTAACTGAATAAAATTAAACTCATCCTTTAATTTAAGATGAATACTATAACTCGAATCATTATTATCAACTGAATCTAAAGTAATAATACCAGGGCGGTGCATTGTTATAATGTCATGCTTTATATCTCTAATAGAATTTGCTTTATCAGACACAATATGTGGGTTAGCTTTAAAGTTAGGCATTTCTATTGAAACATAGTTTGACGATTCTTCAAACCATTTATTTAAATCAGGTTCACCGTATGGAAATGGAAGATAATCTTGTCTAACAATGAAATCAGCAATACCCAAATCTGTAAATACTACATAATGGAAATATTTCTCATTCTGTGCAACTTCTTTACAAACATCATCTTGTGATACTTTTACTAACTCTGGATTTTCTGCTGATTCATTAGTTGTCTGCAAACTTTCATCAGTAGGTGTGAATGTTTTACTGTATGGGAAATTACTTTCGAAATGAGCTACGTGTAACACATAATGTCTTGACTTGTAATAATCAACGTCACAGACATAATTGTTCTTAAGCTTTAAAGATGCTATATCATTAGCAGGACTACTAACTTTAATACTATTATGCACTAAATAACCTGAGTCATTTAGTGACAGATAGTGAATAAGCTTTAAATCTTTATCACTTTTTGAAAACCATGGAAGAATATTATTGTCTGCAAAAGAATTCTCATGAGTCTCTGGTTCTTTCTCTAATTGTACCTCTTTTGCTGGAAACTCTTTCTTACTAAAACTATTTACTGGAATATCTTTTACTGGGATTATTAGAGAATTGTCTTTGTCTGATTTATCAGCAGTATCTGTTTCAACCTCAGGCTGTTTAACAGGTTTAGTTTCTTTAAGTTTTTGGAGTATATATGCTATACTAGCATCAGTTTTTAAATCTTCAATATTATCCATACTAAATCTCCAATATTACATATACGTGAACAAGTGTGATATTTTAGTATAAAAATGCTCTATCAACTCTGATTTTCTAATCATCTCACTTCTAATAACTTTATCATCTTTAACAAGATACAGCATATAATTACTCACACGATCTTCACAGTAAAACTGCCAAACTCTAGGTGCTTTGTAAAAACTCATGTATGCACTTTTATACTTTCCACTTGTAAATATAATCTTTGTCTTCTTACCGAATCTAGTCTTTACCATAGTCTGAAGACACAGCATAATGTCTTTAATATTCTTTATATACTCTCTGTTATTTAGTGGCATAATTATCACCTCACTAATATAGTATTTTCTATAAATAGATATACTATATTAGTGTAAGATACATGGATTATTAATTACTGCATATAATCGTAATCATCTTCAATCTCTGGTATATAATTATCGATTGCAGAATCACTTGGATGAAGATCTTTCTCTTTAGTTGATTCCATTTGTGGGACAAATTCTTTTACAGTACCATCTTCATTATAAATAACGTTAAATGGAATTAATTCACCAAAAGATTTACCTATAGAAAGATCTGGTTCGAGAACAACGGGCCAATCAGGTAATTTAATAGTTTGACACTTCATAATAATAGGAACTACTTCATCGATTAAACTCTTTGGTACAAGATAATTGATCTCATCATGGATCGTCCCAATCCAACGTAGCCCCTTATCATAATACTTCGTAAATAAATCATTCCATAGTCTAATTAACATTAGTTTTAACGCGTCACCAGCGCACCCTTGAACAACCGTATTACTGCAAGTTCTTTTTGCAAATCCTTGCATCGATCTATTTGAGCTGTTTATATAAAACTTTACTCGACGAGGTCTTCCAAAATAAGTCTTTACATAACCGTTCTTTTTTGCAAATCTAAATGCGTTTCGTTGAGCAGCTTCAATAGAAGGAAGTGCAGATTTAAATTTATCAATAAAGTCTTCACACTCTTCAAGTGTCATATCAGGGAACTGATTATGAAATCCGTATGCAGAAGACCCATACAGAATTCCAAAGTTTGCAGTCTTTGCTTTTTTACGTGCTTCTTTACAATAATTCTCTTCACCGAAAATCTTTATTGCTGTCATTTTATGAACATCTTGCCCTGTATTAAATGCATTTATCCATGTAGGTTCATTAAATACATTGGCAGCAAGACGAAGTTCTTCAGCTTTCATATCGACAGATACTATTACTGAATCATTTGTAGGTGGGCGAATTGACTTACGAACATTCAAATGTGGGTCTTGACCTTCAGTTAAACCTAAACTATTCTCAGGATTATCATCAAAGATATAACCACATAGATCTTCATTATTTGCAATCTGTTCAGGCGTTGCTTTGTGTACATGATAATTATGTGAATGTGGTTTAGGAAGTGATTGAAAGTTCACAGGACTGAAAAATGAATTCTTTCCATCTGTACCACACGCTAAACGACCGGTAGGAACACGGCACGTGAAATAATTAAATCTAATTGGATGCTTTTCAATCTCATTTGGTGATGAGATTTTTAAAAGTGTCTCAAGATATGAATTATCGAACTTGAATAATTTCTTATACTCAATTAGTTTTCGAAGATACTCATTATCGCCGTGCGTAATTAAATAGTTGTCGATTGTTTTAATATCTGTTTTCATCTGACCAGTAGCAGTTCTTGCGCCTGTATCAATCCCAAGCTGCTGAAATACACCTACAAGTTCTCGACCTGAACTAATATTATATTCATTTCCACCAACTTGCTCATAGAGATAATTTTTCAATTCTTGCAAGTGATTCTTAATATCAGTTTTCATAGAAGCAAGATAATCGTGATCTATGTAAACAGGAGTGTTCTCTAACTTCATTAAAGGATAAAGAACTTCATTATCAAGTTTACCTGCTGCACCTGATTCAGCTAAATATTTCTCTGTCTTTAGAAATAAATGATATGTACCTAATGCGTCTATACAAGCATAACGATATCCTTGTTCAGCAGGTAAATACCCAAAGTTAGATTCATCACCTACTGTATCTGAAAATGTAGGAGGGTTCCACCCAAGAAAATGTTTTTCAGATTTTTTCAATGAAGGCATTGGTACATTCGTGTCTGCTAACCAAACTGAACACTGAACATCGAAATATTTAGTATTTGAAAGATCGAACTTATAAACTTTCTCATCTTTCTCAGGTTCATAATTATATTTCTCAGGTGTCATAAACTCAAGAAAGCGCATATCGAATCTTGCGTTATATAACAGATGAAGCTTTGATCTACTGATCATAGCATATAAAACTTTTAAAGCTTTATATCCTAATGCATAATCAGGGTGACAAAGAGGTACATAATAACCGTCGCGACCATTCTGCGTAAATGAATAACCAACAATTCTTCCTTCAACCATGTCACCACGTGAGACTGATTGAGTAGGATCCAATGAAGAAGTTTCAGTATCCCATGCAAAGAATGAATTCGGTTTAAACTCATTATTATAAAAACTCATGAGTTCATCATAAGATTTTATAAGATGATACTGTAATTTATATACCTCTTCAAAATTTTCTAGAATCGGTACAGCTGGAACATAATGCTCATAATTACCACGGCTTGTTTTAATTTCATCTGACTCTGACTTTTTCTTTCTCGGTGCCATATTTCTTATAACTCCTAATTGGCTAAAAGGCAATAAGTAATTTATTGTAATATATAATATACAATAAAACCCTGATAGAATTAACTACCAGGGTTTATTTATTTGTTATGTTAATTATCTTTAGTAAGATTAGATAAGATCTAACCCATTTTCAGGATCAGTCCATAAAGCACAATCACCACCATCCATATCAGATGTGTCATCATAACAAACTACAACACAATCGCTAATTGATTCCCAACTTGGATCTTCACTCATAAGATCCATAATCTCATCAATACTGCTATCACATAATCTAGATCTAAATTTCTTAAACAGATTTCCAGCTAGGCCAACTGCAGCAACAACACCTGTTCTCCCGTCCACATCTTCAACTACATCACCTGGTTTTAATCTATAACCAAAACCTTCATTCTTTCGTAATGCACGTTCAAGACGACTAATACGTTGTTCTAAAGTAGCTTTTCTTTTAATCATAACTTACCTCATAATTTTATTTAAATAATATACAATTATATATTTATAAAATTTATATACTTTTCTATTTTTATATTATAGAACTTGATTTATATCATGGATGATACCATCAATTTCATCTTCATCACCACCCTCATCAATAAAATCATTGCATAGTGACTTGTAGTTTGCGTAAGCATCCCTAATTTTATCTAACAGCTGGTCTAATTTTTCCCTATCTACTACGTTTAATAAAACAGCAGGGCGAACACCAGCTTTTGGGTAGTTAGCATATGTATAATCAATATCACCATCTCGATGAACAAACGCAACAGCACTACTTGAATCTGGAAGTGACGTTCTGAGCCACCACCAATTATTCATCTTAGATATATTACCCTTAAACTTTTCATATTCATCTTCAGACAATAAAAACAATCTATCACCTTCAAAAGGAGAAATCTCAGATTTCTCTTCTGTAGATAGAGTATTGTAAAAACCAGAATTTAACCATTTACGAATATCAGAGTCTTCCCAATCATTTGATTCTTCTCTTCCATCAAAAGCCATCAACTGTACAAACTCATCACACAAATAAATAGGATAGCCTTTCATATTTCCTATTTTTGTCCATGTGTAACCACCTAATTCAATCCTGTTATTAGACTGTTGTTCAGCCTCATAAACATATTTAGATTTAAATCTGTGTTTTTCATTTTTAATAATACGTTCAAGACGAGCTATTCGATTTTCTAATTTATGATTCATATTTTAACCTCATTATATCTAAAACAGATCTTAATCATCTAATAAAACAGCTGGACGGACACTTATCCTACCAGAGTCGACTTCGAAAATTCGTACATTACCATCATAATTAATATAGTCAGCAAAGTTGAGCATATTGCTTGATGATCTAAGCCACCAGGATTTATCAATAATAGGTATATTGTTTTCAAATTTTCTATATTCTTCTTTAGACAATAAGAATAGTTTGTCTCCTTTATAAGGAATAATTTTTGACTTTTCATCAGGGAGTAAAGTACTGTAAAAATTAGAGTTTAACCATCTACAAATGTCAGAGTCACTCCATTTATTAGATTCACTTGAATCATTAAAGGCCATATTTCTTACTATTCCATAACACAGATAAAGAGAGTGACCATTTAACTCTCCTATCTTAGTCCACTTATACCCTCCAAAATCAACTGATGTTGATTTAATAAAATTCACTTGTGGTATCTCTGGAAGGCCTATATTTATATTTAACGAACCTCTTTTAGAGTCACTCGCATCCCAGATAGAATGTATTTTGCCATTATCTTTTTGAAGAACGCAATATTTTTCAAATGGATCTTTTTTATTTAAATAAAAATAATAACCACCGTCTAAATCGTTATCATTTATATAATCATTAAAATATTCTTCACCTTTACCTTCCTCGCCAGGATATCTTCCAGTAATACACCACTTTGTGTTCTTTCCATATAATTGAGCTGCTGGGTAAGTTGTTATTCTATATACTTTCCAGTCATCATCTTCATATAGTAATTGAGCACCTTTCTTATCCTCACGCCTCTTGTCAGATGAAGATTGTATAGTGTCAATATAACTCTTTACATCATCAGGATCCTTTTTAATTATTTTATAAATATCTTTGTACTCAGGGTCTTTTATTTTATTCTTTATAGTTTGAAATTTATTATAGTAATCATCGCCTAAAAAATTATTTAATATTTCTTGATCTCGTTTACCTTCTAATAGTAAACTTTCTAATTCTTTAATACGTCTTTCGAGTGTGTATAAACGTCTATATTTAAATGTATGTAAATTTTTCATAGCCTGTAAACCCATTAGAATAAGTCTTTATCGTCTAACATTGAAGTGCATGATGTACTATTTTTAATAGATATCTGTCTTGTCTTTGTAGACTTTGATTGTAATTTCTTATTACTATTAAAGAACACTATCTGATCAGGTGAAATACATAAAGGCGTACTTTCAACTGTATAGGGTTTTCCAGTAGAAGTCTCTATAAATGTAGAGTTTGATTTTCTAATATAAATATTATCTTTGTAGAATTTCTTATTACCATCTACGACTACAAATATGAGCTTACATTCATCTGACGCTATACACATATTTATAAAAGAATTTATATAGTCATTTATGTTTGCAGAATTATCAAGGCCAATTATTCTAATAACAACACTTTGACTTATAAGTGTTTGTGGATGAGCCACTTTCTCATTATGTGTTCGCATCGCGTGCCATGATTGATAAATCTTTGATTCATCTAATACAACTGGGGCAACTAATTTATTGTGTAAGAGGTAAGTAAGAGCATATGCATTCCAGTTAGAAAGATCTATATCACCCACTGCGACTACTTTATTTATTGGTTGTATATTTAATAGTATAGATTTATCTGATTCACTAAGAGGCTTTATAGATGATGATAATAAGTCTTTGTATAGTAATGCAATTCTGTTTATGTTATTATTAGAAGACATTTTAATTACTCACTAGTATTATCTGAAGTGCACACTGATTCAACACTACACATATCTGAAGTATCATCAACATATTCTTTCAAACCAAGCGTAATAATTCTATTATATAGAGATGTTAAATAAGAATACATAATATCTCTCTGCACTGTCAACAGTAACAAGTCAACACCTGAAGCGTATGAATCTGTTTTGTTATCTTGATTTATGTAATTCTCTAGATTAGCTGCACGAATCATCGTCTGCCAATATTCAGCCTTTAGTCTTTCTTTCCAATCTTTTGAGACCATGAATTCTATTGTATCTGATAGTTGCATTTCTAATTACCTCCTAAATAATAAATAGTAATATACAATAACAGAACTGCTATTTACAACTTAATGTATTATTTCAAAGCAAAATAAAAACCCTACTTGTAAAAGTAGGGTTTAGAATTTTAATTAGTTATATTATTAAGTATTAGCTGTTGCTTCAGCGATCGTAGTTGAAGATGAATAAACAGTGTACGTTAAATTGAATATTTCAGCAGCCTGATAGAAAATCACACGGACAACACCGTTGACTCTGCGATTTGCAATCTCTTCTCGTGAAGTAGTTTCTGGGCCCATTAGAACTTCATATTCGCTAATACCGTTTAAAGTTTTAAGAGGGTCTAGAATATTATGTGACACATAGTTTTTCCAAATATCCCATAAGAACTGACTGTTAATAGAGAATTTTAGAGTCTCTGTATATTCATCGATAGCACTTCGTAGATAAACAAGAGTTCTTGCGATATGTGCAGCGTTAAGATCTGTATAGCCAGCATTTAATGTTTCATTTCCGTAAATCTGAACGCCTCTTGTACCTGTATCATAAATAGGATTAATTCTATACTGAACTAACTGGTCTCTATCTGACTTAAGTTTTGGATTCTGTACAACCGAGCAATAACTTGGAAGAACACCATACTGATCACCAGCAACTGGATATTGAACACCGCGCTCACGCCATGAAGTTAAAATATTATTTACTACAATATTAGCAGGTGCAGTTAAAACAGTCTGTGAACCAATGTTAATAACGCCATCTTTAAACTTATCACATTTCACATTTAACCATGAATAGTAAATTTCAAGATAAAAACTTTGTTGAGCTGGTTCTGTAGTATTTGACGTACCATATTCCCAAAGATCTGAGTATTTACCGTTGGATGATACCCAATTGCAGACATCATCTAAGCTCATTATAGAAGTACCATCATAGTATGGCGTTGATAATACTGCGATAGTATCTTTACGTTCACTTGCAACTTCTTTAATAGCATAATGTAAAGCACGACGTTCTTCAGCAGGTAAATGTATTAAATCACCATCATTGTTTGTAATAGGCGCAGTAAGATCAGCCATTACTCGACCAGCGTATCTGCGATCTTTATATTGATTTATAGCGTTAATATAAGAATCGAATGTAACTGAAAAACTATCTGTAGCAGCATTACCCTGTACTGTAGCATCTGGCAATACTATCTTCGTAAGAGACGCGTCCTCAAACATAGGTATGTACAAATCCCTCATCTGATCCACAATAGTGGATAATGCAGGGTCTTGATCAACTAATCTAAGTTGTAAATATGGACGAAGTGATGAATTTAAACTGTTAACGAAAGTACCATTTGCCAAACCTTCGTCAAGTTTTACTTTTGCTGAACAAAGTGGAGCATCATTTAAATTTACAACCATGTTGTAATAATAAATTTTACTTGAGTATGGCTTTGATCTTGTTATACTTGTTGTAATGTCTAAAACATCAGATGTGGTAGACTCAGCTTCAATGACTGCCCCATCAGAAAGTGTAACCTGTGTAATTATTGGATTAGTTCCTGGTGCAGTTTTAAATGTAACCACAATTCTATATGGTGTTTCAGAGTCTGGATCAACTACAATAGTCTCAGCAGTATAATTGCTTGATGGAATCACATTTCCACTATTGTTCTTAATCTCACGTACAAGAAGTTTATGTTTAATATTGTCTGTCTTATAAACAGTGTCAGACTCAGGAGTTAAACTCAAAGGGTCTTCACTGCTAAGTAATGCAGTAGCTTTCCAATCTTCATCTAAAACTGTAGAGCCGATTGACATTGCTGAAGGCGTATCTTCTAAAACACCTTCATTAATCTTTAATGAAAGATTATAATCAGTGTGTGACACTGGATTAAACGTATAAGTGAACTGATCAGGCGTTAATACTGTATCGCTTGAATTTGTACTAAATGGTTCAGTTTTTGTACTAGAAACTGTAATAGATGTGCCACTTACACTAACATAAGTATCAAAGTCTGGAGCGCTTTGTATTTGTTCTAAAGTAATTGTGTCGTTTAATGATTCAAACGTGGCTGGTGTTCCGCCAACTGCATCCTGTAAGCTCAATTTAGCTTTACCACCACTAATACTACACGCAACATTTTTTATATTAGTAACACCCGGTTTAAGTGTAAATGTTAAAGTGTTTGATGCTGTACCTAGAGTTGCAATATTTTTTGTAATAGTAGCAGTAGCTGATAAAATTTTATATTTATTTTTAATGTCTACGTGAATACCTGAAGAAGATGTTGTGTTGTAATACCATGTGTCTTTATTACGAACTAAAACATAAATAGGTGAACCGCCACCACCTGATATTGGTAAACTTGGGCCTTCATCACTATCATAGAAATGTGCATATTTCTCAGATACATAAACGTCATAACAATTAGTATCACCAGAATATACTTTTGTGACGTAACAGGTACCACCAGATTTAATAATCTGCATAATGCTATATAAATCTATATATTTCTCTGGATCGATTCGTGGATCACCAAATATACTAATTAGAGAATCAACGTCTCTAATTAATACTGGTTCATAATATGAATATTCACCTTCACCGTGTCTTGTAACAGAAGAGGTCTGTATAGGTGTAACAGCTGCAAACAAACCTGTATAACTAACTAAATTTGGCACCTGACTAAGATCTTCTACACGTGAACGTAAATGCGCGCTTTCACGACCATCTATTCTAATCATAGAATCTATCTCCTTATTTAGGAATTCCTAAGAATGTTTAATAAATCAAAATATGTAATCTTACATTTTTTAAAATCATTAAATGGCTTGCTAAGATCTATTCCAACATCATAATGTCTCAAATCTTCAGAAAAGATATTCTTTTCTTCATCTGATAAGTTCTGCCATATAGAAGAAAACACATGATTCACAGAAAATGGAACTATTCCATACGTTAATAAATGATGAGGCCTGAACTGTTTGTTTTCTGCAAAACAAAAGATATGCTCATTGTGATCCTCAACAAATAGTTTTGCAGCTTTTGTATTTGTGTTTTCGTGAAATGGGCAATAGCAAGTCATAGTAGTAGATGGAAATTCTACACCAACATAACCCAATAGATATTCAAATGTGCAATAGTAATCAATTACGTTTAATTCTAGCTTTGTAGTAATGATATTTGATTCTTCCATTATAATTACTATATCTCGATAAAATTATAGATATAAAGTAATCACCAGTCTAATTAGACTGGTGATTTAATATTTATAAGCCAAATATGTCATCAGATAAAGCTGAATCATCATATATAGATGTTCCAGCTGACTTTTGTGCGATAGAACAGCTTGATAAAGATTCAACTAAATCAGCTGATAATTCAGATTCATCAACTTCTGCATCGCCACCAAAACTATATACCTCAGGTGAAATATTAACTGGAACTGGTAATACATTATTACCATATCTTGTCTTTAATAATTGTACATACGCCTGTCTTGCTTCTTTCATTAAATCATTTGCAAATACAGTCATTACAATAGATGAGAATCTCTCAAGCTCATTTGAGTCTGATAAGGCTGTTAATCTGTAACCTTCTACTTGAGTGTTTAATGACTTATTCTTATCACCTGGTCTAGCAACTGATGAAAGTTTTCTAAATGAAGATGCTGCTTCTTTCCAACCACTACGATTTGTTTGAGCAATTAAAACTGTAGCAACCTGTCTTTTTTCATTATCTTTCTTTCTAAAATCTACTGTTAATTCTCCAAAGAATGAAACATATTTGTTAATAATAGCACCTGTATTATTACCATTATATAATGGACTACGTAATGCAAGTTCACCAACGTGATCTACAAATATCGCATCTATTGGCATCTCATCGTCTATTCTATATAATATATCTACAAACTCACTTTCACTATATGATTTAAAACAAGATCGATCTATAATTTTAAAATTAGGCTCTATCACTCGTCTAAATTCAGGCTCTAACACATCACATAAGAAATTAAGTTCATCTTCATCAAGTTTGTTTTGTATGATCTTCTTTAACTCGATTGGATGATAACCCATTCTTGTAAATCTATTATCAGTTGAAAACAAACTAATAATAGAATACTCTAACTGCTCTTTTGATACTTCTAATGAAATATATGCGATTTTCTTTCCAAGAAGAGAATTCTTTACTGCTATATTTGTAGCCCAAGTTGTTTTGAAAGAACCTGTAAATCCTGCAAGTGTACACATGGCACCTTTAGGAATAGAACCAATTTCATCGTCAATCTGATCTACAAAAGTTTTAAGACCAGAATTATTCTTCATTGCTTTTTGGTATCTTTCACGAAATGAGATCTTTTCTTCTACTATTTCGTTATCAAATGAAGCCTGTTTTCGAATAGCTTCTGCCATCTCTGGTGAAATACCATCAACAGCGGCTTCATTCGCCATCTTATGTAAGATCTTTGATTTATAAATGTTTTGGTGCTTTGTAATAAATTGCTTTCTATAATAACGTAAATCAGCAATCGAAAAAGCATCTAATTCTTCTAACTGTGATCTATACTGTGGAAATTTAGTTAGAAATATTTCTGCAGTTGGAAATTGTTTATTGTTATTATACTCTCTTTCTAAATATTTAAATACGTCTGTCTCATCACTTGATAGAATATTTTTATTATCAGGCGATAGAATAATTTGAAGCTCACTACTAAACTCTATATCACTTTTTCCGAGAAGTGATTTTACAATTTGAATCATATTACACCTACAAAAATATGCAATAGAGAATTATTTCTATTGCATATATACAAATTATATTAAGTTTGTTTAATACCAGATAAGCCAATTATTCTTAAACTGTGGCGGAATTGATGTTTCGGAAGATATCGGTGAACCGCCAAGTGTATAACCATCTTTGGTTTCTTGTAATAATTTCTTGTCTAAGCATTGCTTTATATATTTCTTTATAGCTATAAAGTTGCTATACATAGTGTGATCACCCGGTGTTCTAAATGCTTTATGAAGAAATTTACTTAAATAATCCGCTTTTGATGTTTCACTATCTTTATCGTCACTGTTATACCTATCATCTGAATTAAACAAAGAATTTACAAATGTATTTTTATTATCAGATGAATCTCTGACAGCTTTAGAAATACTTGCTATAGCTGAGCCAACTTTTCCACCTGTAATATCACCAACTACATCATATGACATATTAAATACTGCACCGTCTTTTGGCTTTTTCGTAACTGCATTTATTGGAGCTACAGCTAAAGAAATTGTTAGATTTGCATCATTTGATGAGTCTCTACTATCATCAACAGTTCCAGCATCTATAGCATATCTACAATGACCGATAAACGGTGGAAACGCTTTATTAATATCTTTCGCATTTTGTTTTTTGATAATATAAGTTTCAGCCTTACTTATAATAATACCATCACCGTCTATTTTATTACTTGCTAAATTATATGCCTCTTTAAAAGAACCTCTTTTTATTAGCCCTTTTACTTTATCAACGTGCTGTAGTATTTTAATATGCCAATCTGTAAAGCCCGTATCTTTAATACCAACTCTAACAATAACACTATCTGATGATGTATTACTAGAGTTATTCTGTGGAGCAGGATTTACTTCAGTTTTATCATCATCTTCTCTGTTATTCACTTGCGTAGGCGTATCATCACTCTCTTCTAAAAGCAAATTAAGTCCTAAGAATGAATCTAAAATAGAATATGACTCACTTTGTGATTGATTGTTATTGGAATTATTAGTGCTACTATTATTGTTATCAGAACTAGTTGTATTATCTTTGTTAGAAGAATTATTAGTACTATCGCTTGCGTTGACTGAATCATTGCTTTGCTGATTATCTGAATTACTAACAAACTCGATGATAGCACCCTTTGATTTACTTTTAATAGCCTTAGATGGTCCAATTAGCCATGCTGATTTAAGAGAATTCTTATTTTCATTTAACTCAGACTCAGCTTGCTTTTGTGCTTCACTATATAGCTCATCTGCTGTAGTATCATTAGCTTTATAAAGATCATCCTCTGTTGGTTCAGAATCTTTGTTCTTTTTAGAGTACGTCTCTTTCCATTTACTAATAACTGCATTCTTTATCTCTTCAGCACGCTGATTAATCTGCTGGTCTGACACTTCAGCAGATTCACATGAACAAATTTTCCAATACAAACTTTTATTAAAAGAAGACATATGCTACCTCTTATTTCTACGCCATAATAAATTATTCTTGAGTTCTTTTAAATTAGACCTATCTATGTCTAGATATTCACAATCTGACAAAACACCAGTACCTTCATCGCCTAATAATTTCGATATTAGTGAAAGATGGTCTTTAAATAGAGTGACTTTGTATTCATCTATAGTGTCTTTCACTGAAAGAATGCAAATGTCTTGATGATCGTATGTACTGCTTACTCTACAGATTCTACCCGTTACTTGTATAAGGCGACCTAGACTGAACGGACAGTTAAATATTATAAGATGATTCGCTCTGTCTAAATTACGTGATTGAGACGCTGCTTGACTACACAATATAATTTCTTTAAGACCTAATTCAGATTCTATCTTTGCACGAGTCTCTTCTTTTTCTTCACCAGTTAATCTGTATATCTTTTTAAAACCAATTTCAGTTTGCTTTTCTAATAATATACGTTCAGCCATTTCCAATGAATCTTTATACTCAAAGTATATAAGAGTTGATTCATTATTATTCATAATGTCAGTAAGTTTATTTATAAGAAGATTCATTTTATTAGAAATGAAATTAGGATCTGTGTCACCTGTATCGCACCCATCTACACATCGCTGTATATCGTGTAGTCGACTTCCAAAATCTTTAGCATCTTCACCTGAATTATCACCGTTTGCCTTTCTAATCTTTGCGCGTGCTTTTGCTTTTTCTGGATGATATAATACATCAAATAAGCCAGACGCTGCAAATCTATATGGCTTTTCGCTCTGCTCATCTAAAGTACATTCTAAAAACTCAAAGTTTACATTATAGTGAACACATCCCTTTATAGTTAACTTGTTTAAAGTTTCTACTAATTCATTTAAGTTTTGGTAACCAACTATTTCTATAACTTTTCGTTGTATTGCTTTTCCATTACGTCCTTTCATTCTAATAATGTTTTCTTTTGTAATACAGTATCTAGATCTAAATCTATACCACGAAACAAATACACTTGGAAATACAAAATGATATAAATTAAATAGACCATCTATAGAGTTCATAAGCGGTGTTGCTGTCATTGCGTAAATGCGCTTACAATAACAGCGAACTTCCCATGCAGCTTTTGAGAATACAGAATCAGGATTCTGAAGAGAGTGAGCTTCATCTATTATGAGATGACAAACATTATTATTTGCCAATGTTACTAAATCTTCTACATATTTATTTACAAGAGTGTTTTCTATTAATATAAATTTATACTTTGAAAACTCGCTATATGGAACTATCTTTCCAGCTTTTATTAAAATATAGTCTTTCTCTGATAAACACAGTTTCGTTTTCAATTCTTTTATGAAAGCAGCTCGTGCTGACTTCGGAATAAATAAAAGACACTTATCATTTGTATATTTCATTATTTCTTGTATAGTGTGAAGTATAGTTATCGTTTTGCCACAACCTGGGCTAAGGGCAAGAACAGCTGACTTCATAGAAAGTAATCTTTTAACTGACTCTTTCTGGAGATCTGTTAAAGTATAATTATCTGACATATATTTTCCTATATTATAAATAAACCCATAGTGGATATATATCCACTATGGGTTATTCGTTAATCAATTATAATTATAATTAAAAGTTTTTACCATTCATTCTACCGTTTAGAATGGAACTCAATCTACGATACGCGTCTTGTGAAAAAGAATCCTCACAAATTTGAAGAGCCATATCTGCATCTTTATAATTAAATGTATCACTGTATGCCAATGTCTTACATAGATCATTTACAATCTGTCTAATTTTATCAGACGCTTCATATATAGAATGTGCTACTTCATCTTCTGTTGATTCATTCTTTCTTTTAAATACTATTTCTAATTTAGCAATTCGAGCTTCTAATTTTTTATCCATGTCACTACTCTTTATATACTCAAAATAAAATTAGGCTCTAATTCAAATAGTACTTTATAAACTTTATTAATCATCGTATTCGTGTAAAATTTCACCAGTAGCAGTAAGCATTTCATCAGCAGCTACTGAAAGTTTATAAAATATATCCATTAAACCATCATCATCAAAATTTTCTAAAAGGCGATATAATTTAAGAGTAGCCTTCTTAACTTCACCGGCTGCCGCATCAATCTTATTTATAGTGTCATATCCATGGCGCTCATTCTTAACAGATTTACGATTCATCATTCTTTCTAATTTAGCAATTCGAGCTTCTAATTTCTTATCCATTGTATACCTCCAAATTTATAATGTATTTAATCGCTCTATCTTTGACTTAAGAAAGTCATCTAACTTAATATCTGTATAGATATAATCGTTATTAAGTGAGTCTGTTATTATGTTTAATTTCATTATGTCGAAATTTGTACTAAACTTATCGTATGACTCAATAAGTCTGTCTACCCATTTCTGTTCTGTTTTACTTAATGATTTTTTTATAGAATCAAGATCTTCTACAGATGGGCATTTGCCACTATATAGTATTTCAGATGCGATCTTAGCGGCCAATTTATGAGGGAATCGTTTTACAGGTGGATATAAAGTATCACTTGCATCACCTGTAAGTGCTCTATAAATAGGTAACCTGCAAGGTTCTATACCAAAGAACTGATCTGCATATTCATATTTATATGATTCTTCTGTAGTAACAAGACCTTTAAATGATTCTATTACTGTGTCTTTATCAAGTGACTGTAATAAATCTTTATCACCTGATAAGATTTTCTTTCTTCCATCTAAAGTCTTTGATAATGTGTAGATTATTTCGTCAGACTCATAATAATTATTATAATAGATATTTATTCTATCATTATGTAGTAAGTGAATAAATGTGGCTAAACCACTATATACACTATATGAACCTTCTTGATGACGACCAGCTTTGTAATTTTCACCTAACAAGCGTCTGCCTTTAGGAGCTCGCCCATCGAGACACAGATGAATAATTGCGTCCTTTCTACTAAGAAGACTTTCTAATTTCTTTGTTATATAGTGAAGTTCTGCAAATTCTGAATACACATGAGACATAGCGTAAAAGCCACGATATAAAAGCCATGATACATCGATAAGATAATTTATCATAATCACCTACTTAATTTCAATTATAGTTGGGTTGTATGCTATATCGTAATCTTCATCTAAGATTGACACGTTAAAGACACTAATTAAATTACCTTTCTTACCTCTAATAATGTGCTCTAGATGAGATCCTGTGTGTATATGACCACAAATATTTAAAGATACTACTGAATCAAGTAACTTGTTACGCAATTCTCTAGAACCTAGATCTTTATTATATTTACTAACAAAACCAACATCGCCTATCATCGGTGGTTGATGCGTAATTAGAATATCTGTATCAGCTTCAAAATCATAAGACTGCCCATTCGTCTTTGAAAAGGCCCATCCATTAGGCGATTCATTATTTGGCATACCATAAAATTTCTTATCGTCAATTACTACTGATTCATTACATAGATAATGAATCTTTTTATGTAATCCCATCTTTGTAATACTGTATAAAAAATCTGATCTAAATTTCTTTGTCGTACAAATAAAGTCGTGATTACCAGGGATAAGAATAACGTGCTTTGCATTCAATTCCATCATCCATGGAATGAACTCATCAGTTACCCAATTAGTCATCAAACTATTAATGCTCTGTATTTGCAAAGGTGACCAATCACCTGCTATAACAAACACATCACATTCATCTTTTATCTTAATAAGATTACCGTGTAAATCAGATACAGCTATAATTTTCATAACGCTCGCTCACAATAGTAGAGTGGAATTTGATTTATAGTATATACAAACATTTAAAGAAAAATAAAACGGGTATAGATCAAATCTCTATACCCGTCTATATTATTTAATGTATCTTTATGTAATTAGACTGATTCTTCGTGATAGCGGTCAACTGATAGTTCAAGTGTGACTGTCATAGCTTCAGCTGAATCAAATGAGAACTCTGTCCCCATACCAAATGATCTAGGCCATACACCTTCTAATACCCATTTACGAATTGCACTGCAATCAGGTGAGTACATATATAAAGTACCGCTTGCTTTATAAGCACTAACTAAACCCATTAGTTTGGTATTATAATCAAATACTTTATTATACCATGACTGTAGTGTATTTACCTGGTCTTTACCGATTGTATCGTAAACTGTAATAGTTAAATCGTCGTAAGTTGGTGCGGCTGCAACTTTAACTGTATCATTACCATGTTTTAATGTAATAGCTTCAGATGTAACTTTAGGTGCAGTAACTGATTTTGTTGACAATCTAATATGATTAGCAACGTTAAACCCAGCACTACCATCTTTAAAGACAGGGGTTAGATCGAGTAAGATCTCAAAGTGATTAGTGCGTTGAACTTCAAAATTTGCATCATTCGCAAAATGTGACGCTGCTAAATACTGAGCGGCTGTATCTGGCATAATGACCTCCATATATTATATAGTAAAATTCAAAATAATATTTTCTGCTATTTGTGAGAATAATAAATCTATCTGCATATTAACTGTTTTACCACTTATAGTATAAGTGACATTGTAATATTGTAAAGTCCCGATAGATACAAAAGTATCTAAGATAGACTTCTTAATATAATTAACGCTAATGTCTGTATTAAATACTGTATTATGAGTAAACTTTCTAGTCTCTATATATTCGTTAATTAGTCTTCTTATAAAGACAACACTTCTTGATATGTGACTATATTGTAAGTTTGGTGATCTAGATAGTGATCTATCACCATAAGAAGATGGACTCCCTATGTCAAATAATACAATAGAATTACAGTGAGCTTCTTTTAATTTAGAAGCTGATTTTTCAGAGATTACAAGTTTAACACATCTGTTCGCGATATTAAGCGATACAAAGTTATTTGTAATATAAGCAACATTATTTCGCATAAGATTATAGAACGATAATATAGCTGCTGAATAATTTGCTTTCTGTATATAACTGCGTGATAATGAATTACTAACAAGATCTGTAGCGTAACCAAAGAATAAATCACAATTATAATTTGTTAGTAGCTCAGGTGAATAAGTATATTGCTTTTCACAATTTAATAGATCTATTACAGAAGATACAGATAGATCTGGTGTATTTATAAATAAATAAGTGTTACTATTCTCATCAAATGATTCCATCAAATGATTACAAACTGATACGTGATATTCATGACCTAAATCTCTAACTGTATGTGAGTAGACTTCTGACTCTGTATGCGATATACTAATTAACTTACCTAGGCACATCATAAGTGGCTCAGGTTTCATCTCCACAAGATAGTCTATAGAATTATAATATTCTAATAGTATATTACGGTCTTCGTTATCTTTAGAGCTATCAAAGTCATATTTATAATCACTTGTATGAATATTATACCTATAATAATTAGTCTCTACATCGTAATTTAATTCTTCATCATCTGTAGGTGATTTTAGCAATATATCGATTGCATAGTCAGAAGATACGCCATCTTTAAATTTAAATAGATTGGTGAAATAATCAACAAAGTTTGTATTATTTAAATGTAACTCTAGACCGTTAAGTCTAAAATCATCTACAATTACTTTGTTTGTAGTTTTAGATGCATCTAAATCAAACACAAAATGAAATGTTCTATATAGTCGATTAGAATCTAGACTTTTTATTTCTTCTAGTGTTTTAGATTTATAAATGTCTATATAATAGAGACCTACATACAAATGAATTCTATGCTTTTCATTTGAAACTTCAATTCTATTTATTAAAGGCTGACAGAATTTAATATCTGATTTTAGTTCGTATGTAAGACACGGTGCAAGTACAACTTCTTCACCCAAGTCATTTTTAGTTTTAATAGAATCAAAAACAAACTCTGTATAACCATTATAATCGCATATTGTAAAACCATCATTATTAACAGGTGTATCGTTTACAGATGAAATATATAATGGAATTCCATTAGTAAGTAATTTGCTTGCGATAAGTAGATCAGAATACATATAAGGATCTATATACGGATCTCCGAAATATTGAATTAGCTCATCGTTCGTCTTTATTAGTTTACACTTACTATCTTTAAATGTCTTTGGTGTATGACATACTATTGCACCTATAGTGGATTCATCTAGTAAAGATCTTCTTACAAGTGTAATATCAGCCATCGTTATTCTCTTCTGGGATAGTATATTCTAATACAGTACGATCTGTAGCATCAGTACCGTCAACAAACTTCATTCCAATCTTCTCTAAAGTCTTACTTCTATATTTACGATAAATATAAGCATTTACTTTAGCTGTTATAGTAGCTCTATATAATGAATTACCTGAATCAAAATTCTCAAGATCAGATGTATCTTCTATTTCTTCTACTATAAAATGGCAAGCTTGACCCTTAACTAATTTATCCTGCTCACCGTTACGTTTAAGATTATCGAATTGAAGATATGGAACTCTAAACAGATTCTCTTGTAATTCTACTAAAATAGTATCAAAGTTATCTCGCTCTAAAGAAATAACATCTATATAATACGTTAAATCAAATGTAGAGTTTACAAGTGATACGGCATCGTGATGCCCTGATTCAATTATCTGTTTAGCAAGATCTAAATCATAATCACGTAAATCATTTGATTTGTATCTACTATCAGCAGTTAGGTAAGCTTGACCAGTGTTAGCTCTAGACCAAGAATTATATTCTTTTGAAAACATTGGACAGTTAACTCTTCTAACTGTAACTAATGGAAACTCTATATCACAACCATTAAGAACTTTTCTATCACGAATATCTTTAATTGGTATAGTTTGACGATTAATCCAATGCGTATTATTGAAATAGGATTTAATTCTTTCTACAACAGCCATGTCATAATCGCGAATGTCTATCATTCAAATTCCTCCCTAGTAGTTTTAAGATAATTTGTTTTCATTTGCTTATCTTCTCTTGGGCGGTCTTTTTCATCTCTGTATGTTATTAGTTTTATAGCGTAATGTGTTGATAGTAAATATGTAGAATTAACTTCTCGTATCTGATATGTATCGCCATTATTTAGTCTAATAACATTAAACTCTCTAAGATTAAATTTAATTCCGTTATATTGGATCGGTGCTAGCGCGGTGATAGCTTCTCTATTAGCATCTAATGTAGACCATTTTAAATTTGATAATAATCTTGTGTCTACATATTCTGATAATAGAATCTTATAAGGTGTACCTGATGATAAATGTCTATCATCACCATACATATTCATAGAGGTAACATCAAAAACTACACAGTCTATTCCAAACAAGCGATATGCTTCGTCTATAAAATTTCTAGTAAGACACAATTCTTTATCACTGAATAATAGACTTGTCATTTTCGTGGATCCTCTCTTACTAAATTCAGCTGTTTAATACCGTTATATTTGAGATATATAGTTGGTAGTGCATTATTTACATAGTTAAATATATCATACCATACACGATAACCTAAATCGTAAACTAAATGATTAACAAGCTGTTGATTAGTATATCTTATTGAATTATTTACTATATCTATTGTTTTCACTATGTCTGAAATAGTATATTTAGCAGCATTACCATCTTCTTCATCAAGTAAAAACTCTTTTATCTCTTCATCTTTGAAGTAAGTAGTACATTTACGTAGCGCAAAAGATCTAGTGTACTCTAGAATAAACTGTTTAAACTCGTCATCATTATAATGTAATAATATAGACTTCATAATTCTATTAACTATATACAGTTAAAGGTACCATTTAATGGTTAGATATTAAATGGTACCTTTATTATGTTTTATAAAATATTATATATTAACGAGTAAAACGACGGCAGAGATGACGACGGCGTGATTCTGTAAAACGACGTTCTAATGCAGCAAGACGATTTTCAATAGATCGTTCAAATGATTCTTCAGCGGCTTCCTCTTCACCACCCTCTTCTTCAGCAGATGTTTCCTCGTCTTCACCACCTTCATCTTCGGCAGGTGCTTCTTCATCTTCGGCAGGCATTTCTTCGTCTTCAGTAGGTTCTTCACCATCTGCAGCCGCGATTACTTTTTCAAAACGAGCAAGAATATCTTCAAGGCGAGCAAGAATTAAATCGGATTCAGAAGTATCATTTTCTGTGTCAGCAGCTTCAGATTCTTCATTAACTTTCTTTAGTGATTCATTCTTAGCTTCAACTGATTTGCTTTCACGAAGTTGACGCATAATGTTTTTAATTTCATCAGTACGACTCATCATAATTAACACCTCTATTATAAAATAAGTTTATATATTATTTAGCGAGTTGCATAAAATAAACCAAGCTGTGTACCGAGTTTTTCTTCAAGAGCGGTCTTTTCTGTAATACCCTCTTGTTTTAACTCTGACCCATTCGTTTCGACAGGTGATCCAGTGATCTTTACTTTAGAACGAATCTCACCTTCTACGCATTTAGTCAATGCAACAGAATAATCAGTAATCCAGTTGACATAATCTTCTGTCATTGTATTTATTGAATGCTCTGTTACAGCTTCAATAGTCCAAGGTGCGTTACCGCCATCTATGTATAAAGTATCACCAACTAATCTAAAACCAATGGGATTTAAATCATCTTGTACTGAATTACAATAATAATTCCAAACAGCGCAATCAACTATAGATCTTGCATTGTTTGTAATGTAAAAACCGTAGTTAACAGCTTTGTCTAAATTTATTGTTTCAGTATCATTAGATGAAGTTACTCTTAATACTGTATATACTTTCTTGTGATTAAAATCAACAGTTTTATTATATACTGTAAAAAGCTCTACATTATTTAGATATGGAATAACTTTATTAACTGCACAATCTATTTGTTTTAATATCATTTCATCAGTTATTGCTAAATCAATAACTGGATATCCTAAACGAGTTTTAACCGCGTCTAAGATCTGTGATCTATTAAACATTTTCGTGTTCCCGTAAGAATTCGATTACTTCTTCTTTCTTTAACTTACAAGATTTTCCAGTAATACGTTTATATTCTGCCTTTAACTGACTGTATGACATTTCTGAATATTTATCTTCAGATGCAGTCTGTTCTTCAACAGGTGGTTCTTCAGGCTTTGATTCAACCGGTTCTTCAACAACAGGCTCTTCTGATTTAATCTGCTCAACAACAGGTTCAGCCTGTTCTTCAGTAACGGGTTCTTCAGGCTTTGATTCTTTTACTAAATCAGGATCAGGTAGTGGCGTACAGCCCAAAGCTTTCATTAGTGATTCATAATCTTTATATTCTAACTCTAAATGATTTACGCCTCGTTTTAATTTATATGATTTATTATTTAAATCATGTACTCTTACATGACTATATGCATTTAAAGTAAATGAAATTTTTGACATATTAACCTCTAATAATTATAGTCTACGTAATTTACGACGGATAAATAGATTCTCTAGTTTTGTAATTCTACGTGACAAAGATTCAAAATAGTCTTCTTCATCATCAAGCGGATCTGCAGGTTCAGGCTCATTATCAGCTACAACTTGTCGTAGCTGATTAACTTCATTATTTGCCATTACTTCTTTTGCAGCATCAACATCATCAATAAGTTCTTTTTCAATATCTTCGTCAGATTGAATAGCACTTACTTTTGCTGTAACGCCTTTTGCAAGATCGACTATAATAAAATTATCAACTAATGAAACGACTGCTGATAAGTTTCCATTCACGTCATAAAAAGATGCAGTAGAATCATCGTAAGCTTCATTCTTTGAAGTGTGCCATTTGTAATTATTGAATAATATTGATTCTACTTTCTTAAGAATAAATGATCTATTTTTACGAATAGACTCTAGAATGTGATAATAGTTCTCTTCTTTTTTAGCTGTAATAGAATCATTCAGCTCATCTAATTTATCGTCAAACATTCTCCCACTCTCCGTTGCTTTACTATTTATATAATCGACTAATGTATTTTCTGCCTCAGTCTCTGATTTAAAACCACTTGATTTAATCTTGAATCTTTCCATTATGCGATTGTCTAATTCGTATTTAACTAATCTTGCAACTAACCTGTTAAAATCATCTGTAGATGATTTCTCAGAATCAACTTCTTTCTCAGAAGGTAATTCATCAAGAAGTAAATTTTCGTTAAATACAAGTAGTTCTAAAACTATAGAAGCCTCGTTAAAAAAAGGCGTAATTTCTATTGATAATTCACCTGATTTAGAAAAGCGTGTAGGGCATGAGACTGAGATTGTATCTTTGTTAATAAACTTAACAGGGAATATCTCTTTATTAGCTAGAGCTGATTCCCAAACTTTTTTCCAATCTATAGATGCCATAATACTGATCTCACATATAGGTTATTTTGATATACTATAACTATAGATATACAAAAAATACAGTATTTTATTTAATCTTCTACAACCTTCATTCCATCTAAGTGATAACCGGTTCTTACGAATATATTAGTAAACGAACCTGGGTTATAAACTGAAATACAATCACCATTATGAATGGCTTCCATTACATATTTATGTTTTGACGGCTCTCTATTCTTGAACTCTGCCACCACATGTTTTAGTATGACCAGATATTACTTTATTTAATGACTTACTGCATTGCGAACCACACTCACACTTGCATACCGCACACCATGTTTTCTTATCAGAATTATAATAAATGTCTGTAATAGTTAGTTTATTATATGATTTATTTAAATACAATTCTTTAAGTTCATTAATATCTTTCTTTTTCATAGTTAGTAATATAATTGTTAAATAAACACTATTTTAATTTATATACAAAAATACCCTCTAGTTAAAAACTAGAGGGTATAATTTTATTTATTCGTTAATATTAACGAAGATTAGGATCACCACCAACAATCTTCCCTACCACATACATTTTTGGATTTAACATCTTAGTTCCGTAATAGGAAACGAGACCCTGACGTCCAACGAAATCATCAAGCATTACTAGATCTGTCTTTGTAATTGGGAGGAAGTCTGCAACTACGAAGCCAGCATCCATATCGGAACCTTTGTAACCAACGAGGTATGAATCCTGTGGAACGTATGGTGAGTAAATAACCTTGATCTGACTTTCGAGTTCACCAACAACGAATGCACCATTGTTAGGAAGTGTAGCGCCTGCGGCTTTGAAGTGATCAGAACCAGCTGATCTAATAATGTTGAGACCCTGACGACCAACAACTACCCAGTTACCAAAACCACGTTTTGTTTCGAAGTTAATGAGTGATGCACAAGCAAAGATCTCATTAAGGAAACTCATATCGTGATCGTGCTGTGAAATGTAGGAAGTAACTGTACGATCCCATTCACGGCGATTACCAGCCTGACGCATTAGAATGCCAATGACTTCATTATCACGTTCCTGACGAATTTCTGCGGTGCAAGCATTAACGAGTGATTCCTCAACGTTAATACCGTGAGCTTTAGAAAGTGCATAGGAAGCATCAAATGAGAAGTTAGCACGGATTTTGTGAGGAACAGCTTTAATCATTTCAGTACGAAGACGAAGTTCAAGGTTCATAGAATCTGTAGGAACTTCGCTTAGATCCTGGAAGTATGAAACTGACCATGTATCAGTTGCAGTACCTTCATCTGTTGGTAACACAATGTCAAATTCACCAGAAGCTGGTGAAAGAAGCGATACTGTAGCGTTAGCAAGCTCTTCTTCAGTGCCATCTGTATCGATGGCTGAAACTTTCCAACCACCTTTACAAGCGCGAACGTAGTACATCCTCTGATTGGCTTCATTTGTCAAAATGAATGGACTATCAGGGTTGAGCTTAAGTGGAAGATGCTGGCAAAAGCCTTTAAGTGTCCATGTATGTGCAGTTGTGTTCTGTGTGGCTTCGTTAACCTGCTCACCGTCGATACGCTCACGAGCTACAAAGTTACCCTGAGCGGCACCTTGCATTGCACCCCACTGATCAATAGCAACGCCATTACGTTTAGCAGCGCCACGATCCTGACCATAAACGTACTGTAGAAAACGAATAACACCGAGAGGTGAATCAATTGACTGAACTGAAACGATGTCATCGATAATCTGTGAAGCATAGATAGCACTGACCATGTCGATTGAGTGTTCAGGGAACCAATCGATACCACTGTACTGTGAGGATGGTGTGTCACGGCAAACGCTTTCATTCTTCATACCACTAATGGCACGAAGATCATTGAGAGCATTATCTGTATTATTTAATACGCGAGCAAGTGTCTTTTTGGCGTCATCTGACATACCACCACGGACACTTTCAACTACGCTAATCTTATCTTTGTAAGCTTCTAACATAACTTTATTCATAGTTCCTCCTAAAATTTGAACACATTCTTTCTAATGTAGAAATATCTTTATTACTAAATAGATTATCTGTATTTATTGATTCGTTGAATTTAGTATCATCTCTAAATTTATTGATACTAATATCTTCGCTACAAATATTAGATATTGAATTATTTTTAGTGGTTGTAGTTTTAATATCTTTTATAAGAGATTTAGCTTCAGTAATAAGAGACGCTAATTTCTTTTCGTATTTGATATTTTGTAATTTATTGAATGAACCATCTAGAGATTCTGCTAATTTATTCATTGATTCTAATATAGAATGGATATCTGCTTTATGCTCACGTTTACAGATCTCTTTATCTAATGTACGAATTCTTGATTCAAATACAGGATTCTTAAATGATTTGAGTGCTGCAGAGGATTCTTTCAATTCTTTTGTTGACATCTTATCTACAGGTTTTGATACAGAATCTACTTGTTCTAGACGAGCACATTTAAACCCAGGCTCGGGGACTGCATCAAATGTAATTAACTCATAAGAACTTTCAACTATAATCTCATGACCGTCTTTTTGATATGAATCAGCGACAGCTCTAGCAGAAATACCTAATTTAGTTCCGTACTGTACTAGTGTATTTAGAATTCTTCCAGTAGGTGTATCGAGGATTGCGAACTGTCCCCATAACATATCACCATTACCTTCTGGAATCCAAAGTTTTTCTACAGCAAGCGCTACTTCTGGGTAACTAATGTCTACTCTGTTTTCAGGATGACCACCTTCACCCAACATAGATCTATTCTTTAATGTCTCTTGTACTGTTGGGTTATTAAGAATTCTATCTTCTACAAGCTTTCTTGAATAGATACGATTATTGCGATTGACCTGACCGAATTGCATACAAGGACCTGTCATTACACATAAAGTACCTGCAGATTTATTTGAATCCTTAGTAGGTTTCATCTCTGATATAATAGACTCAGTAAAAACTTTCATAATGAGCCTCCAAATAATTATATAGATAATTTACTTATTATAATATGCTATCTAATAAATTATTAGATATAAATACTATTATTTATTTGATAAAATAAAAGCATAGTATAGAAACTTAATTCTAATACTATGCTTTATTATTTAAGCACTAATAACTATCAGGCTGTAGTTACTTCACCAAGTGCAAGAACTTTTGTATGGGGATCATCTGCACGCATATTGAAATGTGTCTCATTAGGTTTAAGACCTTCATGTCTACGCCACTGACAAAGAGCGTCAATATGAAGATTACCAACACCGAGAACTTTAAGTACTTTTGGTGCTGCAGCACCACTATTAATATTACGATCAACAAGATAGCCAGTTGCTACTGGGTATTTTACAATCTCAACGTCAATAGTAGCTGGAGTAGTAAATGTACCTGTACGAGTTAAAACCAAAGTAGGACCAGTTGTATCAAGTGCAATACCATCAGTACCTGAATCTTCAGTTTTACCTGAGCTAGTTGGGATCTTTGTATCTACTTGCACATCCTTGCCAGCATTAAAAGTAACGCGATGAACTACAGTGCCTGTAAGCTTAGCTAAATTAGCTGTAGCTGTAGCATCATTAACTACAATGTTTTTATCTTCAGTAACTTCAGTCTCAAGAGTGAGTGCTGCATTAACACCAACACCTGCATCAAATAATTTAAATGTACCTTTAGCTGATACATCAGTACCCATAGTCCAATCTACCACACCGTCTTTTACCATATCACCACGGATAGCATCTTCTACGTTTAAAACTAGTTTAAGCATATTTACCTTCCTTATAAAAGTTAGTTAATAATAATTTATACAAACAACTACATTATAGTAGATATTATTATAGATATAGTTACGCGAATGTACTTGTATCATTGTATTGGATATCCCATTTAATTGATGGATATAATAACCTACTTGTTGTAATACCGTCTTGTGCATAAGCGGAGTACTCATTACCCATATAAATCCATTCGCCATTATTATATGTTTGACCTTTGACTAAACCGTCTGAAGCATTCCATCTAATTACTTCTTCATCAATCAAACCTACTGCTGTATAACCAGCTTTCGCATTTCTATAATTGAGATGAACAGATGAATCAACAGCTGGATATGCAGTATAGATATAATAATTATTAAATGAAGACGCGTCTGATGAAAACGAGCTTAAATAATCCCAACCATAAGGTGAATCACCTGTAAAATAATTATAATAATAGTTATTATAACAAGCAACCCATGCTGCATTGTAATAACTAGAATTACCAGTGCTTACATCTAAATCTCTTTTACCAAACTGAATAACACCTAATTTAGATGTACATAAAGAATCATTTGCAAAAAGTTTTTTCTTGTATAATGGGCCCATTATAATAATGGGATTTAAAGAAGTCGTGTTTGTGCTAGCTGTATATTTATATGAAATTCCAATGTTACCTTTAGTGTCCAATAATAGACTTAATTTCATATTCGTACCAGCTAAAACACCTGAATTATTACCTGCATCATAATTTGTAGAAGTACCAACTCTTAACCAAGAAGACGCTCTATAATTACTATGATAACTTGAATTATAACTCTCTATAAAAGAGTGCATAAATGGAACTATAGGAGTCATAGTAGGTGCATAAAAATTTGAATCTTGCATACTATATTCGAGATTCCAATCGTCTTGTACTTCGCCTGATTCTTTAGGCGGAATCATTGAAATAAATAAACCACCTGTAACTGATAAACTGTCATCACTACTATAACCATTCATTTTGTGATTTAATATATGATCGTGTAAGAACCCTGGATCTATTGCTCTACTGTATGAAGTATTATACACAAAAGATGTTAGTGTATCATCACCATCCATTGCATATAAACTCAAACCAATCATAGCTTTATAACCAGAACTATGTTTAAAACACATAACTCTAACATATTCTGATGGGACTAACTTTATTGTCTTATCACCAGTAGGATTATTAGTCGCATCATAGATATTCATATTGCGATTTATGAATTCTGCATAAGAAGGGTTTCTAGAAGTTACTATATTATATAATCGACTATATGTATCTGTGTCTAATTGCCAACCAACACCATTAGACGAAAGTTCTACCATAGGCTCTAAAAAGTCATACAAATGTGACTTTAAACCGCTGTCTGTGCATTCCCAATATCTTGCATTAGTGGATGTGTTAATTAGTCTACCTGTATAAGATGAAGTAGCGCCTCCACCGCCACTATCTGCTCCACCACCCTCTGCACCTCCACCAGTTGACGTATCCATTTCTCGCTGCACATTAGTTTGACCTACTTGCATAGCTTGAAATTCTAAATTCCAAATTCTAAAACCTTTATATTCTGACATAATATTTACCTGTATTATGAATCTATAATTGAGACTTCTAATGGTACTGCTAAGAAAGCTCTATCTAAATTTGAATCACCGCTACCATCTTTTCTGAATGTAACAGTCATTGTATGCTCGCCTGTTAATGTAACTGTAAACGAGTTAAAAGTGCCTGTGCTATATCGATCACTGTATAATGTAGTACCGTCTTCTAGCGTCACTATCGGATAATCGTAACCGCTTTCTGCACTATTAAGAATTTTAAAAGTCATACTACCTGAAAACTCAGGTTTAAACTTCACATACATTACAGCACTTTGACTTGCTATGTGATAATTACTTTCACTTCTAAGAACTGTGTAACCTTCACCTGGTGAAGGTATTGAATCACCCTGTGAGATTCCCCATTGACCATTTAAATAAGCTTCTACATAATGTATTGGATTTACAATCGATAGTGGTGAAGTTGATTCTAGATTCGATGTATGCCAATTAGAGTCACCATAAAAACTAGGTACTCTATATAATGTATGTGGTACTTTCATAATGCCTATACCAATTTGTATCTTGAAATAACTATTGACTTATATTTATCAGTATCTGATAAGCTTGAGTAATAATTAGTCGCTGTGTACAGATATATCTGCGTGCCCAATTCTCTAGATGAGAACTGTGTTATTGGGTCTCCAGAAGCAGTTATAAGAACTAATAAGAATTTCCAATAATTGGGATTAGATGTTGTCGTTGATGGCATATCTGATAAGTTAGTTTTATATAGCGATATGTCTTTCAATGTAGGTGAAAGCTCAACGTCTACAAACCAATAATTACCATCCCATTTAAACGGTTCTCTATTATCAGCATCTAAATAATATGCTTTCTTATATGATGTATTAAAAGAACTTGACTGATTAGTTATGTTATAATCATATGGAGAACCGCCGGCTGATTTATCCCTATTTATAGTCATAGAATCTTTTTCTACTAAATAATAACCAGCAGCATTAAGACTGCGAATAGAGTCATACCAATTATTATTTATATAATATCCGTTAATAGAATTATACAAAGCACTATGAATATTACTGCTATAAATATGCTGTTCATCATTTGTATCAGATACTAATAATTCTGTAGATGGCGTTTGTGTATAGCCTTCTAATAATAACCCTGATAGAGTATAATATTTCTTATCAACTGTATTATAATATATAACTGGATTCAGATCATCATGTGTTTGCCCAAATGTATAAGGTGTAGATCCGTTATAAAAAATCACGTCTGAATCAGAGTCAATATATACTACTTTATAATCACCTATGAATGAATCACCCTGTGGATGAAACGTACCGCTGTAATCATATACACCTTCTTCAGGTAGTACATATAATGAAGTGCTTGTTCTTGTAACGTCTTGGTATAATTGCACTATCGATGATTGGTATAATACATGATCTACATTATTATAACCAGAAAGTTGATTAATCTGTGTAGAAAAGTATGAATCTTGTTCATCGAATGAGCTGACTCTATATTTAAGCGGAATCTGTGATAAATCGTCTTCCCATTGAGGTACAGGATTTAAAAGTGTATCATTAGTTTGAATCCATATATCTTGTGGTGTGAAATTCGATATCACAGGTGGTTCATCTACCCACTCTTTCTTACCATCACGGTTATCATAATACTTACCTTCAGTGGAGTCATACCATACTAACGGAATTCCGTCTAACATATAATAGTTGCTACACGGATACTGTGTATATCCTAAATCATATAGTTCTTCAAATGAGTATATATGAGAATTTACAGTAGCGTGTGTTATTTCTTCAGAATATAATGAAGATGACCATCCTGGAAGATCTGTTGCTGATTCACCATGATATAATGAAGTCATTCCAATTTGGATATACAGATCTAATTCATCTATATCTGTTACCCAAGAATGAGGCAAAGATAATCTAAAGTCAAATAGTTTGTTAGCTTGATTATCGTATCTAAGCTCAACGCCTTCTACATTAGAAGTGTAGCACATAATATTATAAGTCGCATTTCTAGTGTAACCATAATTATGTGCTTCGTTATAAGTAACCCATTTGTTTTGTGTAATTGCTTCTGGTATATAATAAAGTCTTTCACTCATATATGCCACCATTAAAAATAAAAGATGAGATATAATTAGTATGTTAACTACATCTCATCTTTATTGATATGTGTTTTATTATTTAGTCAGTGCTATCATCGTCAATAACTATTTGTTCTGGAGTACTACCGTTATAAAGTGTCTCTGTACCATCTACAAATCTATAACCCATATTTGAAATATCACTTCTACTAACCCACTGCATTGATGGATGTGATGGGATTATATATCTGTCGTATGTAGAGTTTGTATCGTGATAGCATTCAATCACACCTTCATACGGATCTGCGTCTGGTTTAAATACAGATAAAGTCTCTTTTATTAATCCGTAATATGGGTTTGCATAGAATGTACTATATGGATAATCTGTACCATCAATAGTAATCATACCAAGAGTACTATCTTCAAACACCCATTTAATTCTGTCTGTAATTGAAGGTGAAGCATCGTACATTTGAATATTCGTAATAACAGGTCGTGTAGACTGCCATGTATTTATTCCATGTAAGCCATTCCAATACAGATTCATGTTTGAATCATACCATACTACTGGCTTATTCTGATCATCTCTGTATATTACTTCGCATGGATATGTAGTAACACCATGTCTATATATTAGGTTATCTTGCCATCGCTCTGCATTTACGTCTAAGTCTGCGAATAAATATTTATCTGGCTCTGATTCACTTAAATCGTGAATATTTATATAAATCATATTCCCAGCTATAGAGCTGTCTGACTTTAGTGCACCATAAACGTCAATATTATTGTAAGCAGGTATTATCTCATCAGCTAAGTAAAGAGACAGTTTAGTATTACGTTTTATGCAAGGACCAGGATCAGGTTGTGACTGTATTAAGAAATTAACGTCTACCCAATAAAAATCAGGCTGATATAAAAAGTCTTCTTCACTATCATTTATGTAGATGTGATCTTCTACAGACCCACCCCTTACAACTGAGTACCAATTATTACACCAATATGCGTAATTTGTACCCCAAGGAATTCTTCTAAATATATATTCAGTAGGTGTATGGCTGTTTTCGTCACGTACTGCATATATGTAAATCTGTTCTGCTGGTGTTTTAGAGTACCCGTACCAACTTGTTAACTTTTCTTCTAAATCAGGGTTATACACATAAGTTTTTATTATGCTGTCATCAGTATCATCTCTTACAACTAATGTCTTTCTTACGTCTAAATCGAAGTAATCTGTACTAATATGGTAGCCCCGCGGAATCTTATTCCAACCCTCTTCAGAAAACTGATCACCTGTAATAATTCTATCAAAGTTAGATTTTAGATTAGTAGCTGATGTATACTGTTCTTCAGTTTCCCAAATACCATAAAGATCGGCTAAATACTCACTACTATCTGTAGCTCTAGAATCGTTTTTAAGAAAACACTCATAACACATACATAATTCTATTTTTTCATTAGAATTGTATCTGTACATAGTGCTAGGTTGTTTTAATGATACATCATTGACTATTACATCATCATTTACATAAAAACCAAATCGTGGATCATTTAATATACTTATTGGATACAGTGATGGGAAATATTTATTACATTTAATATTGGACGTAAGCTCTGGTTGTACAAGTGTTCCATCGTAATTAACCCAACCAATTACAGGACTATAAATATAATAATTACATTGATTAGGTGCAAGATAATGAATTGTATTATCTGAATCTTTCCATGAATGAGCTTTGTACAGAACTAATTTGTCATTACCGAAGTATCTTATAATAGGTTGCTCATTCTCTAATATTATACCGTAAGAATCATCTGTATTATTTATCTTATTGTCAATGCTATCCCATACTAGTGAGTTATCATCTTTTCTCTTAATATAAGAACCTTTATTAATCTGTGCTTCAGATGAAACTGTATCCTGAGAATAAATAATTCGCGTAGAATAATTTTCATCATCTTTCACTCTTAACGCGATACATTTAATCTCATCGTCTGCTAATGTAGGTGAGTCTTCAAACAATTCACTACTATTATCGAAATTCCAAATTACATTTGACTGTATATCTCTAAACTGATTATAATTTACATCGCTACTTTCTTTAAAGATACCTTTATTATTTGTCCAATGAAAGTGAAATGTATACCACGCAGTTAAAACAAGATTCTTATAGTCACCATTATACCAATATGTAGGATTGTAACGCCATATATATTTATTATTGTATCCTAAACAAGCGCACCCGAATAGTACACCTAATGAATAAGAATACATTGATTTAAAGTCAAGCAGTGAATAAATTCCACTATTACTAACTTGCTCATTATATAATGGAAGTAAAGTAGTATTATATGCGGAAATATCTCTAAGTAATTTAGCTCTATATAATACTAAATCCCTGCTTGTACTATCGTCTGACCAACTTGGTAAAATATTATCTATTGAGTCCTCATCTGTTATGCCTAAATACCCGTTAGGTAACGGATTTAAGATATCGTAACCTGCGTCTTCGAATATATACTTAATCCAATTAGCCTGATTATCAAAGTATGTCATTGTACTAGACACAGAACTAGGTACACGTAATGAAACTTTTGATAAATCAATTCTTGACTTATTTGTATCTGATTTAAATATTATTGGAATAGTTCTATCATTATCAGTGCCTGTCATTGAATTTAATAACAGCTTTAGACCGTAACAGTTATATGTAAGATACTGTTCATAATCGTTCACACTTCCACGTTTAGATAGAAATGAATATATCTCATCATATAGCTCATCCATATAGTTAAGATGAGTTAAATAGTCTTGGTCTTTATAATACACGTATTTTGAAATAGTGATAATATCAGATACAGATTTACTAAATGAAGTTACCGCCTCTAATCCTAATAGGAAAAGAGTAGTGGGGTCTGCTATCTTCCAACCATATAATACAGAATCATAGTAGAATAAGCAACCGTTACGACTAGAATATAGCATGACTGTTTACCTCTAATTATAATTCCAAATTCTGTTTTGATTGATCCCTTTATATTTATTTACTAAATCTGGATCAATGTCTATCTTAGGTATTTGTTTAGTGTTAAAATTAAATGCAGCTGAAGCAGTTAATATTAAATTGTTATACTGACCATCATACCACGTCGTATCTTTACTGAATACTAGAGATGGCTCATATCCTAATTGAGTGCATCCGTATAAAACACCTAGCGCATATTGGTGTACAGCACGGTAGTCTATTAACTTATATATTTGGCTATATTTCTTTTTCTTTTCGTGATCATTCTTTAATGATTCATTATAACCAATAATATAGTCTATTACAGATTGATCTGTTACACCAAATGTACCTATATAATGAATCTCATCATCTGTTTTAGAATACCCTGCAAAGTTAAAGATATTTAATATATCATCTACTTTACTTTCATATATAGGAACATCATTATAGCTATCGTGATAAATAAGAGGAATAACTTTATCAATTTCATTCCCTGTTAAATTGTTGATAAAACTTTTAAGACCAAATGAATCAAACTCTATTGAAGTTATAAGTAGACTTGGATCAGGCAGCGTTCCGTATAAGTATGTATAGACACCATCGAATATATCTTGGATTTGATTTCTATATAATACAATGTTTCTATTAAACTGATTATCAGGATTAAGTATAGATTCTAAACCTAGAATAAATAATAAAGAAGGCTCACATCTTTGTGAATTGTATAACACAAAGTCAAAGTATCGTACATTACCTAACTTAGATGCATAAAACATGATAGATCCTACGAATATATAAGTGTTAATATAATGTCATTTATTAGTGATTCATTTGCAGAATGTACAGTCTCATTTAATTTCTTTATTAGAGACTTTACATCTGAATCTAATAATACATTAAAACCATTACCTTTTTGATCTATCATCTTAAGAATGTCTTCTAAAGATTTTAGTTTTCCAATGAACTTAGTACTAAGTGATTTCACAACAGGTTTTGAAAGATTTAATAATATCTTACTAGGATCTACTTTATCGTAGTACTTACTATCTACAAACAAAGCATCTCTTGTAGGCGTCTGACTCTTGTACATAGTATAGTCTTTATACAGTTTATCACAAGCTGTTTTAAAATCTGTAACTAACTTAATGTCTAATTCAGTTGGACTATCACTTTTGTTATTATCTGCTATATCAGTTGGTTGAGGCTTATCTTTACCTTTAGGAGACTGTGCTTTAAACAGATTATATATTTCGTTATAGTCTGATTTCATTTTTTCTAGAGCAACTAGAATGTGTTTACAAGCCATGCCTTCTTGTGAAGGGTTGTTCTTTACAGGTGCACGAGTCTCTTTATTAATCCCAGCTTGATGCTTATATAGAATATACTTATAGCCTCTGTAAAGAAAGCCAGGGCAAGTACAACTTATTCGTATGTCGCCTGATAAAGCTGACTTTAGTGATCTTAACTTGTTACCAGTTAGATTAAGTAACTGTATAGTTACTATGTACTGTTTATCACCTTCACTTGAATTTACTGTATATAAGATCTTATTGTCTTCTACTTTATACAGTTTAGCAGCAATAGGCTGTTTTAGTGCCCTTTCTTTTGATCTATTGTCTGATCTATTTATTATATCTGATGGTCGCATAAGTTCACCTATAATCATATTTGGTATACAGATATATTTGATATGGCACACTATCACACAAATAAACCCATTGGAAATTATTTCCAATGGGTTATAGTTTATTAACTACATATTAAAATCAAAATCTTCCTCACCGCCTCCAGAATCCTCTTCTTCAGATGAAGTATCTTCACTTTCACTTCCGCTACCGTTATCAGTTGGTTTTAGTTTATGAATATTCAACGCATCAATAATGTCCTCATCGTTTGATACTCTATTTAACAAAGCTGTCATTAACTTTGCTTTGTCAGCATTATTTAACGCGTTTTCATCAACACCTTTGATAAGTTCTAATATAGAATTTGTAACCTCAATTTCTGACTTTTGAATATCTGATAATCTCGTGTCTTCTGCAGTTAATATGCGAGGCATTTCAACTGTAAAGTTTGGTGGAAGAATATTGTGAATTGAGCAGAACCAATAAATTAAATCTTTTAAACCTGATTTAATAATTCGCTGACAACGTTTTACTGTCCTTGCATAACGAATGTCTAACTGTGTTAGTGTTGTATCACCTAATCCGCCAGGAGCTTCATCAGACTGCCCTAAGAATTGTTTAGGGACCTTTAACGCACCATAATAGCGATCATCAAAATAATCAATATCAGCTAATGCTGACACGTTAACTTCACCACCAACCTCTTGAACTGTTACTGCACCCTGACCATTACGAGTTGGGAAATAAACATTACCACCTGTTAAAATAGGTGAAGATCTTGAACTAAAAACCTCTGTACTAACATTGATAGATTGTTTTGATGAAATAGCTGTCTTTAACTCTCTCATCATACGAGCAGTATCTTGTGAAGATGCAGCACCAACATCTACAGAAAACAGTCTATAAAAAGAAGATCTTGTTAATCTTGCAAGAATTAAAAGATCGTCTAATAGCTGTCTCTGTTTATAATAAGGCCTTGCAGCCTCAAGAAAAGATGCACCATATTGAATATATGAATCTTCAGAGATAGAATCATGATTAGCTCTATCAGAAATGAAGTGAATAAATGATCTCTCAGGTAATAACTTATCACTATCGATAGAATTCTTATCTGTACTTTGTGGTCTATATAAATAACCTAATGGAACACCGAATCTATAAATATGAACTACGTCTTCAGGTTCAGCAATAGTAAAAAAGTCACCTACGTTGTATTCTTTTCGATACGCTATATTAGAATAATTCGTATTAAGAAAACATTCACCAAACGCAACTATATTAAACGCAATAGGATAAATAATATCGTTAATGCGTAATTTATTCTTTAGAAAATCTGTCATCATTTCAGCAAAGTCAGGATTATCTGAAGACTCAATCCATGCAGCTAAACCAATGTCTTGATCTATCAGAGATGCGTCTTCAGAGATAAGCTCGATTGCTGAAAGAGTAATACCGTCTTTCATCATTTCACGATAATCTTTGATTCTTGAGAGACGATCAGTTGAAAGATCACGTAATGAAGTTAGAATGTTATTATCTCTATTTAGAAATAAATTCTCTAACTTATCATCACGTGAGTCAGTTGTGTCTTTTATTACTTCTATCTTTTGACCTAAACCAAATAGATTTTTAAAAAATGATTTTAAACTCATGATATAACTCTCTATGACTTAAACAAGATCACTTTCTGAAATATTAGTTATTTTAGAAGCTATTACGTGTTTTGTGTACTGCATATAACAAACTGTTATTGGGTAATAATTACTGTTCAATATATTACTATACGTAGATTGATTTGTACTATGTCCTACTTCACTTGCAAAGTTATCTGATGATAAGAATAAATTGTAATCATAAGTAACATTAGTAAGAGGTTTACATCCGCGTGTATAACCTTCTGTAATATATGGAATAAATTTCTTCCAATTATTTATTATATATGTTCTTACATTGGAATCAACTGTTACATAGCTATTCATAATCTTAAGTGAAATTATACTATAACTGTTTGCAGATACTAAATCGTCCCAATCTACGTCTGCATATAGAGATTCTGAAAAACTTAGATCTGCGTAATTATTAACACCGAATGGAATTGAATAAATCATCCCTGATCCACGCACACCTATTGAAACTGTATTATCACACAGCTTGTAAATGAAGCTATCTGTGTAATCATTTATGATATTTCCATCGTAATCAGAGACTGTACCACTGTAACAATAATCAGCCGCTTTTATAAGTTGATCTGTACTGTAATCATTAAGCTGTGCTATAGTGTATGCCCAATTTAAAAACCCTGCTGATGTATTATGTACTAAACATCTGTGTTTGTGTACGTCTGCTATGACAGATATACAGTTTTCTTTATTATCACAAACATCATATATAGAGTCAAGCTCACTTGTTAAATCGAAGGCTGAAGAACTATATATGTTTGTACAGATATCTATTGAAGATTCACTTACAGGCACAATATCGTTAAATAATACATATATTAGAGCGCTATAGATACCTCTATCTGTGTATGAATGTATTAAACTAGTATTATCATTTATATATGAAATTAGATAGTCTCTAAATCTTTTGTAGTTTGAGTTTATATCTGTCGTTAAAAACCCGTAGCAATCACTATCATCCAAAGAATTCATTAAAAGATAATTGAATAAGTCAAAACAGTCATGCTCTAATAATTTGTATGAGCTTCGTACTTTGTCATTCCCAATATTTCTATCGAGTGCTGATTTGAAATTATTATTGCTTGTTAAGTTTTTAATCTCAATATAATCTGTTTCATTTAATTCTCTTTCATATAGAAGACAACTTAAAAGATTGTGCATATTATTGTTTATTGCATAGTCAAATATTTCATGCAAGTCATTGTTACTAACACACAGCGCTATATCTAACGCAAAATCTTCCAGCGAGTCTATTTCATCTGAAGAATACGAATAATTATTTATTATATTATATACAAAGTCACTATAAACAGTTGATTTAAATACTTCAAGATATAACTGATAATTAGAATCTCTATCAATGTCTTCTACTGTTGTGTAGCTGCATAATATAAGTGACTTGATGTTACTATTGCAATCTGATCTTCCAATTAAGTAGTTTAATTCTGATTCAGAGAATGTATCATGTGATTTAAGATATGAAAACAAGTGTACTAGATTATAGTCGTTTATCTTTCTAAGTAAAGAGCTACTGTAAGTGGACGGTGTCACAGTAACATAATTATTTCTAAATATTTCTAATATAGAATCATTATAGCAATTATCGATTGCTGTGTAAGAACTGTAGACTAATCTATTGTGTGAATATAGATCAGCAATAATCTTATCGCTTACGCACTTTATATAGCGGTCTATATGTCTATTTATATTATTTACTATGTCTGTATCTGAAATATTATGATTATATTCAGTACTATTATTCAATAGCTTTATCTGATTGTCATTGAATTGAATGTCTTTCTTCCAAAGATTCTTTATAATAGTACTATTATTTTCTATTAAGTAGTTTAGTAAGTTACTGTGTTTTGAGTCATTATAGTTACTAACTACTGAATTAAGAAATGCTTCATCTGAAATTGAAAAACCATCTAAATCTGAAAAATGTGATTCTTCCACATTTAAGAATATAAAAGCAGCTATATGTGGTTTTTCTGCTATAAAGTTTGACAAGTTAGTAATGCTTAAGTAAGCGTCTATACTATCGTTAATAGTTGCATTATTTGATTCTTTAACTAATGCATACATACGATCTACTGTATCATAGTCTGCACACTCATAAAGAATTCTTTCTACTAAAACTGATAAATCATACTTTATATATAATGACGATAACCGTTCTTTATCTTCACGTGAAGCAACACTATATTTCTCATAAATGCTATTAACTACAGTATCAGCAGAAATACTATTTTCTTTTATAAGATATGCTAATATATTTATAAGATTACGATTAACATAAAAATTAATTACGGAATTATTAAGACTATTGCTCATACGCTAATTCCTTTAAGATCTCTATTACACTTTCGTCATCGCAGTTAGCAAGATACCCATATTCTTTATCATTCAATACAAACGATTCTTCACCATTAATACTTCTCTGAATTAGAAGTTTTACTAAATAATAACAAGAAGACTCTATATACTTTTCTAATACAAACGAATTATTTGGCATACTATCATGCTTATCCTCTATAACAGTCATTACGCTGTTATATAGATCATCTTCATTATCGACTATAGATTCGATGTAATCATCTGCTACAAATTTGTAACAATGATAATCTACAATAATATGCAGTAACGATAAAATAGAATCTAAAGTGCTAGTATTAGTATCTAGTCTATCTGTGATATATTCAAAGAAATACTTTACTGGGCTCTCTGCATTAAGTGAGTTGTTATAACTATCATTTATGTATGAAAGTAAATTATTAGTATTATAGTTTTTTGTAAGAAATAAGTTATTGTTACTATCTTTCCATTTTAATATGCTAAATGCAGCATCTTGCATCTTATTATACAGAAGAGCGTTTATCATATCAGTATAGCCAGTTACAAAAGCAGTGCGTAATAAATTATCTTCACTATAATAACCATAGAAGATTCTTAATGCACCTTTGTCATTATTACTAAGTGCTATTGAAAGCGCAGATTCTTCAGTATCACCTAATTTCTTATTTGTATATACAATAGCATTAATAGGATCGTCACCTGATTCTACTATGCGGTCTAAAATAAATCTAATAGAGTCATAGCACTGATATTTAGTTGCAAATATAAGAGGCGTATTTCCATATAAGTCAAATATGTTACATTCGTTGTCATATTTTGTTTTACCTACATAATGCCAAATCCCAGTGTAGGTTGAAGATAAAGCTATTAAAATATCTGATTTTGTATTTGAAGATGCAGATAATATATCTGATGAAAGTACAGTAGGTTTTGGTCTGCCATTTACATACTCTATCATTAGAGGTATTTTTAAATACTTAGGTGTATCTGGCTCATCTGGTTCAAACTCTGGGATACCATTACTATCATATTTCTTATAATAGATGTAAAAGTATTCTTTATTGTCATACTCTCTTTTACGCTCTGCATTTATATAGATGGGGTAATTTTTATTCTGTAATAGAATATTAATCGCAGGTATATTACCTGACATTATAGCAATTTGTAACGGCGATTTACCTTTATCACACACTTCTGTAATAGACGCATCTTTAGAACTTACCTTAATTTCTTCGTCATTACTGTTATAAAAGTGATCATATCTCTCAGGAAGACAGTTATTAGTGTCGATTGAACTGTCTATTATAAGACTATTATTTAATACTGCCCGTGTTAAATATAAGATTATTAAAGGATCTGCATTTGATAATATAGCTGCACATAGAGGTGTATAGCCATTATCATCATTTTTATTAATATCTTCAATCTTATCGCACAAAAGATCTACAGAATCAAATGACTCGAAATCTTTTGCAGTATATTCTAATTTGTCGTTTTCTTCTGGCATAGTAAATACCCTTTCTTATACAAATAAAACTCTCTATAGATTAGATTCCATAGAGAGTTTTATATTTACAAATTAGATATTACTTTATAACTTTAATTAATCATCTGAAGGTTCTTCTACATCATCTTCGTCTAATGAAACAGTCTCGCCTAATTCAGCCGAAGAATCAATAACCTCATCTTCTTCATTTGGAATTAGAGCGATTCCACCTAAGCTATCTGCAACCTCTGCAAAATATTTTAGACGTTCTTTAATAAATCCTTCAACCTCATCAGTTTTAACCATTACCTCTTCATCTTGATATTTAATCTTATATCCCTTTCGAGGAACCTTTTCAACTACACCATGATATTCTAAAACTGCACGAATAGCACCTGCATTTGAAATGCCTTTACCGAAATGAATTGTAATAATCTTTTTGAGCATTGGTCTAGCATAACGATTCTTATCAGTCCAAATTGCAAGATCGCATCCATAAGGAACAGGTTTTTCATAACCAGGTAAAGTCTGTTCAAGCATTTTGATTTTCTTCATCATAATGCGAATGTCCATATAATAACCTAACGCTTGACCACCAGCCTGTGCAAGTTTTGTAACCTGACCATAACCCATTGCAATCTTTGTTCTTAACTGATTTACAAAGATAACTGTTTTATTTGAGTTCTTGAAACGGGCTTTGAATTTCTGCATGAAGTTTGACTGAATACGAGCAGCTACGCCAGGTTCATTCATTTCATCTACATTCTTTTCTGTCAAACGACCTGGAACTGTAGCTGTAATACTATCGTAAATAATAAGTGCTACATCTTTATCTTCAAGGACTTGCATTAAAAAGTTATCAACTTCACCGTATGTCTGCATACGAACCGGAATGAATAACATATCATCTACGTACTGTCTCATTCCAAAACAGTCGATCTGATTACCGTTTAACCCTGACTCTGTGTCTATGTAAATTACACGTTTTCCCTGCGCGCAGTATTTCTTTGCAATATGCAGACACATTGTGGATTTACCACATCCTGATTCGGAAGCAATCTCAATAAATGTACCTGAAGGTAATCCTTTCCCATTTGAAATAATCGCATCTAAAATAATCGATCCACTTGGCGAAAATGACTCTTCTTTAGTAGTAAGATCCATAAGTTCGCCATATAATTTTTTGAAGTCTGTACGACCTGCCATATCCTACGCTCCTAATAAAGTAAGTTGTTATTACTCACTATGATTTATATATTAACCCTAACATAATTATATTATACAAAATACTACTGAACATTTTAATAGAGTTACAGATCTGTAACTAATATATAAAATAATACCCAGAAAATTTATTTCTGGGTATTTGAATCAATAGCTATTAAAATTCATCTGTAATACTTTTTAGTTTGTTTAGTTTCGCATTAAAACGATCAGCATAAGAACTCATCTGACGTGCAATTTTCTGCAGATTGTCTAAACTCTCTTTAGAGTAAGATTGAAGCTCAAGAATATTCTCTTCATCATCTACTCTTTTTACAGAGATAAAGCCTATCAAATCATTTGCATAATTTGCGGTGGTTCTTAAAGTCTCTAAAAGAATTGAGCATTCTGTTTGTGCATCATAAAATTCGTTTACATTTGCCATATTAGTTTCTCCTATTGTTAGCTATATAGTTAGAATGACCTATTTCATTTCTACCATCAATAGCAACCAACATATAATATATACAACAGTCTTCTTACCTATTTAACAACCACATGGATAAGAAGTATTATTGTCATTTGATAAAATATCAGATGAGATTTCACCAGCTTTTGCAAAATCAATCTCTGAATATCTTGTTAGATGAAGTGTGTTGTCTTCATCAGAATCACCTATTGCCATATAGAGTCTAAATTGTCCACATGGGGTTTTTAGTAAAATAAGATCACCCAAATGTACATCTGAAGCTTCAACCTCAGTTAGCTTATATATTTTACTATACTTAGATTTATTGTCTATAAGAGTATGATTTGAATAATCTACATTATAATCTACAGACATGGTAGTTGATATCTCCAATTATTTAAAGATAATATAAACGTCTTTATTGTAAATAAGTAAATAAGAAATAGTTCATACAAAGTGTAGGTATATGACACTGGAACAATATAATTAGAATCCTCTACATATAATCGTGGTCGTTTGTTATTATAATATTCCTCAGATGTATTAAATTCACTGTTGAGAAAACTGCTTGAGAAAGTAGACTGTATTTTAACTGTCTCATTATTTTTAACATAACATTGGCAAGTTGAATTATTTACAGCGTCATGAAGATCTTTACATGGAATTATTATTAGTCTATTTTCTAGACCCACATGAAATAATAATGAATATAACTTTTTCTTGTACTCAGAATCATCTAAATAATTTGTAATAACAATCGGTTTTTCTGTTGCAAGTAGTATTAGAGTCTCAACTAATGATAATGAATCACTGTTTAGTTGATAAAAGTGCATCCATAATAAATGATTTAAACCAAAGTAATTCAAGAACTCTACAAACTTATCAGTTCTAACGTCTTTGCGCTTTGAAACGTACTTATAAATATTCTTATACGGATTATAAGTTTTTCTTGTGTATGCAATAAACTCATCTGATTTAATAATCTCTTTATTGATTATATAATTTGAATGCTTCAATTTCATTAGAAATGTATCTGTGTACTCATCTTTTGTAGAAAAAACTGACATTACATTTCTTGTAATAAGTCTAATCTTTAAAGAGTCACTTATTAAATCAGCTATCATGTATTATTCCTCTGAATCAGAATCATCTGAATCAAAATCATCATCTGATGTTAGAGCATCTTTTAACTGTGAAAGTGTTGTAGCAGACATTGATTTAAGTAAGTTGTAAATCTCATCAACACGAGCTGTATTCTCTGTGTCAACAGCTTGCTTTGATACCTGACTACAAATACCCATAATTTCAGCCTGTGCTTTCTTTGCCTCTTTATAACGTGCATTAAGATCTTTCATATCGAGCCTGTCTACATTCACGTTATATAGCTTATCTTCAGCATCTGAAATAAATTTGTTTAATGTATTTAATCGTGTTAGAGAAGCTGCTGAATAATATGAAAGAAATGCAGTGATTCTTTTCGCAACTAACGTTAAATTATTTGCAAGTTCAACTGGAATATCAGAGATAACAGAAGCATCAATAATTTCTTTCGCTTGAGATGACTTTTTAGCAATAGAAGATGTATCTTCTTTATTATTTTTAGCCATAATTAAATTACCTCTCTAGAATCAATCACACGCTGAATTACCTTTTGTGATTTATTATATTTATTCGATAATGTTTCAACTGTGAGACCTTTATCAAAATCTTCAAAGATTGACATATCTGTTAAAATCTTTTTAACTAAAGAGGTTGATGGAATATTAAACTTGTCCTCTTGAAAGACATCAAGAAATGCTAAAAACTTATCACCTAATAACTGATATAGAATATAAAAATAATTCTGTCCAGTGATACTATCTAATTTTTCAGCTAGTGCTTCAATCTGATCATCTGAATATTTATTGTATGAATTAATCAAATCACACGGTGTCCGCATATTATGAACCTCTGAATATGACTTCCAATCATCTATAGAATTGTTAGAATCATTGATAAAATATTCTCTTTTAGCAGAATTTGTTTTAAAGAATTTCCAAACACGCAATGATATATCGCGAAATGAATCTATAGATTCGATTGAAAGATCATCCATCTTTACAAGATCAGCATTAATGCTAAACGATTTTGGATATACAGCTTGCTTGTCTAAAACTTCATTATCTGTATTTACTAAACGATTCGATCTAAATATAAAATTAGAAACTGTATTTCTAATTCTCGTAAAGAGAACATTTCTCATATTACGAATATCATCGTCTTTTTGAGTACTTGAAATCTTGACTATAAAAGCAACAGCGTCTGCAGTCGCTAACTGTGCAAGATCCTCTCTATCAAAGTACTCTAAATACTTAGAGAAATATTTAGCAACTACAACTTTCGCTAATGTAAATGTGTAATCCCAACAAAGTTGCGTTGCTTCATTATTTACTACAAATTCGCTTAACTTTGGCATAGCACTCGGTTTATTACTATATCTCGCCATGTTTAAATCCTTATATAATAACAAATAAATTAGATTTAATTATTATATACAAAGTGATATAAATTGGTTTAATCATATGAAGAATCTAACAAGAAATCATTCTTGCGTTTTCTATATAACAAAGATTCTAATCTCTTTTCAGAATTTATAATAAACCATTTCTTGAATTTGTAATCTGACCATGACATGTAATCGTGTTTTCTGTTATAGTATTTATTATAAGAAAGAGCTCTCTTTATAGCATCAAACAAACCACTATCTAACGATACAGTTTTCAAATAAGAAATCGTATCTTTAAGTTGTTTTACAAGATCATCTGTTATAGTTATCTGCTGTGCGTTTAATTCTGAGTCATTCCATAGGCGATACAATAAATCAAAAATACCTTTATTAGAATTCTCTATGATTGATCTATCATCGTCTGATAAATTGTTATGCGTGTATTGATGAGAGACTTTGTGATTATAATAGTCAATAAAATAATCATTAGCATGAGTTAACTCATGCAGTAAAGTCTTTCTAAATCTATCGTGATTATAATTATTCTTTCTAGAATTGAATTGTGGTAAAGAGAAATATAACTTTATAGCGCCTGTATCTGGAATGTATCCACCTGTCTGATTTGAATCATAATCCAATATATAGACGTAAATCATTATAGAATATTTCAATAGACCAGTGACTTTCTCTTTATATGCTAATACGGAACCTTCATCAGACAACTCATCGTTTAAATCTGACAAACCATCTTCCAAATCATTTGAAACTTCTATAATGTGATCGTATATCTTATCAGCAAGTGAATTTATTTCTGATACTTTATACTGAAGTGCGTACTTTTCATTTAACATAATTAATCTAATATAGCAATGGAATATTTAAGAGACGATACATAATAATCATAGTCGTCTAATCTTTTATTGTATAGACAATCTATAATTTCACCAAAGTCTTTTAAATATTTACCTTCAAAATTCATAGGCGTTAGAAAACGCTTTATATGAAAGCAATTATTATCTCTGTTTGAATACTTCTTTGCTAAAGAATGAAATGAATCTGTCCCAGCTTTATCTGTATCGAATCCACAATATACCTTTGATGAAGTACCCATTAAGAATTCCATTGTATTCTTAGAAACTGATACACCGTTTGTTGAAATAACAAACGGATAAAAATTTCTAATAAAATCAGAGTCTAACACAGATTCAACTATAATCCATGGTTGACTATAACGCTTTTCATTAAAACCTGCACCGTATGGAATCCTGTGACATTCTGTATAATATCTAAACACCTTATCTGCACAAGATCGAAACATGATTGATACAACTTCATTACCTATCATGTTAGGCATTGCGATACATTTACCTTGACTAGCAATCCATCGTTTAAGATTACTATCAAATCCATCATACTTAAACGCGTCATAAGATGTTGCTAGTCTATACGGATCATTAAATGCAGCTGAATAAGCTGCATATTTATTATAAACTCTGTCTATCTTTGATAAAGAATTGAAATACTCTGTAAGATTCATAAGCTATTCCACTGATTCTTGTAATGTAAATTTACCGCTATTTGCGAGATAAACTCTATCACCATATTGCATGAATTTATCATCATGTGTAATTAGTACTATAACAAGACCAGTTTCTTCACAAAGTGATTTAACAAATTCCATAAACTGTGGAACGTAAATCTTTGAAATAGCTGTGAACTGCTCATCTAAGAACATAAACTTGTCTACTGAATCGAGATTGATTATGTAGAACATCTGTATAATAGATGCTATAACAACCAAAACACCACCAGCAACATTTGAATTCTTAATAGGTATTAAATTACCATTGTCATTCAAAAGTAATTCTACGCACTTAGAATTGCGTTTATCAACTACTTTTATCTGCACTGAATAGTTCTTATCAAAGAATATTTGTTTTAAACCTATTGTAAGTAGATCTTCTAATTTCTTTAGAAGAGAATTAGAGAACTTACTAATAATATCATCGATTATAGGTTTACATAATTTAAGTGTATTCTTCTCTTCTTCTAAGATAGAAAGTCTAGAATCTACTTCAGAAATAGAATTCTTCACGTTCTCTATTGAAGATTGAATACCTCTGTACTTAATAAGTAAATCTGTAATACTACTTTCTAGACTTTCAATATTCATACTTATTTATCCATGTAAGCAAAAGCTGTTTTGGAATCAACGTTCACAATGACCTTAGCTTTAGAGTTATGCGTATCTGCAACTGTAAAACCAGTCATGTACGAAATTGAATAGTCAGAATAGAAATTGTTATTCGTAAATTCAGAAAAAGAAATCTCAAACATAATGACCTCCATTTGAGTTAATTGTTATATTATTTAATATACAACATGTAGAATCATTGGTTAATTTGTAGAGGATAAATTATATGCAACGATTCTAAAGTGATCTCAGAGGCCTCTCTACGCTTAATAGCGGTTATGTTTTACGAACTTAATCATCAAGTTGAGGCACGGCGCGGAACTTCTTCTAAAGATTTAATTAGGTTGAAGGTCCACAGACGCGGAATTTCTTTTAAAGAATTTTTTAGTTTTGAAGGTTGGTTTATTTTTGATCTGAATTCTGAGTTCTAAAAATTCTATTTTAAATATTTATATTATTATTTATAGTATTAATAAATAAAATAATATTATTATTTAGATTAGAATTTAGATTAGAATTTAGATTAGAATTTAGATTGAGTCATCAGTTGAATGAAATCCTCTTTGAAAATTTTTAGAAGGTGATCAGTCTTTTAAAAATTCTTTAGAAGAAATTCCGTTCAGTAGAAGTTCATCAGTTCTAAAATTCAGAAGGTCGTTTTGAATTACGTAAAGCAAATTAAGATTCAGTGAATCAGCTTAAGAATTAGACCGAAGTACGAAGTTGAAGATTGAGATTGGAGTTTGGATTGGAATTTAGATTAGAATTTAGATTGGAATTTAGATTTACTATTTTATTTTAGTTCGAGAACCACTTATTTCAATGTCGCGAACCTAATGAATTATTTAAAAAGAGAGTAAGAAATTCGGTAGTATCACTCTCTATAATAATTCAAAAGATATCCAACTACCTTCTGGATTATTTTGTTTGTACGCCCAATAGTCTGCTGAAAACCATGTCATAAAGTGCTTACTCATTATTTGAGCAGTTCATCTTTACTGATTATAGAAATCATAATAGATTCTATAACTGGCGCCCCTACACAGGACGGGAAGTTAACCTCCAGTGGTAAACGATATGTAGCGGTATCTCCCACCAGGGCAAAGAATTTCAAAATTGGCTACAGTATATTTGATTTATTACTTAGATAAGCAATCTTCATAAGATAAGCTATATAGTTCATTAGATTCATATTCATCAATGAATCTATCAACTCTGCAAATTTTTACAGGTTGTTTGAATTTCTTAACAAATGAAATTGCTTTATTTCGAAGATCATTTTTATCTTCATTACTGTTTACAATCCAAGTTTCATTATCGAGAATCACTTTTGCTATGTAAAGTGTTCCCTGTTCCATTTTAGATATGAAGCGGTTAAATGAAACAGCATTAAATATTTTACCTTCTTTAGTTTGAAATCTCATCATAGTTATTGTCTCCTATAATAGAGGAGGTTATATTCATAACTATAATATACAAAGCTATTTTAAGTTATTTAACTAATTATGAAAATAATTTTAAATTACTAAAATAAAATCCCTAGTAAATTTTACTAGGGATTTACTAATTATTAGTTCAGTAATTAGTAAACTGTCATACCGACCTAGAACAGTATGAAACAACTCATTAGTTGTCATTGAATGACAGGATTCGAACCTGCTACATATATTTATTGCTTAATCCATACAAGCTTCATTCAATAATTATTTGATATAGAATTATACGTCTATAACTAAACGTATCCTAGTTTATTCATTACGTTTTTAACTTTTCTTGATATACCACACGCTATTGGTAATTTCTTAATAAATTTTATAAAAGCTTTGTCGTCCATTTCACTAAACTTACTAGCATTTATCTTGGCTTTATTGCAAATCTCACTTACATCAGGTGTGTCTTCACATTGTATTGGAGTGTTATAATTAGTAATGTACGCATCAAATGATACATACCCAGCTGGGTCTTTTACAGAATTTATGTATTCCATGACAAAGTAAATCTTGTCATTGTCATAACCAAAAATATCACCGTTTATCTTATATGTATTTGGCAAGCCCATTCTTTTTAGACCTATATTACTAATTAAAGTTCGAAGAGTGTTTCTTTCATTTACATGAGGGCTAACTTCGTATGGATCACCTTTACCATTCTTTGCTTTATCTATAAAGTCTGCATATTTTTTATCGACAACATATTCAATATTATTTTTATTACACCAATCAACGATCTGATTAAATGTATTTATTCTTCCTTTGTCTGATGCGTATGAATCATTAGAGTAATCAATATTTATATCACTACTAAAGATAAATTCAACGCTTTCTACGTATTTAGAAAAGTTTTTAATAGGTCCTTTGACGCACTCTTCTTGCTGATCACTAAGCATAGCAAGCTTACCTGTAGCGTCAGGAAAGTCATTATATGGAAAAACTTTATAGTTCTCAGATAGTTTATCACCATTTACTCTAAAACGAACTATAAATGGAGTGTTTATCAATGACAGGATATTATGAGGAAGTTTTTTATGTTTAAATCTTGTAAATGATACAATATCTGTAGTACCTGTGATCTTATTTACATATGCTCCAGATGATTGAAGTATATTATCTTTTACAATATATTTAGCTGCTATCTCAGCTGAACAGTTATGATACAGAGTTCCAACTTGTTTGGCTTCATTGATAAGTCTTTCTAATCTATAAATTCTATATTCTAACAATCTTGTATTCATTTTTTATCCTATATAATAAATAAGCCTAGCTACATTTGTTAGATATAGCTAGGCTTATTATATATTAATTATCTAGGAATTTTATCCTTCTTAAAACCATGAATTTTGTAATCAGAGAATTCTTCATGAACGTGTTCTTCCCTAATTTGATTCTTACGGCGTTTATAGTCATTTGATTTATTTCTACTATTATTTTCTGAGAAATTATTTTTCTTAAAAGATTTACCCATAGTCTATCTATTATAAATATTAATTATAGCTTGAGTGCTATTGTCAAACAAAATAATACTGTTCTGCTCAGTTACAAGCTTATCTGTAATATAGATATTAACCTCTCTAGAATGCTTATCCTGAAATAGTTTTAATGCCTTTAATAAATTATGTGATGAAACTTCAGCCTCTTTAGAAGTGTCTACAACATCGCCATTAAAGGTTGATTTTACAGTTGATACATGTTTTGCAGCGAGAACATTCTTAACACTCACATTTAGTTCTTTATTCTTAATTGACATTCCAACAATGTGTTTAGACGCTGAATATTCTTCTGCAAAAGTAGTTAGCTTGTATAATTCGTCACAATTAACTGTGACGTAGTCTTTAATGTCTTTATTGTATTTTATATTACCTAATTCAATTCCGGCTTCTATTGTAGATAGCTTAAATTTTGGCCCGCTAAATAGCATTCTGCTAACCGCACCAGAGATTCTATCAACTGACAAATTAAAGTTATCTTTTAATAGTGATCTCAACATTGTAGCGTCATCTCTATGTAATGTCATTTCGATAAATTCGTCATTTGTAATGACACTAGATAGTCTTGAAGTTACAACCATCTGATCTTTACTGAATTGAATATATTTATCTCGTGCATAAGTATATTCTTGTGTGTATCCTAAGACAGATGAAATAGCATTTTTTAATTTCGTTGAATTGATATCACCTAAGTGAGTAATGTCACCATGTAGATTAAACTTACTTAGATCTGCGTCAGAAGTTTTAAATGGCATCCATCCGCCACCTACAACCTTAAATTCATACTGCCCATAAGACTTTCTAATTGTGAACTTATCACTATCAGCACTTTTAATTAGAGCTGATAAATCTGATATAGAAGCAGCTATAGGCTCGTCTATATTTGAATCTTCTTTATACAGTTCAACATAATATTCAACTGTGTTTGAAACATCATCTATAGCTCTACATACTAACTGATCATTTTCTACACTTAAAAATGCGACTCTAGAATACTTTGACTTATCTCTAGAGTTCATCGACTTTACAAATGAGATAAAGTTAGTAAAGTCATTCCCATTAAATTTAAGAAAAGTTATCTTATCCATAACTAAGCTCCAATATTGTCAAGATATTTTGCTATTATTAGTTTGCAGTCAAGTGGAATCTTCATTTGATTAAAATATTCTCTAACGTCAATATCAGATGAAGAATAAGATGTAGTAATAAAACTAATAAGATCTTTCATCGTTAAAGACGGTTGATTATTAGATTCAATTTTATTTACAAATATATCTGATCCAGGACTGCACTGTACCTCTATATAATTAGCTTTATGATTTACACAGTTAAATACAAGTGCACGTGGTGTTCTTAATTTATTATATGGCTCTGAAGTAGATCTTGACAATGAACCAGGTCTATATAACACAGTATTATGAATAGTTACAGTATCACAAGGTACATGATAATGACCTAATATCATCGCATCATAATTTAGTTTTTCTAAATCATCTTCGTGTAAAGAATCACACGCTAAACCGAAGTCATAATACCTATGTGCTACGCATACTTCATATTTATCAGATTTTTTAGATTCTATATCTTCTGGGTAATTGTAAAACTTAAATACAGTGTTTTCTATCTCTAGAGACGAAGGCGCAAGTTTTAAATACCCTGTAGATATTAAAATCCCAAGTGCAGTTGATTCAAGACTATCCATTCTGTTATTTTTAATATCATGATTACCTACGATAGTGTAAACGGTAATACCCCTGTCTTGTATCTTTTTAAAAGTATTTATTACTTGTGCAAGATAAGGTAATGAAGTTACAGGTGAATCAAATACATCGCCTAATAAAACAAAAGTATTACATTTCTCAATACTAACGCAGTTAGATAAGTACTCTAATTTCTTTAGAATAGCAGATGGGTAATCATCACAACGAGAAATCGGTGAAGTACACTTTAAATGTAGATCACCGATGAATAGAATATTATTACACATTAGACAGCCTTAATTTTATCGTACTTATCGTTAATCTGTTTAAGTTCTAAAGACAACTGACTTGTAAGTTCATTGATAATTTTTTCTACAGAAGAAGTAGACGATAAATCATAATTAGGATACTTATCCTGGATAGCTTTAATGTCACTCATTAACTGATCACGTTTTGCTTCACACTTTAACTTTTCAGCTGTAAGTTCACTGTGCTTTGATTTAAGTTCTTGAAATTTCTTTACTAGATTGTCCATACTAAATTCTCCATTATACTAAAATACCTAGGATTGTCACATAATCCTAGGTATTTATATACAATAATTAGATCAGATATGAAATTATGAGTTGATCATTTTCTTTGCTGTATTTGACACTTTAAGTTTAACAGCCTTCTTCGCTGGAATGTCAATCTCTTCACCAGTCTGTGGGTTACGTCCTTTACGCGCTGCACGTTCAGTCACTGAAAGTTTTCCAAGGCTACCAAATGAAACCTCTTCGCCTTCTTTTAAAAGATCGATTAGAAGTGCGGACATTTTGTCAATAACCTCATCTGCAACTTTAAGTGAAGTAAGTTCGAGTGCTTCTTTAACTTTCTTTGTGAAATCGCCTTTTGTCATACCAAATAACTCCTTTATAAAAGTAAATAAAACAAATACAAATATATAGATATTAAGCTTTCGAAAGTTCTTCAAAAGCAAAACCTGTATTCGTACTATAGAAAATTCTTCTAATCCCCTTGCTTTGAATAAATTTCATGCAAGCTGCGCATGGTCTTGCAAGACCATAATCTCTGTCTTTCCTAAGACGCACAATGTACAATTCCAAATCTTTATAATTGATATTAACGTCCTTTAAAGAATTTATACACGCTATTTCAGCGTGAAGACTGTGCATATTCTGAGTATCACTAACACAGTTAAATTTTCTAAATTCATCGTATCTTTTCTGAATAGGGTGTGTCTTTAATTTGTTATGTGCAGCAGCTACTATCTTATTTTTAATAACCGCAACACAACCCAAGTGCTGTTTTGTAAAATCAGAATAAGATGCAATCTCTGCAGCTTTTTCAAAAAATTTCATCTGCTGTTTAGTGAACTTCATAAAATAAAACCCCATGTTAGTTTACGTAATATTTATACAATAAACTACATGGGATGTAAACTAATTTAGTGTGATATGCAATTTTTTAAATTGCAGCCACATAATGGACAAACTTCAAATTCAGACATACGGTTATCAACTACCTTTATCTTTGAATCAACAGATGATATTCTTTCATTTAAGCTGCTTAAATTATTTAGCTGACGAAGAATCTCAATCAAATCACCAACTGAATTTACAGATAGATTGTTTACATCTTGTAGAGTACATAGTGATTCATTATATTTATTCAGTGATAGATGCAATTTATAAACTTTTATTATGTCATTTACAAGATCGTTAGTTATATTAGTATCTGTATTTAAACACTTATTAATTGTCTTAATATTATCGCAAGTACTATCTAATACTAACAATAATTTGCTGCATTTATTAATGTCAGAAAGTATGTGAATCTTATTCATTGCACAATCTGTATCACTAACTAAATTAGCAAGTAAGTCTATTTTGTTATTACAATCTTTTATAGATTTGTTTGTGTTATTATATGAAGTAAGTTCTATAACTGATTCTATCTTTGAAATACAATTACTTATAATGTTTAATTGAGTACTGCAATCTTTAGATTTACTATTACATTTATCAAGTGAAATCATTGAGTCATATAATAGTTCTAATTCTTTTAAAGTATTATTCTTGTGTTTATAGTCAACAAGATTGCTGTATAAGTTTTCGATCGGTGATAGTAAATCAGCTTGCTTTTTAAGAGACTCTAAATTATTTTTAAGTTGCTCTTTAAGTTTTACATCTGTAGCAGTTTCTGTTGCATTCTTTCTTATATCAGTCGCATAATAATCATTTATAGACGATATGTCAAAATTACTTCTGTACGTAAGTACATTGTATAACGTTGACTGACTACCTAGAATTAAAAATGGCGAAGAGAACTGTAAATTAAAATTAAAATTCACATCTTCACCATTTACATTTACATTACCTATTTTTAAAAGATTCTTAACTGCAGGTAGAGGTTGTCTTCCTAATTTCACATATTTCTCACCATTAACCACATAAGAACATTTGTCATCTTTTGATTTTATGCTTCTTGTATATTCAATGGTATTATCATCGTGATCCACTCTAACTGACATTGTATTTTTACCGAATGATATATCGCTATCTGCGAAATCATTTGCAGCTACGTTATAAATACATCTCATTAGAGTGGATTTACCTGACCCTGAGTTTCCTATAACTAGGTTTACACCAGGGACAAACTCTACTTCACAGTTACTTATAATACCTACATTGTTTAGTTTTACTTTCATAGTTCTTTAAGTAAGTTTGTAAGTTCATCAGCAATCTTATTCTTATATTCATCTGCAGCAAGAAGCCTATCATATAAATTAGAAAGAAGCGGTTTTTCATTTCCATTTTGATAGAGTCGAATTAAATTGTCATAATGCTCTGATAGTCCTTCACTGAAAGTGTTAGATGCTCTACCGATAAATTCAACATACATATCAAGTGACTTTGTAGAATTATAGTGATCTACGAATTTTTTATATTCGTTAAATCTATCAATAGCACTTTCCAATGTCTTTTTCTTTTTAATTAGAACTTCTTTCATATTATTTCCTCGGCGCAGATTTAAATGGATTTTCAAAAGTACTCATATACAGAATATAACTATAAGCTTTTTGTATTTTTGACGCTAGAGATTTATACTTTTTAAGTGTACTAATTTCTAAACCTGTAGGTGATATTTCACAATCACTATTTATCATCATCACATAATCATTATACATTGTTTCGTAGAAGTTTGTAACAACGTAATTTGCCTTCTCTAATTTCAAAAGAAGTTCTTTGAATTCTTTGTAATTCGTTACGTTCTTTAATGAGATAGACTCTATAAACTTATCATCATAATCATCAATTAACTCAGACACATTAATTTGCTTTTGTTTAGCCATACTAAATACCTCATAAATAAATAACCTATATAGAATATTCTATATAGGTTTATATACAATAAATAGAAAATGTTATTAATCTAGTGCCATATAATAGAAATCTTATTGTCCATGTTTATATAAACACTTCCATAATCGGTACCATATCTCATGTCACCTTCTTTTATAATAAGGCCTACTTTAACAGACTCATCTTTTTGTCTCAAATTGTTAATCATCTTGAAATCTTTAGACTTAAGAAAATCTGAATTTTGGAGTTTAGCAACTAAATCATACTTTGATGATTTAAATATAGCATCTTGTAAGTTATGGCGCTCATACTGGCACTGTTTAACTGAATAATCATTAAATAAAGTTAAATAAAATCTATATTCATTTACAGTAAGATCTTCATTAACACCGTTAAATGCTGGAAGCCCTGATACATCAACTATGCACTTATTGCTCTTAATAGACTTTCCAACTTTGTCATCTACAATAGAAGTACACTTCATTGCAGATTTATTGCGGCATTTTTTAAAAGTAGTTCCAATCTGGATTATCTGTGCTGGAAACCAATCGGCTACAGCGCTGAGATCCTCTGTAGTGTAATAGAATTTATCATTATCATGTTTTATATTACTAGCTGCTACACTTGTGATATAGAACTTCTCATTATCATTAATAGTATCACGATTAGCTAAACACTCCACACCTTCTGATAAAGGTTCTTTAGAATATACTTTATATTTCGTACTTGCGAGTTCTTTTAATTTATCTTCAGATATTATTAACATACTTTTACCTTCTTAAGATAAAACCTCTATCTATAAATAAAAATTTAGATATAGATAGAGGTAGGAGCTTTAGTATGAACTATCACATCAGCAATTTAGATGCGAGCTTAATATTCAACTTAAATCAGTAGAATAGCAAGTAACACATTATTATATTTCACAACATTATAAATGTTACCGATCAGCTAATAATTTGATATTGTAGTGTCATTAAAGACTACTAAATTTTCAAAGTCACTTGTAAACTGAATATCTTGCCTAGTGTAATAAGACCATGATATTGGATAGTTCTCTATTTCGCATAATATAGAGTCAAGCTCATTCATCTTTGCATCTGCGATAGGTTTGAAATTAGCATTGTCTAATGCTATCTTAAATGCAGCTTTATAACGTGCATACAATTTACATAGAATCTTATATCTAACTTCGTTTATAATATTATAGGAATCTGAGCTTTGATACATTTGTCTGCTTAACTTCATTAAATGTATTTAGTTTAGTGATAGTAGCTGTTGCTTTTTCGTGATTAGAAAATTCATCTTCGCAGTCGTGATCAGCAAACCACATGATAATATTATTAGACTCATCTTTTATTTTATATAGATAATACTTACCTTGATTTCCAAATTTAGAATTTCCTGATTTTACAAGTTTATATTCAGATATAGTGAAAGTAATTTTATCACCTTCTTCACCAAGAAAATCAGACTGCTTATCTCTATCATTCTTTATCTTATATAATCTGTATCTATCAAAAGATGCAAACGAGCTTGCAATAAGACCGATTTTAGTTTCATCTACAGTTGGCTTACAAATCTCTGATCTTACATTATCAAAGTACTCACCTGTTTGATGATCAGTATCATTTATATATTTCAACCAATTATTAACGCGGTCTTTCACATCTGAAATATCATCTTCATTTACATTATTCAATTCTATTGCATCTAATACCTTATCAGCTGTACATACTACAGATGAATTTTCAGATCTTTTTACATAACCATCTTGTTCTGTGATAAGTGCAGAATAATTTATCACATCTTTTGTAGAAATTTTTGACATTTCACACCCTCAGTTTGTGTATAGTGAATAATTCTTTACTGTTTATAATTATACAAATAAAACCCTCTATATTTAAATATAGAGGGTTTTTGATTATCCTAGATCTGACATTTGAGGTCCTATCTCTTTCAGATATTCTGACGAAATATGCAATGCAGCTTTAAATTCCATATAAGTCATGCTATCACTTTCAGTGAAAGAAATTCCTATATGCTTACTCAGAAATACTTGGTTCTTCAGTAGTGCCTGCCAAATTTCCTGCCTTGCTTGTAATGCCGAGAGAGATGTGTCTGTCGGGGCGAAAAAAATCAGAAGAGATGTCTATGTATGTTGTGAATAATTTATCACAAACAGAACAATGAACTTCTCGTGTCATTTTAACACCAAATGTATCATTCATTTCTGAGAAAATTTCGTCGATATAGATTGCATCATGTGGTGAAAGATTTTCATACCAATCAGCCTTCTCAATAATGTCCATGTTATCTACATCTATCAAAGACACTGTAGTATAAATATGGATGAAATCTGATGCTTGCTTTTTAAAGATACCAGCTCGACGATCAGCTTCTTGTTTAGCTTTATTGATATCAGCACCAGTTGGGAATCTTACTCTAATTTCTTTTCCGCTAGGTAATGTTACTACAATAGGATAATTTTCAGCAAATAAATAATTTATCTCAATGCTGTTAAGATCCCATTCTAGATCTTCAATGTGTTTACATTCTGGGCACTTTACCTGCATCTTTAAAGTGTTACCAAGTGTCATTGTTCTAGCTTTAAACAGAATAGCTAGAAGGTCCTCTTGATTCATGTCTTTAGCTTTAACTGGGCAATCTTCCAAACAAGTGTCTATAAACTGTTTTAAACCTGAGTCAGATGCGTTACTTGCAAGTAATGATTTATACGCTTTTGTGGTAAATGGTTTTACTTTTACATTGCCGTCAAAGTCACTTCTACGATAAATGATACCTCTAGAAGGTAATAATAAATTTTCTGAAAACGCCATACTAAATTCTCCACTATATTATAATTGTGTACACAGTTACTATTATTTGATATACAATAGATACTTTTAAATGTTACACTATTGTTACTTTAATCACGCTGTCTTTGTATGACTTTATTTTTTCTTTAAATAATTCCCATTGTTTATCACCAACTTCAGAATAGCCACATGTGAATACTTTTACGTCATCTTTATCATAAATATAGCTATTGCTAATGACACTTAATAATGATTTATCACACATATTTGGCAGTGGATAGTTATTATTTACATATTTTTCATTTACAAATGATAGACAGTTTTCTGTACCATTAAATAAGTCTATTAAGTACTGTTTAATGACATCTTTTCTTGTGTTCCAATCATGTTCAAAAATTGAAACTAGTAAGATTCCTTTTTCTAAACACGCTTTGAACTTGTTATAGTGATAGTCTTTAGGTTTATGATTTTCATCATGCCAATAATCACCATTGAACTCAATAGCAATTTTCTTTTCAGGATAATATAAGTCAAGTTCCTGCGGTGGTATAATGCTACGTATGTTTCTTACACAATCACCTTTGTAGAATGATGAAATATATTCAGCTATCTCACCTTCAGCTTTAGACGATGTAATTGAGTACGCACATTTTTTACATAGTAATTCACTTCTTATAGCAGATTGTCTGAGACTAAATATTGCACCAAATGGATGTGTTTCATAATTATTACACCTAGGGCATTTCGTCATTACTTTACTATCGCATTTTATGTTTCCACTTAGTAAATCGCTAACATAATCAGGATGTATAATGTCAATGATGCCGCTAAAGTCTATTTCTGACCGTTTTTTAGCAAATGCTTGTTTAACAGACTCTGATATTCCTGCTATTATTTCTGGGTTTTCTTTTAGCAGCAAAGCTCTCTTTTGTGTAATGTTAGCCATTACGTCAGGGTTGTCTTTCCAAAACTGTTTTACAGTTTCACTTATACGTTTATTCATTTCAGCGGCATCATCAGGCCGCTCTATATAAAATCTACGTCTTCTTTCACTGCGCGACTTTCTTTCATCATCTGTAATAGCCTTTGATACTTTTTCATTTATTTTCTTTTGAAGGTCTGGATGATCCTTACTCCACTGAGATCTTTTTGCGGAAGCTTTTGCAGACAGCTCTGAATTTTCTTTATGCCAATTAGCAAGTCTATATCTTTCACTGTCATTACTTTTTATCCACTCAGAATGAGATTTACCTTGCTCTATAAGTTGATCAGGGTGTTCTTTAAAGTATTCTTTTGCTTTTTCTGCTTTTGCCTTTACCTTATCAGGATTTTCTTTACACCATTTAGAATACTTATCGGCTTTTTCTTTAGACTTTTGATAACAACCACAGCTTTTTATGCTACCATGTAAAACGTGCTTTTTATCAACATCTTTTAGTGCGCCACACTTGCATTTGCATCTAAAAAGGTACGCACCAGCGTCTGTTCTAATCACATCAAGTACAGTGAGCCATCCAAAAATCTTACATATATACTCTTTTTTGAGCTCGTCTAAGTTTAATCTTGCTGGCATCACTGTACCTCATGTTTATGATAAAAGTGCTACTTTATTTCCACTTTGCAGTAACACCTCTATCTCTGTAATATCTAACTTTTTCCTTAAAAGCTTCCCATTTACTATCATTATCCTCATTTGATAAAATTGATATTAGCGGACGAGGGCATAACTTTCCTGTCGCATCTCCGTGCCTAATTACATGATTTATGTCTATATTATATTCTTGCATTAGATGAGCAACAGTTTTTGCAAGATTATCAATGGCCTTATCTTCAAAGTACCAATCAGTGTCAGTTGCTTTTGTCGTTTTAGTAGATTTTTTCTTAACACAAATGTCAACACCAATTGACTGTGAATTCCCTAAGAAGTCATCATTTTCTTTTTGCCATTTTAAGTGATTAGAAGCAGCTAAGTCATATCGCCAATCATTAGATTTAGATTTACTTAATTCTAATAATGATAGTTTTTTACCATAAGGCTGTTTACATTTACCGTCACCAACGTGCCAAGCTATATAGTCAAGCGGTACTGCAGAGTAAATATCTTTCTCATCTATATAAAAATGAGAAGACGCACCTGTATTATTCTTCATAGCTTTAGCCATAGATTTAGCTGACACATTTGCACATGCTGTATAATGAATAACTATCCACTTAGGCTGACCATTCTTAAAGCGTTTTCCATGTGCGTACTCATACTGTGATTTTGTAATAGTAATATTTATAGGTTCTTTGTTTACATTTATTTCTACAGAATTATTACTATCAACTGGAAAATCTTTTACTTCTGTTTTAATTTCTTTCTTACTAAAGAGATTTTTTATAGATGAACTTATTTTATTATACAAATCAAACATATAACTACCTCACTATAAATGATAGGTTAGTCTTATTATTTAGATATACAAATAAAGCCCTTAGAATAAATCTAAGGGCTTAAATTTATAATGTGTTAGACATTAAGTATTGTCTTCTACGTACTTATTAAATACAGGTTTAAAAGATTGTGCAATCTTTTTCCATTCGTTTGGTTTTAATAGTGAAAGTAATTTATTGCTATCACTAATAGGATCTGGTGCACTAGCGGTTGTTGCTTTTGAATTAATATACACGTCATAATTAACAACGCAATCTTTTAATTTATCAGCGCCGTCTGTATTAACCTCTAAATCTATACCTACATTATCTTTAGTACGCTTTGTGTGTGGTAAACTACCATTTTCACCTACAATACGACACCTCACAATGCCATTAGACCCTGATTTTATAATTGGATCACCCCAATCAAAAGCTCCAACAGCATCATCAAGCTTTGATGTAATACCGAGTGCCATAGTTTCAAGTTCTAGTTTTAGTTTACTAACAAGTTCTTTCGCAGATAATTTAGCATCAGCTGCTTTGCCAGAAATTTTGTTGGCTACATTTTTAATGCTGTCAAGGATACCTTCATCTGCAAGTTTTCGTTCTAAGAATCTAACACGCCGCTCTAATTTGCGACGACGAGATTCATACATATCATCTTCATCATCATCAAGCTCATCTTCAAGATCATCTTCAAGATCATCTTCAAGATCATCTTCTAGCTCATCTTCAAACTCATCAAAATCGTCCTCAATATCATCTTCAAATTCATACAAATTTTCTAATTTAATTTCTTCATCAATAGCTTTTTCAAGACGTGAAAGACGTCGCTCAATTAGCATTTTGTGTTTCTTATTAAACATAGGTACCTCACTTATTAAATTGTTTTACAAATTTAGATACAGAATCTTTTATAGTCTCTAAGACTTGATCATCATTATAATTATCCAATGATTTATTGATATAAGCTGCAACTACGCTCATATCATCTTCCTTCATTCCACGTGTAGTTAAAATTGAAGTACCTAATCTAATCCCAGATGGATTTGCTGGTGGATTAGGATCATACGGGATAGTAGAATAAGAACACTCTATGCCAGCTTTTTCAAGTGCTATTGCTGCAGTTTTCCCATCAATATTTTTATTTGTAACATCTACAACCATCAAATGAGAGTCTGTCCCACCTGAGATAATATTAAACCCATAAATATTACATAAAATATTGGCGAGGCACTTTGCATTTTTAACAACCTGGTGTGCATAATCTTTAAAGTCTTCTGTAGTAGCTTCTTTAAGAGCAACTGCAATCCCAGCTATATTATTCATGTGTGGCCCACCAGAGTTGCCCGGGAAAACAGCTCTATCGATCTTTTTAGCAAATTCATTTCTACAAAATATAAGCGCGCCTCTAGGTCCACGCAGTGTTTTATGCGTAGTCATAGTAACTACATCTGCATACGGGACCGGTGACGGATAAGCACCACCTGCAATTAAACCTGCAACATGAGCAACATCTGCTACAAAGTAACAACCTGCTTTATTTGCAATGTCTCTTAATCTTTTCCAATCAAGAACGCGACTATATGCAGTTGTACCAATAATCATCATCTTAGGTCTTGCGTTATAAACAAAGTCATTTAATTTGTCATAGTTAATTAGTTGAGTGTCTTTATCAACGTCGAACTGGTGAACTTCATAATTCTTTCCAGTAAAATTAACTTTATGACCATGACTTAAATGCCCTCCAGAATTAAGCCCTAAGCCAACAACTTTATCACCAATATTACATAGCGCAGTATAGACAGCAATATTTGCAGGTGACCCACTTAACGCTTGTACGTTAACGTGCCAATCGTCAGGTAAATTAAAAGCTTCTCTAGCACGTTCTATGCAAAGATTCTCAATCTTATTAGTGTTCTCTTGTCCTTGGTAGTAACGAAAGCCGGCTGGGTTGTTAGTTCCATTTGGGTACCCCTCACTATATTTTGAAGTAAAACATGACCCAAGGCATTCTAGCACATCGTCAGACGGTTCACTTTCAGATGCTATCATTCTAAGAGTGTTTTTCTGTCTGCTCTGTTCCGCTAATATTATACTCTCTACTTCTTTATCATTCATATTATCACCTTATACTTATAATAATAAAACGTATATCACATTATATGATATACGTTTAATCACTGTTTATAGATATTTTAAATCTAAATCTTTTTCTTTTACTTTAGAGTTATTAATAATGTCATTAACATCTTTATATACATACATTTCACAAGGACTTGCATCAACTTTAACAATACTAGTATGTTTATTTAGCTTTTCTAAAACTGTATTATATGCAGCATCTAATTTAATGAGATACTCAATTGAAATATTAGATTCACATTCTCGTGATCTCTTATTAATTCTATTCAATGATTCTTCAGGTGATAGCTCTAACTTTATGACTAAATCAGGGTACGCTGTCTGTGTTGCTAATATAGAATGCATATTCAAATAAGTAGCAAATTCATCATAAGTGAAGTAGTTAGATTCTTTTTGTAAGATAGCAAAAGCATAATCAGAATATAAAGAACTGTCTAGTATTACAGTATCACCGCGTAAAGATCTCATGTATGCTTCTTGCGATTGTTTATATCGTTCCCATAAATAATATGTTTGAAGTGTAAAACTCCATCTAGTAGGATCTTTGTAATAATCACTTAAGAATGGGTTTGAGTTAACAGGTTCTTCAAATACAGTATATCCGTTATTACGTGCAAGATTACTAACAAGAGTTGTTTTCCCAGATCCTATTAAACCAATAATACTAACTATCATACAATGTTCCTTATAAAAGAAAAGTGTATATTATAACGATGATGTGTTATAATATACACTTTATTTTGCATTTATTAAATATCAGTATCACATATAATTGCTACTAAAATCATTTACAACAACTTCAGCAACCTTCTTAAGATCACTTACTGTGCGAATATTTTTATCGTTGTGTATAACTTCAAATTTATTATAATCACGAGCGATAATATCGTAGTCCGTTACATAGTTAGGGTTATATATAGCTACATTAATAAATCCATAATCAGAGTTATCGTCTTCTACTTTAGAAGAAGCGTTATCTGAAATATCACTAAGTAATCTATCAACGCTCTTAAGTATGTATTGGCAGTCAAGTGCAGTCAACGATACTTCTTCGAACTTTCTACTGCGACTCTCACATTTGTGACTCTTTAGTGTTTGTAAGATAAATGCTGCAACTTTGTTAATTTCATTATTTAAATGAAATTTTTTCAGTGAGTCTATCTTTGCATTATCACCCTTATTAAAAGCCGTACATGACATCTCATCTCTATTACCTTTTGAGGTAATAAGAAAATCTATGCACTTATCTTTAGATGATAAAATTAAATTAAATGGGCTATCTTTATTAGTGTCTGTTACTGAATTTAAATTTGTAGTAAGACTACTTTTTAGCGATTTATATTTACTGAATAAATCATTTACCCATTCTTTTTCTTCTGATCTTTTAGGCTTGTCGAACTGATCTATAAATTCATTTTTTATATATCGCTCTAATCGAGCTATTCTATACTCTAAAGTATGTCTTTTCATAAAACTATATCCCCATAAGCAATCTTTGATATGTAGACAGCAATGCAGTTTGAAATCTTATATCACTATCAAAAGAACTCATTGTGAAATCATCTAATGCAACTTTGTACAGATTCATTATAGATCGTACATCAAACTGTTTTACTATTGCATCTATTATCGGTTCTGTTTTGTATTCACTATTAAAACATTTCTTTGCAAGATCAAGAAATAAGTTTTGATAATCATCTTTTAATAATGCAATAGGTATTCGCATTAAACGATCAACTATCTCTATCATTATTTCTTTGTGCTTTTTGATCTCTTCTGAAGAGGCTCTATTATTCTTTAATAACCATAGCACCTGTGCGAAATATTTTGCTAAATAAATATAGCCTGATTCTTCAAGGTTTAAGAAATCCTTCTCACCTATTAATAAAAACTTCTCAAAAAGTTTATGTGCATCTCGCATATGACCTTTCGATCTTAGTGCTATTAAACTTGCAACACTATCCGGTAAATTGATATTCATCTCAAGAGAAATTTTCTTTAAGTTACTAATTACTTCATCTTTAGATTTAGTATTAAACTCTAATGTAAGTGATCTTGAAATGATAGTTGGAAGTAAAGCGTCTTTATTAGTTGTACATAGTAGATAGTATATATTTGGTGGCGCGTCCTCAAATACTTTTAATAATGCCGATTGACCTGCCCTACTAATCAAATGGCATTCATCAAACACTATCACTCTCTTTTTACCTCTAGGCACAAAAGTTAGATCTTCATATAGATCTCTAATATTATCTACGTTGCCTATTATAGATGAATCCATTTCACTGTAGAATGGGCTATTTGATAAATCCATCATACATGATTCACATTTACAGCAGATGTCATTTGTAAGATGATCACAATTAACAGCTTTTGCAAAGCACCTCGCTGATGTAGTCTTGCCACAACCATAAGAACCTGCAAGAACTAACGTAGAAGGCCCACCTGATCTTGCTATTTCTAACAGCAGTTTGTTGTTTATTTCATTACCAACTATGCTTGAGAAATTCTGCGGTCTGTAATTATAAGTAACACTGTTCATAACCACTCTTTATAAAAATAAAACCTAGTATTATTATACTAGGTTTTATATACAATAGATTTGCTTTCTGTATTAACTATTTCTTTTTGTCTAGCAGTTCTTTTATGTATGGTGTAGCTGCAACATCAAATGCTGTCTCACCTTTATCATTTACCTCACCTCTATATACACCTGCTTTTAAGATAAGTTTAACTATATCAGGACTTCCACTTCTAGCTGCAATTATTAATGCAGTATCACCATTATTATTTTGTACATTTGCATCAGCACCGTACTTTAACAACAATTTTACGATATCTGTGTTCTTATCACTGTCACAGTAGTAATTCAATAAAGTACCTTTGTCACCATACACTTTATTTATTTTTGACGAATCATCTTCCATAGCCCACATAGCCATTTCTATCTTATGTATATCACCACTAAATAGATTATTCATTACAGTATAATAATATTCTGTAAATACATTTAGACAGTCTTTAACAGAGTCACCATTTTTTAAGCCATGTGATTTTATAAAATTACCAAACGCAGAGTCTTTACCACTAATAAAATTAAAATATTTTGCACTCGGATTTAATTCAATGAGATCTTTAAGGTTGTCTATCGAACTATTATTTGCATCCCTAGCGTCAATATAAACATTCTTTATATATCTAGAGATATTTTTAATGGGTCCTCTAACAACTTCTTCTTTTTCTCTATACTTAACTAACTCGTTATCATCTATTTCATTTCCGTCATAGTCATAAGCGAAGTCATTATATGGGCCTACTTTATATTTCTCTGATAGCTTATCACCATCAATAACAAGTTGCACTAGAATATCAGAATCTTGTACATTATCGGTTTGTACAACGAATCGTCTATCACGCGTAAATGATACATAAGAATTACTACCATAAAGCCAATTCATATATTTACCAGATGCAGATAATTTATCTTCAGGTAATATATAGTCAAGATAAGCATTTAGCGTGCATACATGATACAAAATACCAACTTGTTTAGACTCTAATAGAGAAATTCTATGTTCTAATTTTTTTAAACGAGAGATTAATTTATCTTTCATAAGCATTATTTACATATTAAAATGGCGTATCGTAATTGATACGCCATTAAGTTTATTCTTTGTCGAGATTGAGAATATCTGAGATAGTTTGAAATGCAGCCATTTCGTTTTCTTCAATATAGTCAATCACCATATATTTTTTATTATCGCTACATTTTGCATAAATATCTTTAACAGCTTTATTATTTTTATTATTTGCCATCATAATCATTAGATCACCAATAGTAGTAGATCTTAATTTTTCAACGTCAACGTGTTCAACAATCTTATTTAATACACTCTTTGGAATGTCAGTGTAATTTTTAGTGCGTGTAAGTAATCCTCGTGCACCAACTAAAAACTCAACCGAGAATTTAACATCTGGCATATTATCGATTAAGAAATCAGCTAAGCTATAACATTTCTTTACAATAGCACCGCGGAAATACATTGGTACAAGTGGAAGTTCACACCATGTCATAAGAAAGTCAATTATATTAGTACATTTAATCTGATCATTTTCATTACATGATACAATAGCATTTGGAATTAATCCGTACGTATTATTTGAGCCATCTAATTTAGAAGCAATCTTTTTAAATCGTTCTAGAGCTTTTGTAATATCACCTCTATCGATATACTCTATTTGCTTTTCTTTAGCAGATAGTACAACTTTCATATCACCACACATAACACGTAGAGATTCATAATTTAGCTGTACTGCATGGCCTAATAAAACCTCTTTGATTTTATTCTCATCTGTAATATCTGCAGCATATCGTTTAATCATTGATTTTACAACCTTAGGATCTGCACTTGATAATGCCGCGTAAACATCATCAATAGAAGCAACAATTTTTGAAGTATCAATGTCATCATCGTAATCAAGTGCACCAATAACACCGCCAATAGCGGATTTTTTATTGCTAACTTTGTTACCGTCATCATCCCAATCAAGACCCTTAGTACGTGAGTCTGGTTTCTCGTCATCGTCAGATTTAGATTGCTTTTTAACAGGCTCATCATCAAAGTCTAGTAAACGAAGTTTGCCATCACCGCCGACTTTAACATCACCAGCACCAGTCTTTATAGCAACATCATCAAACAAATCAAGTTCGCGTACTGCAGTGCTGATCTCACTATTTGAAGGTACTTCTACATCAGCAGCGACATCATCTAAATCAAGGCTATCCCAGCGGTCTTCAAATCGACGACCTCGCCCACGCATAATATAGTCAATATATTTATCGAAGGATTCATTTTTAACTATTTTATATTTCATAATATAATTCCTTATGGTAAGTTATAAAAATATTTAGAAATCATAAACGTTATCATCACCACTATCGTTATCAAGATCATCGCTATATAGTCTATCTTTCATTCTTTGAATCTGACGACTAATTGCGTTATTATCACCAGCATTAGCTATAGCATCTGTAACAATATCACTACCTAAAGCCGCAGGGTATTTTTCAATAGATTTTATAAGGTTGCTATCAATAGAATCATATTTTATAGCTCTAACAATAGCTTTTGCTACAGCATTTACATTGTTAGGGTTAACTTCATCATCAACAGCGTAATTATAATCTTTATTAAGATCATAACCATTTCTTACTAATACTACCGCACAGTCACGAGTGTCACGATCAATACCTCCTGGTTTTCCTTTTCGTCTATCAGCACAATAATAAGCTAATCTATCACCATAGCCTCTATCAATTAGAAATTCTATATAGTCATCATAGTGGCTAAATATAGATTCGTATATACATTGTAATGTTGTGGCGTCTGTTCTACCTTTAGGTAAATCTATCAACTGTACTATTAACTGTACCCACTTTCTATCTAAGTTTTTATTATTACTTAGATACGTTTTTGCTGTACATAAACTAATCTTTGCTCTAGCAGCAATCATTTGTTTAAGTCTATCTTCACGATTACCTCGTATAGCAGCATTCATTAAATGATACAGATTTTTTTCAGAGAGTTTTTTAATTGTAGATGGATCATAGACAGCTTCGTATGGATTATAGTCGTAACCAACTAAATCACACAGTGTACTGCACATTGAAATAGCATCATATACATCACCACGCGTGAGCTGTATATCACCCTCTATGCATCTCTTGCAAAGATCGATAAGTGCTAGTTGACTATCATGCGGCAATGATTTAAGATTTACATTCTGATCATATAACTTTACAAAAAGTTTAAATCTATCAGCAATACAGCATATAGTAACAGGTGCATCTTTATCCAGTTCAGACACTAGATATTTATTATACTCTGATGTATCATCTTTAAAACTACTACAATTATTAACAACTGTAGTCATTACATTTTTATACTGTTCTTTTGTTAATACACCACTATTAAAAGTATAGTAGTATGGTAAATATAGATCAAATGAAAACTCACCAGATTCTTTAGAAGCAGCTAATGAAATAAAACTAGTATCAGTAGCCGTATGCCTGCTAAGATTGTAATATGTCTGTAAAATATTGTATTTAGGTTTAAAATTACTATCGCTAAGAATTAAGCTTGCAATATCTTCGCGGTTATTTTTACTTGCTAACTCAAACGCGTCTTTGTCTTTATATGTAAGATTTAAATCTGCACCATTATCCAATAAGCATTTAACTACTTCGATCGGTGTTGCAGCTGTCATCGCTAACAATGGCGTTTGACCTTTACTATTAACTTGATTTATATCTTGACCTTCATCTATTGCTGCTAACACACTATCAAGTTTTCTTGAAAATATGTTAGCTTTTGATTTTCTTGCACGTTGCGTGCGTGCAGTGTTGTTTATGTCAGTTATCTCATCCTCATTAAATATACGCAAGATTGATTCTAACTTTTCTAATCTTTTTTGTAACTTATAAGTGTTTAATAAGTTCATTTGTATATCCTATATAAAGTATAGATTTATTAACGAGCTATATAGCTCGTTAATTTATTTACATATCATACTTAGGTTTTTCACCTGAAGCGAGCCACTGATCGTACTGTCTCTTTAATTGAGCTGCTGTAACTGAATCTTCATTAGATGGATCATTTAAAGCATCTTGAATTACTTCATTACTTAATATTTCTGGATCTTCATTTATACGTTGTCTGGCATGTTGATCCATTGTGTCATTATATATATGATCTATAATTCTATTAATTAAGCTATTTCCCGTTAAACTGTTACGTGGTTTGCCTATATTAGATACGCCTGCTTTTTCTAATTCCTGTTTACACACATTAGATAGTGCCCAGCTTGCAGCTAAATCTTCACCTAACCCAGCATCGATCATTTCTTCAATGAATAATCTATCTCTCATACCAGCTATTCGTGTTATACCAATATCATTAATAATTCTAGCGTATGGTTTAATTTTTTTGCACACGAGTCTTGTTATTGAACTAGGTATTTCACCATTCATATCAAGATTGCCTATTTCTGAACAATTATAAATAACATCATAAAGCATATCAGGTGTAGGTTTTTTAAATTTTAATTTATTAAGACATCTTATAAGTGTATCACTAACCACCTCGTTTTCTCTCTCATCATCAGTAGCTAATGAGAGAATCTCCCATTGATAATACGGACTAAAGTCATTAAACACATCTTGTTTTAGCAGATTTTCTAGTACATTTACTGATTTGTTATATTTATTACATATTCCAATTACAGCTCTACAATAACCAGTTAGACTACCAGTTTTAAGAACTCCATTACCAATCTTTTCTGCTAAGTCATATACTTTATCGGCTACTTTACGCTGTTCAACAACCCTAGATATTACGTAATCATCGTTACCAGATATATAGATAGCACGTCCATTTCTTTCAAGTGCATCTGCTACTATAAACCAGTAAGGAGAGTTCACATTTACAGACAGACCATCATTTATAACAGTAGGCTTATTAGTAACTTTTAAAGTAGTGCTTATAAGCTTGTCTAAGAATAAATTAGGATTATCAAGATTAGAGCAACCACTCGAAATCATAGGTCTAATGAAAAAATCTTTTTCAATATACTTTCTCATGAAGTCTTCAGTAATCATACTGACTATTTCATTAGCACTAAATAGCTTACTATTTATTATATTAACCATTAGCGCAGCTGAATCTCCAACTATGGCTAAATAAGCTCCGGCGTTAGCTAATGCTAAAGTGCCTTCTTTATTATTATACTTTACAGTATATAATACAGCCGGCTTTGTATTATAATCGTCGTTTGGGTTAGCACCATTGTCTAGAAGAAGCTTAATAACTGCTCCAGTGTCACCATTTCTAGCCATACAGGCTACCATTAAAGGTGTTCTATCTCTATTATCTGTTGTGTTTACATCAACGCCTTCATCTATAGCTGCTTGAACTTCTTCTACTTTTTTAGAAAATATATTAGCCTTAACAGCACGCCTTCTAGATATAGGAGCTCTTGTTTGTACCGGTGCTTCATCTTCTACATCTAGCGAACCGCTCATCATGTCACTTATAGTCTCTTGTTGAGCAGTTCTAGGAATAACACCAACGTCTTCCCAATTATAATCAGGATTGGCTGAAAGTGTATTTCCATTTCTATAAATTAAGTCATTGCTAGCAAAAAAGTTAATGGCTGTGTTAGATGATATCTTAGGTGGAAATTCAGATTGTACATTACTTACAGTCTGAGGCCCATTATCCATTAGATATTTCCATAAAAGATACGCTTTTGATGGTTCACCTCTCCAAGAAGTCTTTTCATATGCAAGTGATTCTAATTTTTCTAATCTCTTTCGTAATTTATAATTATCTAATAAACTCATGCTGCACTCCATATAATTACATATCGTAAGTATCTGACTGTGAAACGTTATTTCTATCTAGTATTCTTTGAATCTGTCTAGACGTCACGTTATCATTATTTTTAATAGCATTAGCTATTTCTTTACTATTCATAATATCAGTGTTTTGCTCAATAGCTGTTAATAAATCTCTATTTATTTCATCTCTATTAATACCAGCTACTATTTTATCGATATAATTCTGTATATTTCTTTTATTACGTACATTACTTCTAAAATTAGAGACTTCTTCTCCACGTGGAAATTCATAACCATTATCTATAAGAACTTTTATACATAAAGAATCACCAGTTACAATACTAGAAATACATTCATACATAATATCTTCAGCGTAACCATTATCAATAAAGTATTCAACTAAATATTTATTTTTAGACTGTGCTACAGATCTAAAATCGTAAACGCTTGGTCGTTCTTTGTTAGCTAACTTTAATATTAGTCTAGCTATATTATCATCACTTACAGAGCTGCACTCATCTATAGCTGCACTCAAACTAATTTTAACACCGGAGTTTACTATCTTTCTAAGAGTCGATACATCGTTATTATGAACTAAATTAGAAATGAGACGGCGTATTTGTGTTTCAGTTTGATTACGAAGAATTTCTGATGAAAAAACATTACTTAAATCTGGTTGCTCATTAAGCTCATTACATAAATAAGTATACTGATCAATAAAATCAGAGATACCTAATGAAGATCGTAATTTACCATCTAAAGCTTTTTTGAAGTATTCAAGAAGATTTCTCTTTATATTAATAGAAAACCGCTCAATTTGATTTAAAAATGTTACTGGCAATCTATGATACTTATCAGCAAAACATTTATACGTGTTAAATATATTTCTTTCAAATTCACCGTTTAATGCCAACCCAGATACGCCGTTATCAATGTTACTATTATTAATTATTGTAGAAATAGCTTGTTCATATTGATCTAACGTAATTGTACCATACAAAAATATTCTATAATATAATAGATGCGTTGATGAATCAAAAGCACCTCTTTCTTTAGTAGAAGCTACCATTACAAACTCACTATCACTAGGCGTTCCACCATTAATACGTGAAAATAAATACATTGGTTTAGTAATAGTACTATATGTATCATTAATTAATATAATTCTAGCAGCTTCTTCTTTATTATTTTTACATGCTAATCCATAGGCATCATAGCCTCTATATGTACTGGTAATATCTGCCCCGTTCTGTAATAAATACTGAATAATGTCTAGATTATCTGCATTTTTAGCGTTTAAAGCAAACATTAATGGAGTTTGTTCTTTATCATTTTCTTGATTTACATCTTGACCAGCTTCAACAGCTGCTTTTACTTCTTCTAATTTCTTAGAAAATAAATTCTGTTTTACTTGTCTAGCGCGAGGTGTCCTAGTTCGTGGTTGTACTGGCTCTTCTTCTACGCTAGAGTTATCATTCATGGTATTGATTATTTGCTCTTGCTGGGCAGTTCTAGGTATAACTCCAACATCATCCCAACTGTAATCTGCATTAGCAGATACTGTATCACCATTTTTGTATAACAGATTATTATCAACAAAGAACTTTATCGCCGTATCAGATGATATTTTAGGTGGAAATTCTCTTTTTAATGTGCTTGTGGATGACGGTCCATTGTCCATTAAGTATTTCCAAATTAAATACGCTTTTGACGGCTCACCTCTCCAAGATGTTTTTTCGTATATAAGATACTCTAATTTTTCTAATCTTTTTTGTAATTTATAATTATCTAATAAACCCATCTTATAGCCTCAAAATAATTTACACACTACAAAGAATATTTACTATATAATAGATAATACAAAACCATCTATTTAAAATTAAATAGATGGTTTATATGAATTTAGATAGTGTTAAATATTATCTCTATTAAGATATGGCGATATATCATCTATCTCATCCAAAGACACTCGCTTTATTCCATTTAATAAATTATCATTAAAATCATCTACACTAGGCGCTAGATCAAATTCATTGTTAAATTTAGAAAGATTCAGAATGTCAGATGGGTCGAAAACAGCTTCTTTAGAAGTGTAAGCATTATATAATGCACCAACAACACCGTCGCAGCGGTCTTTCATACCACCAGTCTTTGTGGATCCTGGGTGGTCTACCTTATGTTTTGCCTTATACCAGATAAGTTCGAATAATTCTTTCTTAATAGAATCTGCAAATTCTTGACTGAAATGAACCACACCTTTATATAAACAATCTACAAAGAATAAGTACTGTGTATCAGTTTTATCTACACTCTGATAAGCAACGTTAAAACCATTCTCAGAGAGATACTGTCTACTTGCTTCACTTTGAAATTGGTCGAATGAGATTAAACCTATTCTTAATCCAAGTGTGTCTCTCATATATTTAATGAACTCATGGCATCTTGAAATAGACACTCGTTTCGGTGGTGCAGGTGGGACTATTCGTAAAACAAAGTCATAGTAAAACTCAGGTGATTCAACACCATCTATAACTTTACTTCCATATTTATAACAACAAGCAATACCGTAGGCGTCGTTTGCAACGCCAATATCTATGTGCAAATATCTTGGACATTCTTTGTGTGGAAATTCTATGCCATTTAAATAATACTGTATGCAGTTAGAAGGTTCATTATTACACGTCTCTACAACAAACTCATCCTTAGTAAATAACGGCTGTACAGAAGGATCTATGCAAGCCTCAAAAGTTGATCTTGAAGAGAATAATCTTCCAGTAGAAGAGACTGACATACCAGAGAAATCTTGAAGCGCCTGTGATACATTATTTGCATAGTTTGGGTAAAAATCAATAGGTACTTCGTCAATGAGATTTCTGTATTCTTGTGATAGTTTAGAGATAGCTTCTTTCATAGATAAACTAGGGTCTAAACTAATACCTAATTTAACACTGAGATCAGATACATCATTTATTATAAATGGATCAAATTTATCATTGCCTGCAAATACAAAGAATGTCTCATCTTTATATGTGCCTTTAGGTTTAATATCCCATAGCCTTGCTCTTGCATATTTAATAGAAGGATCTGTTAGTGACTTCTCATATAATTTAGAAGTCATTGACGTTTTAAATGTAGATGAAGATATAACTAAATTGAGCGAGTTATTAACACCATTTGAAGTAAAACGCGAAGACGTTCTTGATAGAACTGCATTGTATAATTCTTCTACTGATCCTAAATCAACTTCAGAACCTGAGCTATCACCAAAGAAGTTAGCCTCGTCAATAACTGCACTAATACAGTTAAGACCAATCATATCAGATGTAGATGAACCGTAAAAAATACGGATGTTCTCTGGAAAGTCTAATGTAGAATTTCTATATTGATTACGTTTAAATAATTCTTTAAAGTATGGGACACCATCTATAATGGATCTTAACTGCGAAAACCCTGATCGCTCAGCCTGATACTTAGTTAGAGAAAAATACAAAAATGCTGTCATAGTATTTGACATTAAACCAAATAGACCTGCAACATTTTCATAACAAGATAGTTCATACAACTTTCTTAGAACTATATACAATCCACAAGTTGATTTACCTGTACCGATACCACCCGTTAAAACTATCTGATTATAATTTTGCTTTCCACCACCAAATATTTCACAGATGAGATCCTTCCAAAAAGGATATAATTTATCAACACAGTCTTTCCCAACATAATACTGATCGTTTATCCATTTCTCTATTGGAACTATAGGCCTTATCTGCTCGTACTCTTTTACTTGTACTTTATCGATTACATTCGCAATCTGTTCAACTTTATTATCACCTGTTAAAAGTTTTATTAACTTTGCTACCTTAGTATTCTTTTTGCTCATACAATAAACTCACTATTAATTATATACAAATAAACCCAACTATTATATTTGATAATAGTGGGGTTTATTACATTTTAGTTATATTTTAAATTACCATTTTCGATGATAGCCGTATGTGCCGTATCTATCGCCACCATAGAATCGACGACCACCATAATAATCTTGTGCAAATAAATCTGGATCATTATCTTTGTTATACTGATCCATAGTGTCTTCAATAACCCAAATTTCAATAAGGTGTTTGTTTTTCTGCTGAACCACATCCACTTCTACTTTATCATTTTTAAGCACTTTTGCAACTTCTTGTTCAGCTTTCTTAATAATAGCTTCAGCTTCTGGGCACTCTACATCAAGAGAATCAACAAGATTAGCTGGACCAGAGACTCGTAGACCATCAGCTTCTATTGATTTTTGAAAATCTTTCCATTCTGCGCCAGTAGGATTAACAGTTTTATCGTCAAGTAGCCGTGCAAATACGGCTTTACTATACTTAGGATAATATTCTGTATATTCAACGTCACGATACTCAAGTTTTAGTGCTTTTTCTAGTTTTGCAACACGTTCTTCTAATGTAAGTTTTCGTTTCATTTATTACCTCATTTATAATCATGTGGATTAGGATAGATATCCAAAAAATCAAGTTTACCTTTATCAGTAATTATATCATAATCCCAAATACCGTTTTCATAAAAATAAATCTTAGTAAGATCACCTGATAGAATAAAACAATAGTCTTTTATTAGTAATAGATCTGCTGACATTTTGGCCATCATAAGATTTGGAAACTTTCCATATATTTCACCATTTCCGTCAGGATCTATTTTATACAAATAAAATTCTTTTTCCATCTCAGAGACCTTACTGTTATTTATTATTTAGTTGATATCCATGTGACCACAATGTTCGCAACACGCGTGTTTAGCCACAAAACACCAACCAAGTAAAGCACCAAGTTGCTTTTTAAATTTAGCTTTCTTTGATGGCTTCATATTATTTGTAATAGTTACAGATTCAGTAAGAATATCTTTAACAGGTTGGTTAAGATTTATAACGCTATTTACTAAAATATCAGCAATAAATGCTTTCACTGGGTTAGGTGTATCATCAGATGAAGCAAGCTCATTTACCTCTCTAAAAATAAAGTCATTCATATCTGTTGACTCGTATAAATGAGTTACTTTTCTAAGCAAGTCATTCATAGTAGCTTCTGAATCTTTTGCATAATTAATAGGGAATACTATCTTTGTGTCTGATACCTCATCATATAACATTGGATGAATATCAGAGAAACCTTTCATATTAGTAAATTTGCTACTAAATACTAGCATTGGTTGCAAATTAGCACCGACTACTGTTTTAAAAAGTGCAAAATTTACATTTGTGCCTTGCATAAGATCTTCTGCCTTAACAAGAAGATTTGTATCATTTTTATCGTCAATACTATATTTACCCTTAAAGTCAGCAAAACAAGTAAATGAAGAAGGTGAGCTTGATACATCAACAGTCCACGGACTAGGTCCTAATTCATACTTTGTGCCTTCTTCACCCTTAACCATATTTACATTTAGATCGATTATAGTGAGTGCATCATCGTCAGTAGCATAAAACACAAAGCAGTCTGAAAAGCATTTCAGTAACTTATTAATAATCGGTACAGTTAAATCAAAGACATCTGTTTCAGAACAAACCTGATTAAGAAGTTTAGATTTAATTCCGAGAGTGTCTACAAGCTTTCTAACTGATTGTAGTGTTAATGTATAAACATTTTTATTAGTCTCGATACAATAATCCCTCTCACAACCTTCATTAATTCTAACAGAGAATGATTTAACTGTATCGCTTGGAATCATAAAAGGTTGAGGAACACATTTACACATATAATCGAAATGTTCTACTAAACTGTAACTTTCAATAGTCATATTAAAACTCCTTACGCTGTTCAATTAACTATTATAATATACAAATTTCTACATAGGTATAAAAGTTAAACGTATCTCATCATTATAATCATTTTTAAGATTATCAAGCGTATTACAGATACCGATTACTTCAGATGCTTTGTTATAAACACTTAGTGATAAAGCTGCATCATACAAAAGTTCTTTATTAACAGGAAAAGTCATACGCTTAATCCAAGAATCATCATTTCCACTGTCTTCATATTCTGAATAATCGGCACATATTACAGACGTTGAAACACCTAACGCTAAATACAATGATCTAAATCTCGTTAAAATACTCTCAATAATTTTATTATAATGATTACGCAGTTCTGTCAAAGTGCAAAATTTTACTTTATCTGTATCTGCAAAACTATTTACAGATGGATGAGATGAATCAGATACTTTCATATATGGTAATGAATCATAGAAGTCGTTATCATAATATTTAAAATTGTCACATACACATTTATCAGTAAGTGGCTTCCATGTTTTCATACTGTCTGAAGAAATTTCTGCAAATAAATAAATATTCCACGACATATTACAGATCGTCCTCATTAATACTAAATGTCTCACCGCATTCGTTTGCTTCTTCATTTAAAAGTGTTGCTATATGTGTCATAACTTTCTTGTAAAACTTATTAAATATTTGATTACTAACTAACTTATCATTTGATGAGTTATACATCATTTTAGAAAGTTCTTTTTTACCTAGTTGGTGAATGATAAACAGTTTTGCAAACAAATATTCACTGAATGGAACTACCGTATCATTAGCTTTTAATACGATTTTATTATGAGGCGTCTTATCCATCTTTGACAAAATCCATTCAATTCGTTTATCTGAATCAAAGTTATTGTGAATACCAATCTCATCATCTTTAAGAATAAGATCACCTATAGTAGTATTTGTATCATCACCGCACGGTTTATCCAAGACAGTTATTTCATCTGGTCTAGTAGGCCTCTTATAAGACTGCCACATAGCTGTACGAAGTAACCAGCAATGAATAGCTGGGTCTAATTTATAGTTCGCATTAAATCGAAGAATTCCATCATTAAGTAACAATTTATATGCACATATCTGATAAAAGTCATTAAAAGACATCAGCCAACGAAGTCTCGCTTCACGTGGTTTGTAGTAAATACTTGAGGCTTTCTTTTTAAGAGTAGTTAGAAGTTCATCTGTTGACATAACAAGATACTTCAAATTAGATCTCTCAATAGGTGTCATATTATCTAAATCAAACTGCTTACAATTTAACATGAGATCACATAATTTTTTAACTCTATGCGTGTTATTGTGACTAGAAGTTAATCGATCTAACTGTTCTTTTGTACAAGTAGTGAGATTAATTTTATAAGTGTTTTCAATATCGCGAATAGCACTAGATTTTGATGACGAAAATTTAATCATTATAAGCTCCTTATTGAGTTGATCCTTTCAACTATACTAATATAATACACTTTAAAATTAATGTAAATATTTATTTTATATTATAAAATATTTTCTTTAACTATTTCAGTTATTGTCACATTCTTTACAATTCTCCAATGACAGTTAGAGAAATTAGAATCAGCTTTAATTGCAGCGAAAGCGTCATCAACAGAGTTGTATTTACATGGTGAACTGTTCCACCAATCATTTATGCCAGTCATTTCTCCAGTGTATGGTACCCATGTGTTAAAATTTAATGATTCGTATGGAATTTCTACAGTGTAAAATTCACTCATTTGCAAGCTCCTATGTCGAAGAATAACCTGCCTGTGTTGTCATCAGCTTTTCTTGCAGTTTTGTAGTCTGCTTCTGTCATAAATAATAAAACAAATTCTTCAGGGCGTCTACCTCTCTTTAAAAACTTTCTACATATCTCTTTAAGTGCAATCCATTCGTTGTACCCAAAATGACGGCCGAATTTATCGAGTACTAAACCATCATTAGATCTAACAATCACAATGACACTTTGCTTATCAAATGGTGTATCATAATTACTCGGAACATAGTTTTCATACTTAAAACAATTAATCTCATTTAATATCTGCCAAGCAGTTTTACTCACTGCTTTTTGCAATGAGCTTTTCGTAAACTGCTTATTATTTTCGTCAGCGCTTAATGAGAAATTAACTATTGAGAAAACGTTTGTCATATTTATCCTCTTCAATCATACTTGCATACATATCTGGAAGTAAGTCATCTTCATACATATTAAACACAACATCACCTGCAAAATCTGCAAGATAATTTTTAATATCATTACTATCTACAATAAAACCTTTATCAGAAGCGTCTTTGCAACATGATTCTAAATCAATATCGTTACTGTATGAGAAAAAGCTCCAGATATGATCTACAAGTTCATCTTGTGAGTAATTGTATTTATTAGCACAAAATTCATCGAAGAACCATGATTCAACGAAGTTGCGAATTTGAAATGTTTTATTGAGCTTTTCGCTGTTTGTCATATCTTTAACCTTTCTTGTATGATTAAATGGAACCCATTTTCCATTTAATTTATGAGTGTATTATAACTAAACTAATTAGTTTTGTAAACAAAAATTTATCTCTAAGCTAAAATTATTTTCAATAGAAAAGTTCTATTATAGATAGACAAACAAACCTCTATAATTATTCTATTATTATAGAGGTCTTATATTATTAATAATTTGCTGACGTACTTTCGAAGCGATTGCTGCAGATGATATACTGCGCTGAATTAAAAAACTTAACTATTGATTCAGCAGATGCTTTCGCTGTTTCATAACCTGAAATAAGTGCGTTACACTCTGACTTAATTCCGGTAAACGATTTAATGTACTGATTTTTAACGTTATAAGATTCTTTACATTCAGCACCCATTAATTCATTTAATGCTTTTACAATCATTGCATTTGAGTACTGAAGTTTTTGTAATGAATCACAAATAACATTGTATTTATAAGTAGCTTCTGAAAACATTTCATAGAATTTATCAGGTGAACTTCGAAGTTCTCGATAGTCAGGAAGTTTATCTGCTGTCGGGATAACTTCCATAGATTCTATTAAAGAGCAAATATACTTATAAATACTTTCCAATCCAACTGGTCTAGTCATAATCACTTTACCCTGTTTAAATCTGTTAATAAATTATAAAGAGACACTTCTTTGTTTGACTTTGACTTTATAAATTTACTAATCGCTTGTTTAATTCTCTTTCCATATCTTCGATTCGACTGTATTATTAAATTCGCATAATGCGCAGATGATCCGCGAATGTTTTGCGTCTGTACTTTATTAAGAAATGTTAAAACAGACGAGGTTACTAATGATACGTTGTCTTTATTAACAAGATTAAAAAATTCATTGTTTAGAATATCTTGTGTACCTAATATAGATGAAAACAAACTATAAACAGATACATCTGAAGAATCATCTAAAATCAACTGCGTATTACTAATAAGACAGTTCTTTACTTTCTCAAGAAGCAAATCATAACTTATATTATTATATATTGAAAAACCATCTTTATTTAAATTCTTTGCTCTAATATAATGTAGTGGAAGTAAGTTTTTTACTAAACCGTCATTAGTGGTGAGATCTTCATCAAAGTGATGTGCATTAACTATAATCCAATTATCGGTAAAACGATTTAGTTTGTCGATAAGATCGTTTGAATAATTCCCAGTATAGATAATTCCATTAGAGATACCATTATCATACGAATCTATGTCTTCAACTATTTCAAATTGAGGATGAATGAAATGTAGAAATTCTATATACTGTTTTGGAAAATTTATTCGCTTTCTTAAAAGAAGATTGTTATTCATTGACTGTACTCTATAATATTAAGTAACTTTTTACGATCAGCAGAATTATACGATCTTACAAGTAAATCATCATAAGATAGTAGCGGATTATATTTGTTATATTGAAGTAACTTATCCTCATAAGAAGTATCTTCATCAAACGAACCAATGTCATTATTAAACATTTCTCGTGCTTTACCGATATTTATAAAACCTGCTTTATCACCTCTATTAAATACGTAGAACTTTCTGAATTCTTTCACTCTAGAAATTATAGTGTCTAATATATTATCTCTACTTGCAAGCAAGATAATATTTAGATTCGTGTCATCCATAAATTTCAGAAGAAGCGACTGCCCTCTACTATCAAGATATGAAATATCACTTATTATAACTGGAAGTGTATAGTTTTTATAAGCACTATAAATGTCTATAATAGATTCTAAATCTTCTTTTGTCGAAATGTAATTTATATTATAATCTAAATTCTTCTTTTTGAGAAATGATTTAAATGAAATAGCAGCCTGTCCTATAAATAGTTTTGGAAACACACGTGGCTGTACTGACATAAATACCTCTACTCAAATAGTTTAAACTCATCACTGACGTTGATCCCTCTAAACTTCATATAAGACACTATCATTCTTGCAATTTTTATTGGATCATCATATTTTATAATAGAGCAAAGAATCTCTTGTAAATGGTGTTCAGCAAACTGTACTTTATCATTAAACTTAATAGTGTTAATAGCTCGCATGAGAAGGCGTTTAGCGAGAGGAATTTCTTTGTCAGATGAAATAATATAAACAAGTGCTTTGTTTAAGTCACTCTCTGCTGAATTGTTTTGTTTTCGTCCTGCACGACACAGATATTTTGCTGCATTTCCATAAGAGAAATTTAGATTGTATTTGTAAATATAGTAGACGATCTGTTTTCCATTGTCTAATTCGTAATAGCTTGACTTCATAATTATAGTACCTTGTGATTAAGTAGTTTAAATATAGATTATATACAAACATAGCGGATCTTTGTTAATTTGATCCGCTATTGTAGTTATTATTTCTTAAGGAATATTAATTTATATTACTATATACTCCAAATTAAATGATTGACCAACCACCCCACGCACCGCCCTCTAAACTGAAAGACGAAACAAGTTTTGGAATAAAGTATGTATTAAGTTCGAACGCTCTAATGCTTATTTCAATAAAATCATCTTTAAATAATTCTTTTGATAAAGCTGATTCATATTCTAGTTTACATATAGCAAGCTTACCAGTAACATCAGCTTTATCTTTACACTCACGTGTCTCAAGATCAAGAGACGAATCATCTCTATAATGAGCAGTAACTACAATGAGATACCCAGATGTTTTCATAACTTATACCAAATTGTCAAGGTGCAAAATTCTTTTTGAGACTTTTTCCTGCAATGTGTCAAGTTCATTTAATCCTACAAGATCGCGATATTCTTTTCCACAGCAAATACCATCTGTAAGTAAGCAATCAAATAACTCTCTAACATGAGTAATTGCAGCATATATTGCTGTCAAAGCATCTTGCTCTTGATAAACGTCATCATCTTCTTCTATATAAGCCCAACGTACTACAAGTTCTTTTCGTAAACCATTAACACCTTTTGTATCTTCAGGCTTTGAGAATGATTGTGTATCTTTATGAAACAGCATAACTTCATAATGTGTTTCAAACAACCAATCATCAACAGTTCTATAATCAGGGATTGGATATTTATACTGAACTACACATAATTGTGTATCAGTCTCAATGTTTGGTAAGTCAGTTCCTTTATGCCATTTCATATAATCACCTTATTATGTTAAAGGGAATTACATTATTCCATTTATTTTATGAGAGCGTTATAATACAGAAGTAGAGTTCTATAAATAAAAAGTTTAATTATTTTCTAGAGATTGAACACTCTCTTCTCTCAAAAGTTCTTGAAGTCTAGATTCAGCAAAAGCTAAAATATCTTCAGGTGTATCTGAAACATCTACACCATTTTGCTGATCACACATGGATCTATATGTGCATACAACAAGTTTATTTAATTCTTCAGTAGTAAGATCTTCATCGTCTGATTTAATCTTCTCACAACCTTCAAAGTGAGATTCTTTAGTGTCACAGTACCAAGCAAATCTATTATCACCTGATTTAAATTTAATATAGTGCCCACCGTGAACCCAGCAGTCAATATTCATGTATTCCATATTAGGAAATTTTCTAATAAGCTTTCTTATCTGTCTAGATGTAACTACATTAGCACATGAAACATCATCAAGTGCACGAAGATTAATAGGTTCTTTCTTTGTGTCATTCATAGTAAATCTCCATCTATGTAAATTATTAATTAATAACAATCCATTCGTTGTCATCTTTAGGTGTAATAACATCTTCTGCGCCATCGTATTCTTCAATACGATACTGATTACCACAGATCTTTCTAATATTTAGTTGAGCACATGAACCGTTTGCTTCATCACCCAAAGCTTCAACCACAGCAACTAAATCTTTATGGTGCCGTTTATCCTCAAACCAACCAGATACATCATAACAAAGACATTCATCTTTTGATGAAAACGAATATTCTTTGCCAGCTGAACGTAGTGATTTAATAAAATCACGAAGTTCATTATCTTTACAATTTGCTTCAAGCCACTCAACAGCTTTTAATGAAATTGAAAATCCACCGTAATTGTTATTGTATACGACTTTGTTCATAATAATACTTTTAAGCTGCGTTTCCAAAGACTAATTGGTTATATTCGTTAAAGGTTATTCTTCTGTTATTTGGAGAAACAATTAAACATTGTTGACATACAAGAGAATGTGTCTTTATAAACTCTAAACAGGGTGCAAGATCGTTGCTTGAATAAACAAGATCTGATGCAGTGTTACTTGTGAAATAAAATAACCTAAACATAATTTACCTCACCCTAAGATCATGTGAAGAATTGTACCGACAAAAGAAGCAAGTTCTTCATGATAAACACATCCCATAAAAGCAACTGGTATAAGAGCGAAACCTTGAATATCTTCCTTTGTCATTTTTAAATCTCCTATGTTATTAAATGGAATCCATTTTCCATTTAATTTATGAATTATTTATAATACATATTTAAATACTTGTAAACAAAAAATTCACTGAGCGTGTTATTTTATCAACTCAGTGAATTACTGTAGAACTAATGAATATTGTTATTCACTGTCTCAAGGCCATTTGTGAACATTTCAATGTCAAGGTACTCATCTTGCATCTTATCATCAATATCTTTACCTGCTTGTTTTGCTGCGGCTAACTGAACTATCTTCTTGTATTTGTTCTTAGGTGAAAGATTTATGTTTTCTGCTTCTTCAGCAAGTACATCATTCATATAGTCATTCTTTTCACAAATAACACATTGCAGAGGATCCATTTGATTTATTGCAAGTGCAACTTTATGTTTTGTATCATCATTTGGAAGTTCAAATTTAGAAGTGTCAATGCTTATTGTTATACCACGTTCTTTTACCGCCTCAAGATAAACATTAAGTAAATCCTCTTTACCTGTTTCATAAGAATTTTTGATTATCTCTACAAGATTGCGAAAAGTAGGTGACACACGATCTGGGTACTCTTCGTGTTCTTCTGATTTTAATAAACAATCATCACCCCATCCTCGACCTCTATAATGAAGATAGTCTTTAACTTTCATTATTATCTTTTTATCAATATTAGTTTCTTGTGAACATTGTTTAGCAACCGCGTTCATCATTTTTGAACATTGTTGCTTTTCATTGTGATAGGTAACACCTTGTTCAAGACAGGTTACTTTTGTTTGTTCATTACTTTCTTGCATATGTTTACCTCTTTTGAGTTTAAATGGAACCCATTTTCCATTTAATTTATGAATGTATTATAATACAGATTTAAATACTTGTAAACAAAAATTTTAAGCTAAAGTGCAAAATTTTAGGCACAATAAATGGGCGGCATTACCACCCATTTTAATTATTTGTCAGCCCAATCAAATGTAAATGTTTTATCACAGCATCTAACACTAACGATTGGCCAACCAGATGGGCCTTCATTAGTTATAATGGAACATTTAACATTCTTATCAAGGTGACCCCATACCCATAAACGCATATCACTTTCACTCATATTATTTTCATTAGCCATTGTGTACAGTGTATCACTTGTGTTTGCTAATGGTGCAAAAAATTCATCCTCACTAAGGAACTTACGAGGGTTGTGCCCAGCATAATAGCTGAGCAGTGCTCCTAAATCAGTGAATGAATTTAACTTTTTACGTAATGGGCTTGCCACTGTAAATTTTACCATACCTAACTCCTATATATTTATTAAATGAGCCCATCTCATTTAATTTATGAATTACTTATAACAAAATTATGCGTACTTGTAAACAAAAATTTTAAAGTATGTGAAATTTTTGTGTAACAAACTATGTCATAAATTCTTATACTGAATGATACAAATTATACAGATGTGATACAATCATGATACATAAAAATCACAAACTTTGTTAACTTTTCTATTTACATTTATGATGGATAAGTTTATAAGTAATTCATAAATTGGATGGAATGGGCCATTCCAATTATTGAGCAGGAGATTCTAATATGAGCAACACTCGATATATTGTTTACGTAAATGATCATAATCATAAAGAGGATTCCATTGATTATGAAATTGAATTTACCTCTATTAAAGAGGTTGTTCGCTATACTCATTCACTGCCTAGTATGTATTATTGTGGCCATGTAGATAAGCTTACGCTTGTTGATGGTGAATGGTTTAGTAATACTATTATGCACTTTTAATTTTGGCACAATGAAATATCAGATTGAACTTAGATCACAAAAGACGGATAAATGGCGCCAATACACTATTCATAGTACATACATTGGCGCCTGGTTTAGTGCTTTTAGAGGTCGCGTTTGGGCAAACTTCCTCTTGTGGTTGAATGACTCTAATAAGAGAGTTGAAACAAGGATAGTTGAGGCTAAACATGACAACTAAAGTGGTATATGTCATATACTATGGAGTTACTTATGAATATTTTCTTGAGTAAGAATTATCGAACAGTGTTCCAATTAAAGGATGGTCGTATTATAAATGACGATTTCGATGATTTAGAAATTTGCAAAGATATTTCTAGAGCGAACTTTACTTGTAATAGCGAAATAACTGATTATTACAAAATTATAGAAAAAGGCGGTAAATGTATCTATGACTCTAGAAATTATAATAATTAAATTATAACTTTAATATGGGATGTAAATATGCACTCAGTCGAAGAATCAATTACAGATCGTAATATACGAATTACTGCACAAACAATAACTGATACTAATTTAGAATTTCCATATTTAGTTAATAAATGTACAGCTTTAGAAAACTTATCAGATGTGGTAAAGCCTAAGCTATATTCAATATACAATAAATATGCTGACCTAGCTGGCTCTAGCTATAATGCGGCTTCATGTAGATTTGAGGAAGAGCAATTATTAAATTGTGTATGTGCATATACAAGAAGATTTTCACGCTCTGATATTAAAAATTTGTTTCATAAACTCTATTTAAAGTATACGCCTGATGGTGGTTGGTGTATATAAAATAATTATTTTTGTTATAACAAATAAGGAGCTTGCTAATGTCAATTTCTTGTGGTCGTAGAATTGATTATTTACAGAATCAATGTAACTCATTAGGTATCACCGTTACACCAGCTGGGCGAAAGCTAATGAAAGATGATTACGTAATTGCACTTCGTAATTACTTTATTAAAGAAAAGTTTGGGTCTATTGAGAATATCCCATGGCCTTTAAAGTTCATGCTATCAATAGAGACACCTCAATTATGTAGACGAATTAAAGATCTTAAACCAGAGCAACAGAAGCTTGTATGGGATTCAAAAGATTGGATTGCCGAAGAAAAGATCGACGGTTGTAGGATGCTTATTGTATGGGATGCTTCAGAGAAAAAGTTTCATTTCTATAGTAGAAATAATTCAGTTGAGGATTATCTTCCACAGGATTATACAGACACTGTGTTAGTTACTGCAAAAGATTTTGACTATGCATATAATTTCGTTTTAGATTGTGAAGTTATTAGTACAGACCCTGAAGCTGAAACAAACGTTAGGTGTCTTACACAACTGCAATCGACAACTGCAATATTAGCATTAAACCCGGCTGATTCTATTGAAGTACAAAAGAGATCACCACTTAAATTTATCGTGTTTGACTGTCTGCATGATAAAGATAGACTTATTGATTCAGTATGGACTGTACGTCACAATCATGCAAAAAAACTTTCGAATATGTTAAATAAAAGCGGATTCTGTTGTGACATTAACCCAGTTGTAGAAAACACAGATAAATACCCAGAAGCAAAACATGATTTTTATGATCGTATTGTCTCAAACAATGGTGAGGGTATTGTTCTTAAAAATAAAAATGCTGTTTATCATGCAACTTCTTCAAGAACTATTGATTGTGTAAAAGTAAAAAGATCTACAACTGATTCCATTGCGAGTGATATTGACGCATTTGTTACTGACTATGTAGTTGGTAATGATGATACACGTAATGCTAATATGGTTGTTGGTTTTGTATTCTCTATTAAGATGGAAAAAGATGACGGTACAATCGTAACACATCCTATCGCAACTTGCTCTAATGTGTCTGATTATATTAAAGAAGATGCTACTATTATAGCTGATGACGGATCTGTAAAACTTAACCCTGATTATTATGGAAAGGTTGCTACTGTTAAAGGACAAAATGTTTCAGCAAGAAGTTTGCGATTAACACACTCTGTGATCGAGCAATGGCGCCCAGAGAAAAATCCAGAGGGATGTGAAATACTTAAAGAAAGCTTTTTAAGATCACTAATTTTTTAATTAAATGCTAATAAAAACCCATGAGAACAAATCCTCATGGGTTTTTATTTTATCTATAAAACTCTATACATTATAGAAAAAGCCTATAGAAATTTCTATAGGCTTTAAATTTATCGATGATGTCCTCTATTAGGCGGAGGCGGTGGGTGATGACCATGTCTATGCCTATGAGGCGGAGGAGGTAATGGTCTTACATGATGACGAGGTGGAATATATCTGTAATCATAAATTCTACGATATTCACATTTAGTATGCGGGTATGGAAGTGCTACTTTATAGCAGATATAATCGTAAACGTCATACGGGTAATATACAACTGGCTGCGCGTTAGCACTAACTGCAAATAAAAGTGCAAACAATACTGCAATCAGAATAAATAATTTGTTCATAATAACCTCAACCACTTAGAATAATTATCAGTAAAGCTACAAATAATATTAGTATAATTGTAATAGCTTTTATCATAATTAAATTTATTAAACACTAAGTATCTTTCTTTTTTAAATGAGGTAAGCCACACACGTGAAAAGACTCTGGATGACTATTAAAAGCATCTTCTAATGATTTAACAAATGATTCAAGTGTGTCTGTCGCAAATATTGTAGTATCTGTGCTTTTTATATTGTATGGGTACTTTGTATGCACTCTAAAGTATTTAGTCTTATTTTTATCATAATAAACATCAATCTTAACTGTATCACCCCACTTTTTATAAATGATATAGTTATTATAGTTTATTTTATCTAATTGTGAGTTGAGTGATTTCTTAACTGTCCACTGTGGCTTTGCGTGACCTAACCAATTTACAGTCTGAATTTTAATCCCATTTTTAACACATTCTAGCTGCATATCGATATCGTCATATCCCTCAACAGAATAACGTATATTATTATAATCTAAATCGATAAATACTACAGCCCATATAAATCTCTTACCGAATTGCGGTTTATCAACAGCTTTGTTGAACATTACACCGCGCATTGTCATCCCGCCCAAACCTACATCATCATCAAACTCTACATTCATCAAAGTGGTTTTACCATTCTGACGTACTTTTTCTTTAAATTCTTGTGATGGGCCACCTAATCTAAAATCAAAAACGTCATCATCAACCATCCAAAATCGTTTAATACCATGCTCTTTACAATAATCTATAATGTTATTTCTTCCAATATACAGCTTATCTTTATTTCCAATATTAATAATTGTATGTTTAGCCGGATCATAGCCAACTAAATTCTTTACAGCATCTTCTTTAGAAGTATCTGGCCAAACTACTATGTAAGCATTATCATTTATAATATTTAATAGAGTAGACTTTCTATTAACATCACCATGTAACATAAATACCGCTTCAGCTGACTTCATATAACTAGCTCCTATCTTTACAAATAGCCCATAAATGAACGTTATTTCTTTCTAGTGTATTAGTAAAATCTGTTTTAGAATTTACAAGTTCACATGATGGCATTATAACTTTAAAGCCATTATTTATGAGTTTCTTAATATCTTCTACACATACATAATCATCAAAGTAGTCGTACCATACCCAATCAGAAAGCTTCCTTGATTTGATAGCAGTATCAACCGATTCAAACTTAGACACTCTTATTGCAAAGTTTTTGTTATTTAGCTTTCTAGAAGCATTCAGTAAGTACCAGAAAGGCTCATCTAAGAATACATAATTTGTTATTTGATATTTATTTAATATGTCTATTAAAATGCTTTCTAGCCCCTCTTCTTTTACATTTAGTACTAGCGTACCTTTAAGGTGATAATATTTTATCCATTCTTCAAACAGAACCCCATCTTGATCAATGAAGTGTGATAAATATGGTCTACCTTTAATAGATCGTATATCAATCTCAACTCCATCATCAAGTGGGATTTCTTTTAATTCATCGATAGTATTTACTCTATGCCAAATAATCATACAAACCTGTTTTAGTAAAAAATCGATTCCACCATTGATATAGTTCTAATTCTTCTGGAGTTCCCCAGTTAAGATAAGCATCTATCTCAAGAACTTTTACTTTATACCCAAGTGAAATACTATCATTTATGGATTCATCTATATAATATTCACCATTAGTTTTAGCTCCTCTTTTAATAAGAGCATTTATACTATCTTCTAAAATGTGTTTATTTTTATACAATAAACAGCTTACAAAAGCTAAACTTTCTTTTGGATCTCCGTCACATCTTTTTGACGTAACTTCAATAACACTATCTCCATCACATTTAATCCATGAAAAAGAATTCACTTTTCGTAAAGCTGGTTGATAGTTCTTAATACCGCATACTATAATATCTGATGAATCATAAATATTATTAAATCTAACCTCATCATATAAAATTCCCTGATCACACGAATTTATAATAATAGGCCCATGTGTAATTTCTTTTAATCCCTCTTTAACTGTAATAGCTTGACCATCAGTTATAGAATCAAGACCTATAAAAGTGTAATCATTACCTTCAGCAGAATCTTTGAATTCTTTATAAAATTCTAAATCCTTTCTAGTAACAATAACAACATTCTCCGGATTAAAAGATAGATTAATAGCCTCTTTGTACATCGGAGAATTATTAACATCAATTAATGGCTTAGGTTTATTATATACATTTTTAAATCTTGAACCTAAACCAGCGGCAGGCATAATAATGGTAGAATCTTGGAGTATTGGTCCTTTATGAGTAATTTTATTGGCATACTTACACTCAAGTCTTTGCCAATACATATATTCTTCATAGTCACGTGGTACACCAAGATTTAGATAGTCAGTTACATTTATAGGAATCACATTTTGACAATCATCTAGCATTGCCTTTATTGTACAATTAATATATGACTCACCGTTTAAATAATACTTATCTTTATCTTTATCTTGTATTTCAATATATTTAAGTAATACAAGACCACTTCTAAAGTAAAATGTACCACAGCCAAGATAGTCTGAATACTCTGGCTCAGCTTTTTCTTTAATATCTTTTATAAGATTATTTTTTATTTTTACTCTTCCATACAATGTTCCGTCATATACAGAAGGACACTTCTCATTCGTAACAACCACTGCTGAATCTGGGTTATACTTTTCTATATAGTTCTTAATCTTTTGTAAATCCCATGGCTGAAAAGTATCGCAATACTGTACAAACGTTGGTTTATTAACATCGATAAAATTTTTAGCCTGCAATATAGCATCACCTGGCCCTTTACCAGGTACAACTGGTATCACTGTACCATATTTACCAAGTAATTGTTTTAGGTTATACTTTTCAATATGATCTTTATTACACAAAAATAAAATATCAGTATCATTGTCTTCATACATCTTTGTTACTAAATCAATTACCTTATAATTAGAATCAAAGATGCTAATAGGAAGCATATACTTTGGTAACTCATAGCCCGCATCAGCAAATCGTTTACCAGTCCCACCTAATGTAATAATTACTTGGTACGCACTCATTATACAGATAACCCTTTTATAATAGATTCAGTCCCAATTAAACCATTCTTAAAAATAAATGAAGTCCCTAATACAAAATCTTCTACGCCCATATCTTTGAATTGATAGTAATAATCAGGCGTAATATGACCATCTACTTCAATCTTTAATTCAGGATATAATTTATGAATATTCTTAATCTTGTTTGGTATATTAAAAATCATATCCTGTGAAGCAAACCCTGGATTTACGCACATAACTAATATGCCATCAATAATACCAATAACTTCTTCAAGTAAAAACACTGGAGTAGCTGGATTTATTGCAATAAACAACTCACCCACTTTTTCTTTATACATTAAGATAGTCTGCATTAAATTCTTTGTAGATTCGTAATGAATAGCCACTCTATCATTACTATTAAAATTAAACATACCTAATTTATATTCTGGTTTATCTATCATTAGGTGAATGTCAAATTTTAAATCTGTATACTTTCTAAGATCATTAATAATGTATGGACCGTACATTATATTATTTACAAATTTACCGTCCATAATGTCAATGTGAATCATTCCAAATTTATATTTATTAAACAAATCTATATAGCTTTTTAATTCAAGCTGATTTACACACATTATAGAACTTGAAAACATAGCTACTCACCCTTTATAATAATCTTAAGGTTACATAAGTCTTTAGCAGCATCAAAGGCTTTATTGATGTCTTTTAAAGAAAACACCGATGTAATATATTTGTTCATGTCTAACCAATTCGACTTAACGCATGTATAAGCTTTATCAAAGTCGCATTTTCGTGAACCGTGTGTTCCAGTAATCATTAACTGTTTATAATGAATTTTATTAGTGTCAATAGGTACAAGCTCTTTAATGCCTAATCCACCAAAGTAATTTATACGTGCATTTTTAGCAGCCATATCAACAGCTATTCTATGACAATCTGACGCTGAATTAGCTGTAAATATTACATCAAACTCTTTATCGAGTGTTTTATAATCACTTGTAACATTAAACTTTGGAAACAGCTTATGAATTAGATCTACTCTAGCTGGTGATAATTCCACAATAGTAACAGAATTACACTTTTCTAAATTTAAACATATATCACCAATCATTAATCCAATTGGTCCACCACCAAATATTAAAACATCATCTGATGTTTTAATATTCATTGGCTCAACTCCATGAATAGCACATGCTAAAGGCTCAACCAATGAGTATTTATATACATCACTGCCTACTACTGGTATAACTCCAAAAGCAGCTCCATAGCTATAACATACTTTTGGAATAATCATTTCTTCAGCAAATCCACCATCAAATTGGTAACCAATTGCTAAATTTTTATCACATGATCCAAAGTCACCAGCTTTACAATATTTACAATTAGAGTCACCACATGGAAGATCTGCTCCAAAGCAGCAATAATCACCAACAGTAAGATTACAATCATCAGGTACTTCAATTATCTTACCTACTACTTCATGACCTATCACGTGCGGTAAATTTACTCTAGAATTACCGTAATTATAAATACGAATATCTGATCCGCATATAGCACACGAAATAACCTTAAGTCGTATCTCACCTGGCTTAAGCTTTTTACGAGAAACGCGCTTTAGTTCAATCTTACCGAGTTCTTTTAATACAGCCTGAATCATTCTTACACCTATATAGATAGTGGTTAAAATAAAATAACACTCTTAATAATCAGCTCGTTGTAATTTGTTTGATTATCTCTTATTTTCTCAAATGCTTTCTTAAAATCAGTATAATCGTATTTATGTGTAATTAGTTTATTCACATCAATACTACGATCACTAATAAGTTTAATAACATCAAGCCAATCTTCACGATGTGAATTCCAAATCCCACGAATGTTTAGTTCTTTTCGCAAAACTTTTGAATAATTAGCTTTATCAAAAGTTACTTCATTTGAAGGATTTCCTACCGCTATGATTGAACCATGCGATTTTACTTTTTCAATTAAGAAATTCATTGACGCAGAGTTAGAAACAAAATCAATAGCACAGTCAAATGGCTGATCTTTATATTCAATTAAATCAAAGTTCTTAACTGCAAACTTTAACTTCTCCTGATTTCTATTTCTAATATACACTGTTTTACCAACATGTGTAAGTATTTGCGCAGCTACTAAAGCGATAAAACCACATCCATTTATTAAAACGGATCTACAGTATTTATCAATGAAACGAATAGCATTCATAGCAACTGCACTTGGTTCTATAAGAGCTAATTCTTCGCAAGAAAGTTTATCATCACTTATGATATTCCATTTTCTAACGGCTATTCGTTCCTGCATCCCACCACTTTGTCTAGAGCCATAGTACGAATAATTAGAACACTGTGCATAATTTCCCAAACTACATTCAGCACACTTTCTACATGGTATAATAGGAAACACTGTTGATTTATTTCCATTAACTATGCCAGAGAACTCATGTCCTAGTATAATAGGATAATAATATGCAGATTGATTAAATACTCTAGCAATATCTGATTGACAGATGCCTACTGCTTTTACGTTTAATAACAATTGATTTTCTTCTACAGTGGGTTCATCTAAATCAACAATAGATGAATTATTAAAATCTTTTTCAATTTGAATTGCTTTCATATTAGTTTCCACCTATGCACTGTTTCCAATAGTTAGCCGATTCAACTAAGTCATTTATTACTGTATGCTCAATTTCTTCTTTTTCTCTAAAGCCAATCTCAAAATCCAATTCTGGAGATAGTCCAGATTCATTTAGTAAATTAATAATCCAATACGGATCTATAATTCCATTAGTGTTGTAGATAGATGTGAAAGGAGAGTGATTTGAATTATTTAAAGTAGTCTGTTGTAAATGAATTATTGGACTGTCTTTAGCTAATCTTTTCATCCACTCTTTATAGTCTCTTTGAGATGGATGAGGCGCATGACCGACATCTAAACAAATCTTAAATGGAATAGCTGATACTTCATTTAAATCACTTAGTATTTGTTCTGTCTTCTCAATAGTATTACCAAATTCTCTATCAACAGACATTGGTTCAAAGAAAAGAAAGTCGTAATTTAAATCTCTTGCTATAATAGATAGTTCAGCCCAATAATGTATAGCATCTTTGTATAACTTATCTTTATTAACCAAAGACTCAACTGTTAAAATACCAAAATGAGATCCAGCCGATTTAGCCCCAAGCTTTTTACCCATGTCAAGAAAATCATTAAACCATGCTAACCAGGCATCTTTGTATTCTTTATCCGGATGAGCGAAATGATTTACTCTAGTAAATGATGAAGTCATTATAGAAGTAACACTAATGCTGTGTTTAGCTATACATTCAACAGTTTTATTTATCTGACTGTCATAGTAATCTTTATTGTATAGCTTTAGAGTTGGATTAAGAATGTCAGCTACAAACTGAACTTTATGTAAGTCAAGCTTATTAGCAACTATGTCAGTCCATACTTCTGGTTCTGGAAAACGATTATTCGCAAAACCAAGATTAATTCCAAGATTATTTTGTGAAATCATTTGCTTACCTCTCAATAAAATAGGTAATCCCAACTTACAAATATAACTATAAAACTTTCTATTTCATATGTAAACAAAAATCACCAGAAAAAATTTTTTTCTGGTGATTTAAAGTAAATTAATCTATTAACTGTAAATGTTTAAAATGTCGTTCGTAAACATGAAGTGATCCACAGTTGTAAATCATATTTCCTGATTTAACGTTAAGACCTTTTGACCGTAGAGCTTCTAATAAATAAGATTGAACGTAATCATGCCAGAGTTTATCGTTATTATACCCAAAGCACGCATCGCAGCTTCTCTGAAAAACTGTGTAATCTAATCTAAATTTATTCTCATCAATTTCATTTAAAAAATGTTGAGTAGAGAATGTACACATGAAATCATGCATATCGTTCTTGTTACAATCAACTTGCATAGAAGGTCTATTGTAAATCATACATGCTTCACGAGTACAATGATCATCTAATAATCTTTCTACACAGTGTTTAAACTGACTACCGTTTTCTTCAGACCAAATGCACCATCCATAGTTAGAATTTATCTTCCCATCTTTATCAGCACACATTTGCCAAATCTTTGGTACATCACCAGGAATATCTTTGACATACAGAGACTGTGACTCATACCATTGAATCTCTCTTTTTGCATAATCATAATTTGGTTTGCGAATAATCCAGTCTTTATCAGCAAGAAAATGCACATTTTGAATTTCTACAGTCATTCCATATTTGCCTGTACGAAAACACTTATCGCTATACAGACTAACAAGCTCTTTTCTAATGTCTTCGGTTGTTTTAATACTATTCATAGTGTTACTCCAGATTAGTTAGTTTATTATAATATACAAGCTATTTAGTCTGAAATAACATCATCGAATATTTCTTTTACAAAGTCAATTGTAAAGTACTTGTCTAACAATAAATCATATAACTGATTCTTAATCTCAGTGTATAATTCTTCATTTGAATCTAACTCATCCATTTTAGCGTAAAACTCTTCAGGAGATCTTACCTTAATGTAGTCAGGAAAGTCTTTATATAAATTGTCACTATCATAATCATATATACACCAGAATGGAATAATTCCATAGTAAACCATAGATATTGCTTTTTGTGTAACAAATGATGGGTATTCTTTTTCTAGTGGAATTACCAAAGTATATCTTGTGGAAAACATTTTATCTTCCATGGTTACCATTGGCTTAAATTTAAAGTTATCTGTATAACCATCGCGCTCAATTGCTTCCCAAATAAATTTTGGACTAGTCCATTTACCGTAAATAACCTCATTTGGAAGATATTTTAAAATCCATTCTTTTATGTATTTATATCTGTATGGCATACCATTGCATACTATAATAAACTTATTATCTTTTTTAAAGTTACGCCAATCAATTTTATTTTTAGAAGCAAGCCATAAAAATTCTATCGGTTTGTATGTTACATCTATATCCCTAATAAACAAATCAGACTTACTATTTGGTAAATAAGCTTTATTATGAATCACACCGTTCATCTGTGAAATTACCATCTTTGGATCATCAACATCAAGTGGTAAACACCCAAGCTGTCTAGCGTCATTTAATATATAGTAAGTTGGAACGTGCATTTGCGTAGCCATAGCTAAGCCATCACTGTATCTTGTTTGTGACTGTAAAGGTCTTCTTACAGTTCCTTTCATCGTAAGATAGTTGTCATCATATTGAACTATAGCAAGCGATGGGCCGTACCAAATAAGAGCTTTATCGAATGAAATATTATTTTCATTACAGTAATCTATTCCAGCTTTATATTTTACTTTACCTGACTCTTTCGATTTATTTTTAATAGGCTCTTCTAAAGAGACGAGATTTTTTGGCATATTAGCTATAGAAATATCATTTGATCCAACTAAATAAAACGTATGTTCTTGATAAAGTTTTACTAACGAGCCAAAAAATAAAGCTGCTAAATCAACACCTCCAAATGTTATTTCTTTTGATTGGCATTCTTTAAATCTTATAGTGTCAGTTTTAATTAAAAGAATGTTCATACTCGCTAAGTTCCTCTGGTGTACCGAATGAGTGTAGAGTGTCGACTTTATATAATATAACTGTGCGCCCATTCTGAATTAAATAATTATATAATAATGAAATATAGTATTCTTTAATATCTGATAATTTATTTTTAGTTACTAGCTTATCTGAAGATAAGATAAAATCATCTACAGTATTAAAGTAATATGCGCCAACTAGTGCATTATTTGATATTACAGATTTCTCAGCAGTTTCTATAACAACATTATCTTTGTCAGCCTTAGCATAACTATATCTTGGTTTATCTGAATCAAACGAAAGTAGCAGCCCACCAATAGTACTAGAATCACTTCTAAGAAGGCTTTTTATAGCTAATATATATTTATTAGACTTCCACTCTAGATCACAATCCATAATAAGAATAGCATCGTCTTTACACATAAAAGGCTTAGCAGCTAAACAAGTCTCAACTGCACCATTTGTTAATTTTGGTAACACTACTATATTTGCAAATGGAAACTCACTTTTAATACCATTACTTAAACAATGATCTGTATCATGTTTTGATTGAATTATACACGTAACTTTTAAATCATCAAATGAATCTTTTATAGATGACAGCGCTCTAACAAAGAATGGAACACCATTTGCTTTTATTAAAGGTTTTGGTGTATCGATACCAACTTGTTTAAAACGAGAGCCTTCTCCTGCCATAGGCATTATAACGTGTAGCTTTCTCATAAAGATTTATACTCCAAATAAAGTTTTAACGCATTCACGAAAAGTGCTTTCTGACGTAATCTATCATCACTGTGCAATGGTAGCATAGAAAGAAATAGATTTATCATAATAGAGTAAATAGTATTTGCAGATATATTATATAATGAAAGCATACGATCTAAAAAGTATTTATAAATTCTGCAGTTTTTATTGCAATAAACATTAAATGTTATATCGTACGGTGAAGCTTCTTTGTAATCAAACCTACCCGCAATTATAAAGTCATATTTACCTATAATTGAATGTGCAAGTTTGGCAACATCGTACCGTAAATCACCATATATCGTAATTTCTTTTCCATCTGCTGATATACCTCGTGGATCAATTACTTTAACGGATTGCGATTTAAAATCATATAAAGTATTACTAAAGCAAAAATCTCCGTGCATAATAGATGAATAACGAACAGAATCTTTTTCTATATAGCTATCTAGTTCATTTATAATGTCATTTACAGATGGTACAGTGATGTTGTTTATCTTAATTGGTTTATTTAAATCAAACCCTGTATCACTAGCATACTTATCAATACGGTTTTTTGTCTTTTCAGTAAATAACTTGTTATTTGTATGAGCTACTGACTCATCTCCAGAATGTGAATATTCAGACGTAAGATACTCACAGCAAGCATTAATAATGTTAACCCATGTATGAAATGAGCTCTCACCATACACATACATATTGGACAATGAACTTAAATAAAAGTACTCAATCTCATAACCGTTTTCACACGTGTTTAATACTGCTGGAATATAATGCTTCATATCAGTTGGTATATTAGTGAACCAATTATACTCAGCCTGCATCTTCTTGAGATCTTTACTGCATTTTTTAACTGAAAATCTCTTTATGTATAGTGAATTGAATGAACGTTGCGTTGTGAATTTTGAGGTTGAGCGGTAATAAGTATTCTGTAGGCCGAAATCCAACCAACCTAAAGCTTTAAGACCATTAAGTTTATATTTACTAATAACATTAGTAAAATTATCACTATTATCATTATGATGTATGTAATTCAAAGATGATCGAAGTTCTTTAACATTTGAAAATGCAAAGTAACCGGAGTAAACGTTGTTTGAATCTAAGTAATCCCATTTGTAATCATCGTTACTATCATCATAAAGGTACACATCTAAGTCAGTAGGGAGTTCAGCAAACAAAGTATCACCGAATAATATACGAACAGTTTCTGTGTCATCAGCGTACTCTAAAGCTTCAATAATAGATGAAAGTAATGACAGCTTGCTGCTAATCTTAATTATGTTAATACCAAGCCGATAAAAGTTTAATTCATCAAAGTAAGGTATTTCATAATCTGCTGGTAATGACAGATAAACTTTTTCTCTTCTATCTAATTTATCTTGTAAGCGCTCTATTAAATTATACTGATGTTCATATAATCGTCTATTTTGGACTGGCAACATACATGGCGGAATATTGCCAAACTCTGAAGCTAACCCATAATTTACGTAACTGGCTGATGTAATTAAGATCATACTACACTCTCTATATAAGATCTTTCTTTTTCAAGAAGATCATTAATTTCATCTAGATTCATGCTATGAAATTCAGATGGTCTAATAGCTTTATCGTCTATGTAAAACCCATCATAGCCACACCACGGCTTTCCTACTATTATTTCATCATAAGGGACTTCATATTTATTTAACCAATTTACAATATTTGGTAATGTGTATATATTTATTTTACCAACATTGCAATCATATGTTCTCATATTTCTAGATGAATTTATTACAATTTCCCAGCCATCATCGTGATATCTTTTAAGCAAATCAATAGTTGGCTTAATAGGTTTGCTGTTTATATAATCACCATTTATTGTAAATGAAATTGTATTGTCTAAATCAACGATCAATCGCTTATAAGTATTCATATGATCCCTCTGACTAAGTCATAAAATAACCGTAGTTATAATAACTACGGTTTATTCTAAAGTAAACTATTTAACTAACTTAATGAAGTAATTTTTTGTTTAATATTGTCAAATAGTACATTTTTCTTATCTACAATACGATCGACTGAATCCCAATTTTCTATTACATTTACAGCTTCACTAATAATGAATTCAGCTGTTCTAGCTGGAACATTCTGACCAATTTTATAAAAATAGTTTTTAACATCGCCATACATAATAAAATCGTATGGCATTCCCATTGTGGTTAACCACTCTCTCATGGTATATAATCGAGGCTCTTTGTAATGATAGCACGCTGGAATTGTTTTAAACATAGCAG